TTTTTCAAGCAGAAGACGGCATACGAGATATATCAGTGTGACTGGAGTTCAGACGTGTGCTCTTCCGATCTGTGTATAGCCTTCTAGTCAATAGGATGAAATTTTTTATTAGGGCAGGGTTAATCACCTTGCCCTATTTTATTAGGTAAAAAAAAATTAAAAAAAAAATAGGAGGAGGAGTAGAACTTAATCTACTCACTCCCCCTACTTCCATCATTAACAATTCACTTAGATTTACTGGCATTATTAGGATTAAATAACCACCAAAATATACCAGCACAAATTACTGTTGCAGCTAATTCACTCATAATTTATATCTCCATTTATAGCCATAGGATTTACCATTAGGGTATATCCTTAGCTGATTATTAATTGCTTTCTTTATCTTCTCCCAATCTTTATTTAAGGTCTGAGACAGTTCCTTGGCTGCTTGAGTAGTAGAATTATACTCTGCTATAAATTTCCCATCTAAGCTATATTGTAGAACAGGTTTATTAAGCCAGCTATTTGATTGTCCTCTTTTATTAATAGACTGTCTCTCTTTAACAGTTCCATATCCAACATTATATTTTCTTGTACACCATTCAAGATTAGACACAATATTATTGTTCTTAGTTTCATCCTTATGATTAATCTCTTTATAATCATTAGGATTGGGAATGAAGTGTATTGCTACTAATCTGTGTACAGAATGCCATTTAGCAATATGATTGCTACTTTTTAAGTTTACTAACTCATAGCCATCATCATTAATCATAGGCTTTAGGACCCTATCTTCTAGACTACATCCCTTCCCACTTCTTCCAAGAGACTTAACCCTACCTAAGTTTGATACTTGGTACAAACCTTCATATCCTTGAATATCTTTCCAAATTTCTTCCATATTAAATGTTCTATTGTTCACTGCAAAGATACAAATAAATCCACTAATATGCAAGTGGATAAATAAATTATTTATAGTGAATAAAAAAAAAAGAGGAGAGAAATCTCCTCTTTTAATTATTGCTTGAAATAAGGTATAGCCAATTCAGGGTCTATACCTCTTGTAATAGTACTTCTCATAGGAACTAATGGACTTTTCATTAAGAGCCTATAAGCCTTAGTCTTATCCTTAAACTGTCCTGACTGTATAAGAGCATCCTCACCTGCAAACACTTCATAATTCATTGGGTTAATCAACCCAACTAAATCTAAAGTAGATTGAATTGTCTGGACGGCTGCTGCTGGGGATTTCATAATTTTCAATCCTTCATCAACCATAGGCTTTCCTGGGATTAAAACACCAGTTTCTGTCTTTAGTCTTCTAAGTTGATATTCTACTATCTTAGTAAGCCAAGGTCTGTTATCCTTATCATCCCAATCAATCATTCCAAGTACTGCCACTATCGCCAAATAATGGGCAACCTCAGTAACTGCTCTTTTAATATTAGCCTTTTCAGTTTTTGATAATTTGTTCCAATCTGATACTATATCAAATTGGGACTTTCTAAGTTCCTGTGCCAACTGCCATAGAAACCTGCCTGTAGTTATGTAGTAACCTTCAGTCCAAGTTTGTAAGTCCATATTGTAAGAAGCTGATTTGAACCTTCTGTTAAGTGAGGGTTTCACCCACTTCCTAAACATTATTGCCATTCTACCTATAGCCAGCCTTTGTACTGCATTTCTATCAGCTTTATTATAGATACCATGCATTCTTTGGTTTATAGCAGCGGACTTTCTACTGAAAGCTATAATATCATCCTTTGTGAATGCAGAGCCATCTTCCTTAGTATAACCTTGCTTTAATTGAAGTTTAGCACCTAACTTCTTATTATTCTTATCAATAGGAACCACTTCCATAGCATCCCATAAAGATGTAATCTTTCCATCAGGAGCCTTCATCTTATAGGCATCTGCAAGTGCCAATGAAGTTCTATTCTGCATCCAATGTTCACCAGCATTATTCATAAGGAATAAAGCAGAAGTACCAAACATTCTACTAAACCAAGTCTTTCTATCAAAGTTTACTTCCTTAACATCAGTCTCATATTCCTGCATTACATTGAATAACTCATCCCACAAAGCAAGCTTGCTTGTCTTAACCCTATTACCAATCTCTGCAAGGAACTCAGGTAGTGCTTGACCATAGTTTCTATCAGCTCTTAGAGTATTAGATTCATTAAAGAACTCTCCAGAGAAAGATTCAATCCTCATCATAACTCCACCAGTAGCCACATTGGAAATACCTGATAGTACATTGACAGCTAATGTATTGAGTGAGGTCATTCTATTTACAAAGTTTGCAACCTTTCCTTTGTCAATCTTTGTATTACCAAATGTACCTTCATCAGCCATATATCTGCCATAGACCTGCATTTCAAAGAAGTCATTTAACCTTTGCATGAATCTTGTTTCATCACCAGACTTAGTGAGAGTAGATTCTACTTTCCTACCTATAGACTTGAACTTTTCAACCAATGGTTTACCACCTCTTGTCTGTATAATTTCCCTCTCCTTTAGCATATCTCTGCCAAGCTCAAGAACATCAATTACTTTATTCATTTCATTGAAGTCATTAGCCATAGCTGCATAGGCTGTAAGAGTAGATACTATATCAGTAGATAGGTCATTAGGACTTTCACCCTCTTTCATCTTGGTATAGTAGATAGGAAGTACTTGTACTTCTTTACCTTCAAAGTCCTTTACTGTAGCCCTATCTCCAAACTCAGTGTCATCTGTTCTTCTAATGAATTGGTCTTTAACAGCTTCCCATACTTGTGTACTACCTGACTTTACACCATCAGATGCTTTTACTCTTTCAAGTAAATCCTTTCTGATTTTAACTGCATTAGTTAAGGTAGTGTACTTGTCAGGAAGGTATGAATCCAGCTTGGCTTTTATCTCCATAACCTTGTTGTAGTATTCTTTCTGGGCAGGATTCAAGTTCTGATAAGCCTTATTGCCATAGATTGATACTTTAGGTTGCTTCTTTCCATTGACTACCTCCATATTAGCATCAAACCAAGCTTGTCTCTCCTTTCTGTATTTCTCTGCATTATCTCCTACAGGATTATGCCCATATTTCTCATTGAGAGACTTGAACATTTCCCTGACTTTCTCTTTGAATAGACCTTGGTTAATCTCAGAGATATAATTACCTGTAAGATTACCTTTGCTATCTCTTTCAAACATCCAATCAGTGTTCTTAACTCTAGCTTGCTCTAACCTAATTGTAGCAGCTTGAAGCTCCTTCATAACATTGATAGTCTCCAACCTTGCATTTTCCTTACTCTTCTTGACAGCTTGGTCCATAACTTTCAACATATAATCTGAAGAATCTGCCATAGAATCAAGCCATCTATCAAAGAAAGATATGTCCTTGTCAGCTATCTTAACTAAGTCTTCAGCAGTCATAGTCTTGCCCTTAAACTTGCCAAAAGGAACAGTTATACTCTCTCCTACAAAAGGTTTAATGAAATCAACAAAGAGAGGCATTGATACTTCATTGTACCTTACAAATAAGTCTCCAAGTAATGTAGTTGTATTATCCAATACTACCCTTACTCTCTGACCATATCTATTGTCTGCATACTTCTCTTCATCAATAAGAGCCTTCCTAATATCATCAGTAATATGCTTGTAACTATACAAATAGTTTCTGACATCTCTTAGCACTCTGGCTCTTTCATTGATATTAGTAGCAGGAGTATTCTGTAGCATAGTAAGTCTGTCACTTACCTTAGTCAATTCCTCAAGAGCATTCTCTACAAAAGTATAAATACCCTCAATCTCATTGTTATCAGCTAACTCAATATCCAATCTATCAATGAGTAATCTTTGGTTAGCACTGAATTGGCTATTAGGATTTCTCTTTTCATAAATCTTCAATCTCTTCAACTCATTCTCAATGATTCCTTGAAGTAACTTCTTGTCTCTTGCCACTCTTTCTGAAGTATTGTAGAATACCCCACTTGATGCTACATTACTAACATCAATAGCCTCATCCATACTGCCATTAAGTATCTGCTGGGCTAAAGAACCAAAGTTCTTATCAGCCTCTTTCATGGCTCTTTGTATAGGACTTGCACTAATATTCTTAAAGAACCCTTTAACTGCTTGAATCACTCTTTGCAGAAGATTCTTATAAGGAGCAGATGGAATATTCTCACCTTGAAGAAGATGTTTTGCAAGCAGTTTACCCGCAGCTTCTTTTGCCAATTTAGTCTCATCACTATGATATAAAGTATCATAAGTATCATAGTCCTCACCTATAATCTCTCTTGCCAATCCATTGGAAGATATATTATTGATAAGTCTTGTGATAAGTGGATTGTCCCCCATAGCTTCAATAGCAAAGTGTGCAAATTCCTCAGGAAGTGCTCTCTCACCTTGAATACCATTAGCAAGCCTAATCATTTCAACAAGACCACTTGCTGCATTTCTTGCAACATCAAAGTCAGTTACACCATGAATACCCATTCTCTTTTCAAGGTCAGTTAAAGCACCTATCCCTATTCCATGAGACTCAAGAATACCCCTCAATCTGTTATTAAGGTTTTCATTGTATTCCATCTTATCTGCATTAATAGAGTTAAGCCTGTTTCTTTTCTCAACCTTTATTCCAATGAACACTCTTGGAGATTCACTGTCTTGAATCTTAATTATGTTAGCCACATAATCATCCCTATACTCTGAGTTCTGATTAAAGGCTATAGCCCTTTGTTTCAATTTTTGATAATTCTCATCATTGTTTACCCACAGGGCTGGTCTGTCCATTCCTTTCTTATAGTACCCAATCTCCCTATTAAGTCTCTCAAGTACCTTAGTTTCTGGAATGACTTTACTAAGATTAGTCTGCTTTAGCAAACTCCTCAATGTAGGTTCATTGTTTTCATCTAATGTTAGCCTTGGATTCCAATCTCTTATAAAAGAGTCAGCTTTTGTAATAAGATATAGTCTTGTAGCCTCACTTCTATTGTTTGAAGTGAAGGACAGCAAGTCCTTAAATAACTTGCTGTCCACTACTTGACCATTTCTATTTCTTACCTTTGGAATAATTGCACAACTTCTTGCCATATCTTATAAACTATATAATGTTGGAGCACCACAAATACTATCACCATTCTCATCCTTATATTCTGTGTTAGGCTGAATAGCTGTTACATCATCAGCCTTAGGAGCAGAAGTATCAAGAGGAGTACCATATACCTGTTGGAAAGCATCAGTATCTACTTCTGGAATAGAATCCCAATACTCTTGAGGCATATCTTGATAGTCAGGCATAGAATCATAATCAACCTCAGCATCTCCAAGGTCAAATCTTGACAATGTATCTGCATAAGGGTCATAATCTTTCCTGTTCTTATCAATTACAGTTTCCATCTCTTCTACATCCTTACCATACTCATATTCAATGAAGCTGTTTCTGAAACCTAATGGCTCAATCCTTTCATAGGTTGCAACATTAGTTTGTTCAGTACCTAATGAAGCCAGCTTGTAATAGACATAGTTTCCTCTGATTCTTTTTCCTATGTACTTAAAGAAGTCATAAGCAGGACCATCAGGAGTATCTATCCTTTTCTTGATTACTTTCTTATCTCCAAAGGTAGCATTATCATCAATTACAAATGTAACTTCATCTTTAACTTCATTATCCTCTCCTATGAACTGGACAGAGGCTGTATCAGGGATTTCAGGAACCAACTTTCTATTATCCAAGTGGTTATAGACATATTGGTCTACAAATTGACTATAATCATCACTTGATGACAAGAGAGTTCTCAATGTACTTATGTACTCTGGGATAGCATTTCTCACTGCCACAGGTGCCAAATGGATGAAGGTTGAAGGTCCAAACGCAAAGCCATTTCTGTAATAGCTGTACCTAAATAGATTAAGAGCAAGTTTTTGAGCTTCTGGGTTACTCATATATAATAGAGATGCCCAATCCCTCATATACCTTTCTCTCAAAGTAGGACTTAACTGGCCCACATTCTTAAACACTACTGTGTCTACAGGATTACTGTCATTTGCCCTAATTACCTTGAGTCTCTTAATAAATTCAAGGTCAGCTATATCCTCATTATCTGTAACTACTCTCTTGAAGTACTCAGGGAAATTATTGATAAAATCCTTTCTCTTATCAGAGGAAGTTACAATAATATCACCTACTTCAGAGTCTGGGTTTACAATCAATTCAGAACCAAAGAATCCATTCTTTGACATAATATAGGCAAGCAAGTCATTATAAATACTATTCATAGTCTTTACATTTAACTTACCAGTCTTTGTCATGTCTCTAAGGTCATCAATTACAGCTCTGAATGATTCAGTATATTGAGGGAAATAGGATTTGAAGAAATCCTCTGTTTTCTGTAAGCCAAGAGTATAGAAAGCCTGTAAGAAAGGAAGAGGAGCTGACAATAGTCTTTCTCTTAGAGTGTCAGTGTCAGGATTGTCTGATAACAGACCATCAAGTATTACATTGGCATTCTTCAATGGGAACTTGTCATTATTCTCTATTTGGTCTAACAGGTCTCTCACTTTCTGCATCTTCAACTCTGTATCTGCAATAGTAGGACCAGCAGCACCTCCTTGGGTATCAGACCTTGTAGCCTGTACTAATTGCCCTAAAGCATCAGCAGAGTTCATAACTCTCTTGAACAAATATCCAACTGCAACTTGTTTCTGGTAGAACTCAATCCTTCTGAAATCAGAAGTCTGAGACCTGTCAGTAACAGCTTCCTTAGCAAGCATTATATTGTCTGCAAGCTCTTCAATGTAGAAGCTATTATTCTTGTAGTTATCATAAGTCAAGTCATTATTAAGAGCAGCCTTCTCCTTATACTTATCCAGTACTTCATCAATGATGGTATCCTTACCTTTACCTTCTCTACTCTCTCTAAAATAGGTCTGAGTAATCTCTTGAACTATAGGCTGCATCATTAACAGACCTATCTCAATAGGATTATAACCTAATCTTGAAAGAAGCATAGAAGCATCAGCAGTGAAAGTATTCTGATTAAGTGCTGCAAGCACAGGGTCTTTAACATTATCCACAGAAGCAGCCAAGAATCCAGCATTATTCTTTGAGATAAATTCCTTGTCCCCATTCATAATATCATGTAAAGATGTAAGTCTCTTTCCATTCAATACAAATGAGCCATTTTCTTCATCCAAAGCTAACTGAGTATGTTGCATTAAAGCATGATTTGCATTATGGTTAGCATAAATACCAATCAACTTAGCACCAGTCATGTTTTGTTGATGTAACATTACTTGAGTTCTTGGTGATAATGGGTCCATCTTGACCTTTGTTTTCTCTGCCAACTTATCAAGAGTATCAAGGTCTAAGTCAAATAGGTATGAAGCAATAGACTTAGGATAAGACTTTCCACCTTTCTGTACAGTCTTATTAAGTTCTACACCTACATCCTTTAATGCTTGAGCCAAGTCACTCTCAAAAGAATCATTGAGAATAGTCATTATTCTTGCAGATTTCTTCTGATAATCAAAGCCACCTGGGTTAAGAATCTTTGAAGCTGTATCTGCATTAGTCAAGACTCCATACATCATATCTATCAACAAGTTATTTCTTGCTTCAAGACTATTCTCCTGTGGAGACTTATTGAAGTCATACTTTACCTTACTTATAATAGGCTTGGCAAGTCTGTACTTCTCCTTATTCTCCTTGAACCATTCCTTAAAGTCATCAGTATCTGCATTGAGAATATCTTCTGCCAACTGGCTGTGAGTGAACTGTGACAATACTTGATTGAATAAGCTATTCATTCTTGCATAGTCTTCTCTTGCCTGTCTCATATCAAACTTCTTGACTCTGAACTCAGGTAACATGATATACATCTTATCCACATCAAAGTCAGAGCCTGATAGAGTAGTAATCTCAGCAGGAAGCATGATTGCAGAACCATTCTGTTGAGGAAGGAATCCCTTAATATACAGAGGAGCCATTGAGTATTTATCCTCTGTTGGAACTCTATATCCAATCAACTTTCTCAAATCCTCAGGAAGTTTAGTTACATCAAGCTGGTGAGTATTTGGGTCCATGAGAGGCTCATAGAACTCTCTACTGTATGCAGGCATATAGCACTCAAGATACTTAATCCTCTTGTTAGCACCTTCACCTTCAAATACTACATGAAGTTCATCAGTCAAGCCATAATCAGATACCTGAATTAAAGCTCCGCCTCTAATCTTCTGTTTAGTGATTCTACTCTTGATTACACTATTAAGAAGTGTCTGTACTCTTTGAGATTGCACAGGGTCAAAGAGAGGTATATTGAAGTTATTGTTCTCATCAAGAGTACAAGCCCTCATCATATCCATACCATACCTTTGATTACCTCTTATCTCTTCAAGTAAGATTTCTTCTACCTTCTTTGGGTCTTTGAATATTTTATCTACATCAGCAAATGCTTGAAGAATATTCTCAGTATTGATGGCATTATATAGGTCAAGCCACTCTTTCTTAGTCATCTTCTTACCATTAACCTCAATGATTGTGTCATCAGAGATGTCAGCAGTAATCAGCTTTCTAATCTGAGTACCTACCGACTGAACTGCATCAATAGCATGTTCAGGAGTTGCAGTCTGAATACCATAATCTTCATAAGACACCTTATGTACCACATTAGGATTCTCATTACCAAATCCAATACCTGTAGTATCTTTAAGTCTCTGAATTACATCAGCCTCTGTATTTACATCATTCAAATCTATTACACCTTGTTTTCCAACCTTAGTAGTAGATTCAAACTGAACTACATCAATCTGATTATCCTCCATAAACTTATTTATGGCTTTCAACTTACCTGACCTTCCTAAAGGACCAGCAATTAGTTCGTGCATAGCAAGTAATAGGAACTCTGAGTTTTTATGTTGTACAGGAGTCTTAATTCCAGTATGACCTTCAATGCCACTGTTATTATTGACTTGTGTATAAACATAAGGCTTCTTAGTCTGCCAAATGATATTGAAGTCTTTGATATTCCAATCTCCATTCTTGAAGTTGTTATATGCTTGCTCCATATCATCTGTCCACTGACCTGACATACCAAGTATTGCCCTATAGGAACTCAAACTTCTATATGCCTGAGCATCTGCTACATTCACATTTCTAAACTTGCTGATGATATTATCTCTGTCTATCTTGGTCATTTCATTTCTTCTGACCCTTTCATCAAGGACAGTCTTAATGTCCTCAAGTACAAAAGATACTATCTCATCATCCTTCAAGTAGATGGTTCTTTCCCAATCCCTACCAATTCTCTCACCTTTATAAGTAGCCTTAGTATTCAGTCTAAGGGCAGGAGCATGAACCTCCTTATATCTCTTCTGAAAGTCTTCAAGGTTCTTATAGAAGGCAAGGTCAGTAGTAGTAAGCTGGATAATTTGTGAAGTAGCTAACTTACTGTTCCAATAGTATTCCCTAAGTGCATCCTTAGCATTGTTCTTAACAAACAGGCTTCTTGAGATTGACTGAGCATCTTTCAATTCCATCTCACCTCTTGTTACCTTATCTGTCAGCAGATTCTTAATCTGCTCCATCAGGTTATTGGCTTTCCTACTATCAAAAGCACCATTATTGTTATAGGCTTTAAGCATCAGTTCCATATTGGTATTCCATAATGAACCTAAGGCATCTTTAGCCTTAATAAGTGCTTTTGCAGTTATTGCATTCTGCTTGGACTGACCTTCAAAAGGAAGATACTTGTACTTACCATTAGGAAGCTCATCCAAAAGTCCTACCCTCATCCAATCTCTATAGGTCTGTTCAAAACCATCTTCCATCATGTCATTAAGAGTAGTTCTTAGGAAATTCCTAAGTTCAGCACCAGTACCCTTGGATTTAAGTCTGCTTAGCCTATCAATGAATGTCTCTCCATTGTCATATCTGAGGTTGTTAAGTGCAGGAAGGAACTTAAATTCTGCACCTCCCATACCCTTTATACTCCCATCTTTCTTTCTGACAATATCATAGTTTGCAATAGGCTCTACACTCTTATCTCCACTCTGATAAGTCTCATCTCTTTCTCTAACCAGCATGATTCTATCATACTCTTGATTAACCAAGTCTACTAACTTGTCAAGGATAACATCATCATAGGTTCTCTTCTTACCATTTTCATCAAGTACATCACCTGTTGTGTACTTTCTGAATCTGATAAACTCAGCAGAAGGGCTATCTGAAAGAATAGGAACATGATACCAAGCATACTTTATACTTGACTTTGCAGAATCAGGGTCTCCCCAATACTCTGTAAGAAGGGCTAAAGTATAGTCCAAGTCATCCCAATTAGTATAGTCTACCTTATCAGAGTTCAACACTACTTTATGGTTAAGACCTCTTCTCAGTTCATCAGACTCTGCAAGCTGCCTTAGCCAATCATTTCTCCAATGACCATCCTTAAAGAACCACTCATAATCCTTGAACTCAGTCTGCATAAACTGTTCAAATCTCTCCTTGTTATTCATAACATTCTTGAGATTCTTAATAAGTTTACCTAAATAGTTAGGAGTAACATGAGAATAGTAAGACTTATCATTCTCTCTAACACTACTTTCAATAGCATCCTCAGTAACTTCTGCCATCATACTTGCAATCATATTGTAAGCAGAGCCAAAAGTATTGATAAGGTCTCCTCTCTTCTCAGTACCATCCTCCCTTGTTTCAGACTTAACTTCACCTTTCTTAGTACCACTGAATATGACATTCAATTGTGGTAAAAGAAGCATGATTGGGTCAGTAAATGTGACACCTGGAGCTGTCTTTATATCAGTTAATGCAGTTTTCAATACAGAAGGATTAGCATCAATACCTAACATATGAAGTAACTTCATTATGGTATTCCATACATCTTCTCTCTCCAAGAGTTGAAGTCTGGATTCTGTATCAAGGTTCTGGAACATATTGTTCAATGTCTCAGTCCATTGTAAACCTTTAGCTGCATTATCCTTGTTTATTTCCCCATTCTTCTCATATACACTATCATCATCAAGCTGTACTCCATTCTCATAGTTATCTCTCCAAGCATCAAGCAGATAGTACACACCCTCAGGCTTATTAATGGCAATAGTTTCCATCTTGAAAGTACCATCAGGCATCATCTTCTTCTTTTGAATCCAGTAAGGCATAAAGTCCTTTCTGAAGTCTTGATAGAACTGAGAGAATAAAGTCTCATCACCTTGAAGTAACTTGGTTACTTGCTTAACCCAAGGCTTGATTCTTTGCAAATCCTGTATCAAAGGAAGCATATCATCAGAGTTAATCATGTTCCTTAACTTGTCAATGAAAGTAGCATGAACATAGTCAGCATCAAGGTATCTTGTGAAACCTAAATCATCCTTTTCATACTTACCTCTATAGTCAAGTTTAGGTACTTGTCTGATTACTTTTCTTACAGCCTGTGACAGAGACTCATGTGAACTTACCTGTCTGAAATTGGTCATCCATCCATCCTTATAAGCCTCTTCTTGTCTCCAATCCTCTGCTTCATTATCCACCTCACTATTACCATCAGGGTCATCATCATTGAGGTTTGCATCAGCAGGTGCAATGTAGTTAGGGTCTATCCTAATACCCTCAGTCATTACAAGTAAAGTACTTGCTTCTTCAGCAAGAGCCTTATAGACATAAGGGTCATCAACTATCTTCTTATACTCCTGATTCTTATAGGCTGCCCTTTTTTGAGCAGCACCTAATTTCTGTTCATCAGAGAACTTATCTGCACCTCTCATAGAATTGATTGCATTAAGTTCTTGCTGTATTCTGCCTTCCTCTGTATCTTGTACATAAGAATTGAAGATGTTAGCTACTCTCTTGAATATACCAGCAGGAGTGTACTTCTTTATGGCAGAGAACCTATCCAAGCTATTAAGCTCAGCCTGTAATTCTTCCTTCTCTACACCACTGGCATCATCAATTTTTCTCTTCAAAGAATCAGTCATTTCCTGCAAGGCATTATCAACTTCATTACTGAAGAATCTTGCAATAAGTGTCACTCTGTCTCTTCTTGTTCTTGGGTCAAAGAGTAGGTCCACCTTTTGCTGCTCCTCAACAGAAGTAATCCTTGGAGTATTAAAAGAACTGCTAAGTGCTTCATCAAGCTGTTCAGTAGCCTCACTACTTCTTAACTCCTTAATAAAATCATTGAGTTCACTACCTGATGGAATATCCTCAATAGACTTATTATTCTTATCCTGCCACAGTCCAACCAAGTTAAGTATTGATTGCTCTGTTTCATTAGGAAACTTCTTGGCTAATTCTCTAATTTCTGGTGTTATAACTAAACAACTCATATAATTAAAGGTATTATTTATGCAAAGGTAAGGAATTTAATTGTAATACACAAGGTATTATGGGAAAAAGTTAAGGAGGAATAAGTGATTGACTTACTCCTCCTTATAGGATTACTCAACAATGTACTTAACACCATTGAATATAAGCCACTTGATAGTGTTGATATTGACTGGTCTAATACCCGACTCTTTATCAGTCTTAGTAATATCCATATCAACACAGTCATATCTGCCATCTCTTGATTCAAATTGAATCTTATAGCCTCTAAGAACTCTCTCCTCTCCCTCTTCATAAGGCAGGATAGGCTCTCTAACAAGTTCAGTAATAAGTTGCTTAGCCCTTTCAGCTACACCTTTCTTATTTGCCCTAACCTTGTCAATGTCCTCAGAGAATTGATTCACAAGATGGTCAATTTCCTCATTGAGCTTCTTCTTGCTCTTAGGTTTGTCCTGCTTCTTAAAGCATACAGTAAATACTTGACCAGAATGAATATTCTCCCAAATACTTCTAATACCGAGAGTACCATCCTTCTTATCTTCTTTAGTTACCTTTACTGTAGTTTCAAACAGGTCAGCAGAGTTAGTATAGTTCTTCAAATAACTCATGCCAATCTGAACCTCTTCACCACTCTCAAAATGAGTAAGCCAAGCATTAGAGCCTGATACTCTGTTCACAATATAGTGAGAACTCTCACTAATAATGGAACCTTGTTTTAACTGATTTATTTGCTCAATCATATCAAATAAGCTTTTCTATATTAGACATAAATGTTTCAGCCTCATGCTTAGTAACACCAATAGTTTTGATGTCTTCCTGCAATGCAGCAATCTGAGACTCCTTCTTTGCAATCTCTGACTCCATCTCTGCATGGAGATTACTTGCATTCTCATGTGCAGTCTTAAACATAGACTTAATGCTTGCCATCCTTTCACTGAAAGAAGGTGCAGCTACAACTGATTTCTTCGTACCAAAAGCCATACTTTTTTTTTTTTTAGTTATTAATATACTTTCTTGCAATAAATTCCTCCATCAGAGGTTCTGCTAATTCCTTAGCCTGAGGATGTGGAGCACCTGTAATACCTCTTGCTCTTAGGTCAAAGAAGTGATTCCAATCAGATACAAATCCAGTTACAATCAATTCTGTCTTTAAGGCATTAGGTAATACTGCTCTTGCTTCTTGTGGTTTCCAACCTAAGTCAATCAAGTCAATATAATCCTTTTCAGCATTATTCAGACTGGCAATGAAGATACTCTCAGGGGATTTATCCCTTATAACAGTATGATAAGACCCATATAGTTTCAGTCTCTCATCATCTAACCAACAGGGTTGAATAAATGTAAGCTCATTGTTAAACTTATCCTTAGAATAGTTACAATACCTTGTACTTTCTTGAGCAAAAGACATTACTCTGTGCCTTACAAATTCATGTGATACACCTCTATCACATACAAAGTGAACAGTAATTCTCTTTGCATGGAACTCTGTAGGTTCACATAAATATTGAAGTATATCTGGTATATACCCCTCAGCAAAGTTCTCTATCACTACTCTGAAATTAGTAGTAATATAGTTATGTATTCTATCACCCAAAGGTCTTGTAACTACTCTGGAATAAAGATTTGAGGCAAAGAAAGGGACTAAATTATAGTCTCCTGCTGAATTAGATATATCCAAATACACAGTACCATGCTCCAACATAGCCCCATGACCAGATTTAACCATTCTATCTACAAATCCTTTAGCAGAATCTTCTGTTATCTTATCTTCAGACTTATAACATACTCTACCTACTCTCTCAATCTGTTTATATACTCCTTCAAGACTAGAAGGTTGGTTCCAAATCCCAAAATAAGGTTTAATTAGTCTCATTATTTTAAATTTATAATAACACTTTCACAGAACATAAAGCTACACTCATCAATATTATGGCCATATTCCCTTAATAATGTTTCAGTATTCTCAATATCTTTAGGATTCTCATAAACACTTACACTGCTATCAGAATAGTCCAATACAACCAATCTCTCCATAATTACTCTTTTATAACCTCAAAATCATCTACATTCCAATCGCATAAGTCCTTAATAGCTTTTATAGATTTATTATCTTTCGATAAATGTGCTGCATATCTTAACTCATTGCAAGCCTTTTGAGGCAATACAATCTGCTCTTCAACTGCACCTTTAAGATCACAATTTGAGTAGTCTATATCCTCAAAATATTCACCATCTTCATCCTTTCCAGAGTCAGTAATCTCATAGTCAGATACCCTAACCTTTACAGTTTTACTAAGGGTGACACTTACTGTGACCTCAATTTCCCTTTCAGGATTATCAACCTGATTCCAAGGTGCATCTTTAGTATCTGCACCCATAGGATAATTATAATTGTCCATTATTTTTTTTTTCTCCTTTTAATGTCTGTTATCAAGTTATTCTCTTTAATCAGTCTTCGAGCAATTACACATTCAAGATTCTTAGGTATGCTGATATGTTTTCTCCTATCATTCACATAGATAGCATGGTCTCCATTATGTCTATCATAATAGAAACCATTGAACTCTACTATCTTTATGAACTCTCTTGATGTATATTGCCTCATACTATACTTTCAGAATGTCTTTATACTTCTCATAAGTCTTCCTTATGACCTCTTCTCCTATAGGATTGGGTCTCTTGGAATCTCTCTCTATACAGTCCTGAAGAGGTATGAAGAAATTCTTAAATTCCAATTCATACTTGAAATCATCTTGGGGATTTAATATATTCTCCTTTCTTAACTCTTCTACTGTTTGATTGTGTGCTTCTATATATGGTTTATAGAACTCTATCTCTTTGGGATTAAGATTCATATTATCAATGACAATATCATAACCCATCTCTATAGATGTTGCAATAAATTGTATTTTTAAAGCACGCACTAATAGTTCTCTACTGGGAACCCAATACTTGCCCAACATATTTCTGATGTCATCATTACTGAATCTTACTCTATGTTCAGGGTCTTCAAGTACCCATTGTTTAGCCCATGTAGTCTTACCACTACCTTGAATACCTCGGCATAAAATTATCTTTGGCATTGTCTCTCCTCCATGTACTCTTTATGTTCCTTACAATACTCACTGCCCTCTACAACAGGCTTCCCACAAAAGTGGCACCTCTTCTTAGCATTAAATCCTAATTCAATACTTGACTCTACTGAATCTTGGATTACTCCTCTAATAATACCAAAGGCAGTATTCAGCCTATCATTCTCAAGAGGTGTAAGTACTCCTTCCTCAAAGGGGAAGCCTACCATACCTTTTAACCTCCAAAGTATTCTATTCCTTTTCTGCCATCTCAACTGCTTATCTGTCATATTACCACTCGAATTTCACCTCCAAGTTGTTTAATTCTGTCACTGATATAAAATATGGCCTTCTTCAAATCCTCAATTTCCTTCTGATTATCTGTAAGGCTTGCATCCTGCTTACGTCCTGCCCTAAGTATATACTTAATAGCATTACCCAAGCAGAAATCCATGTGTCTTGTTATATCAATTACCTCAATTCCACACTTATCCTTTAACCATGTGTAATGAGGGGGATGATTTACATTATCAGGCTCATCTACTGGCAATCTAAAGTAATCCCTAACATTGATATTGCAGACTTGAGACCTCTCACTATTATCATTGATAAGTATAACACCATATTTGTTATCATAAAAGTCTATAACTTCATACTCCTTACCTTTTGTATAATTGGAAAGATCAGACTCACTATTTCCATCATAGACAATAATATCTCCCTTTTTAAGATTTTCAGGATTCTCTATTGGCACTAACTTTCTCATTTTCCCAGTCTAAAAGTTTCACAAACTTGTCAAAGAAGTCTTTGTACTCCCTGACATACAACTCACCATTCTCCATCCTTTGATAAATCAAAGCATTAAACCATTCTCCAGATACAGGATTCTTCATCCTGCACCTGTAGAGTGGCATATACTTGTGACCTGTCTTAGGATAAACATAGGTTCTGCTTCTAATCTCTTTTATCCTTAGTCTTATTACATACCTTGCACCTATCACACACAATATGAATACTACTATAGGAATAGCTATTCTCCAAGTTTCCATAATTTTATAGGTTCAATGTACCCAGCAGGGCGCAATTTCTGGCACAGCTTTAATAGTTACTTTCTTACAGAAGATTGCTGCTGCATATTCCATACACTCACTTAACTTCTTGGCTTCCTGCTCTGCAATTTCCTCAGGTGGTTCTATCAAATACTCATCATGTACATCATTAGGAATGAGGACTTTGAATATAAGACCATCATTAACCAAATGATTAAAGTATCTAATACCTGCTATCTTAGTCATTGCAGCAGCAGTACCCTGAGAAGGATAGTTACATGACTGATTATCAGAAGCACTCTTTCTCTTCCATAAGTGTTTCATCACTGACACATATACAGTCTCCCTGTTAATATCAATGAATCTTTCTTCTATCTTACCTGCCTTTTTAACCTTATATGAATACCTAACAGCTATCTCTTCAATAGGAACACCTTGGGCAAACTTCTTTGCAATTTCTTGCATGACAGATGGTGGAATCTCAGATATTACTCTGCCACTATCTCTTGCAGCTTTGTATATATCCCAGAAATCTTCCATACCATTCTTTCTCCTTTCAATACCTTTCAGTATAGGATAGTCATAGATATATGCCCTTAGCCCAGTTATCTTTGAGATTAAGATATAGCCTCTATTCCACATATCTCTCTTTTGTACCTTGAAATAGCTTGCTATACCATTAAATCTCTTGAAATAGTTGTTATAAATCTCAGTTGCAAAGTCCACAGGAATATTACAATTAGTTGCCATTGTAGGAGCTTGACCATTATAATTGAAACAGAACCTTGCCTTCTTAGCCAAATCTCTAAGATCTTTTCTTACCTTCTTGACATCCTTCTCTGCAACCCCATCAAGGTCTTTAGGGAAACACATCTTGGCTACAAAAGAGTGCCCATCTCTTTGGTTAGGGTCATTATAGAATGCAATCCACTCTTTATCATTAGATAATTCAGTGAATACATGACCCTCTTGGTCTCCATAATCACAATCTACTAACAAATGTCCCTTTTCAGGTACAAATGCTGCTCTTGTTTCTTCTGTGGCTGGGAGTTGCTGAACATTGACACTCTTATCACTTGCTTGTGTAGAAATGTCCTTGTTTTCATCTTCCTCCTCTGCAATATCATCATCTTTAGTCTTACCTCCTTTACCTTTTCCTCCTGAGCCACAACTCAATCTACCAGTATCCATCATTTGATTGAATGTTGGGTGGATTCTTTGTGTAACAGGGTTAATGGCATCAAGAAAGTTTTGACCAAAAGATGTTACCACCTTGAAAGCTGCTGAATACTCCAAGTATAAAGGAACAATACTACTCTTACTTGCCTGCAACTCTATAAACTTAGATTCTACAGACTTCTTCATCTTGCCTGTTTTCTTGTCTTTAACCAATAGGTCAAACCCAAGTTCCTCAAACAATCTGATTACTTGCTTGGAACTATTCCAGTTAATAATACATTGAGGTCCAGTATCAAACTCGGAGAATAATGAAGGTTGTGGTATTACCACATATACATTATCTGCAAGTTTGGCAGGCTTGCCTTTCTTGTGAGCATCATAGTTTTTTGCAATAAGGGAAGAGTCACCCTTTTTCATCACATAGTCTACTACCCAATCATTAAGTTTCTGTTCAGCAATCCTTAACCTCTCTGCATCTTTAGCCATCTTAGCCTTCCACTTAACAGGGTCAAGTTTAATACCACAATATTCAATGTATGCAAGGACTCTTACAAACTCATTTTCAATATCAAGTGCCACTTTCTGATTTCTTGCATTGATAGTAACAAGCTGCAAGTTCATAATATCCTCAAGATGCACAACATCATTTGCTGCATAAACTATAACATCTTCTGTCATACCTGCATGTATCTGTCCTCTGACAGTCTTGTCAAGAAAGATACCTAAATACCTATCACAACAAGCCTGCAAGGACAAAGATACAATGCCAGGTGGAAATCCAAGAAATAGAATCTTTTCAGCTAAATAAGTATCATAGACATTTCTGACTACAATATGTTCCTTATACAGCCATCTTAAATCAAACTTTGCATTATGAATGATGAATAATCTGTCACTTTCAAGATAGTCCTTATACTGTTTGACATCAACAGTCATACAATCTATCACAACTTGATTTTCCTTATTACCAAGCTGAAGAGTAAGCAATTTACCTTGCCATATCTCTGTACCTGTAGTTTCAGTATCTAAACCTACCACTCGAAGAGGCTCTAATACTTTAAGAGACTCTTCTACAGAAATACATTTATACTTGGCATCAGGAAACTCAAATAATTCTCTCTGACCAGTAACAAAATATATCATTATTCAAATGTTAAAGTATATCCATAACCCTCAATAAAGTCTATAGATTTGACAACTGCTTTGGCTTCTTCAAGCTCATAACCTACCACAATCATTGGACCTCCTGATGGGTCAATAAACTTATTTCCTCCTTGAACTTCACCCACTCTTAATATAGGCATATCAGTTTTAAGTACATAAGTTTTTGATTCAGAACCATCAGGCTTAGGCATCTTCTTGAGATAGTTTACAGCTCCATATCCAGACCTAAGTTTTATAATATCTTCCATTATTTCTTAGAATAAGCAATAAGACTTTCAAAGTCAAAGACATATTTATATTTTTGGAAGAACAGACTGCCAAGGATACCATGAATTTGCACACCAGACTCTTCCTTAACAATAGCAAAGGCATCATCCAGGTTATGAATACAGAAATCACCTACAAATTCTTGCCCCTTATAAGTGATTGTCATTTCACAGAACTCAGTATTTACCTTATTACCTTCAATTCCTGTCACATCCATGTCTTTTGCCTCTATCTTCTTATGGTCAAGAAGAGGAAGAACAGAGCTGTTGATTTGAGAGATGTTACTTCCAGTGTCCAACAGGAAATTAAGTTTCTTATCTCCATTAAGGAATGTTACCACAGGTAACTCTACCAAATCCATAGCCTCTTTGAAAGACATATTTACCCTTTTGCTTTGCTTGCAATAATCTTCTACACCATTAATGATAATAGATAAGATGATTACTGCAAACATAATACCAATTATTTCTAATACCATGCTTCATGCTTTTTTTAGTTACTACTTGATGCCAGAAGTACCAAATCCTCCTCTGTTATCATCACCCAAGTCATCTACTTCCACAAGTTCAATACCTGAACTTAGTAGCCATTTAATCTTCTGCCACATAGTAGCTTTCTGACTAAGCTGTATCCTAAATTGACAGATTCTGTCACCTGCTTCAATAGTGGTCTCTCTCATAGGAGAACATACATAGTGCCACTGGTCATCATTGCCATTATATATGTTATCCACTACACCTTGACCATTTGGGATGAACAATCCTAACTTCTTAGGACCACTACTCCTTGAATCAATAATAGCCTCAAATCCTTTAGGCAGTTGCATTGCAACTCCAAGAGGAATGTAATAGGTGGGAATCTCTACATCCCTATGACCTACTCTCTCTCCTTCAACAGTTTTTCTCTTAAGAACATCAGCTTGTGGTGCAGGGATAGTGATATTTATGGCAGACCTCAAGTCTATCCAATCACCAATCTTGCCAATTACAGGCATACAGCCCTCAGTTAATACTTTTATTTTAATTTTCAGTTTCATAATGATTTTAATAATTCTTCCTTAGTTTTAAACAAGTCCTTCTCCATGAATACTTTATCAGATTCAAACAATCCTTCTACTATGTCTGAATTATATTCAACCGTAACATCAGTAGATACTAAGACTTCGACTGCTTTAATTTTAGTTTTGGTTACTTTATTTTTATATAAAGTATAGACCTCGTCGCCTATATTATATTTTGTTTCTATTACCATGAATTTTCAACTTGTATGTTTCCAAAATTTATCTGTCATATCTGATAAAACAAAATCACCCGGGATTACTTCGTCAAAAGGCTCTACTTCATAGAACCTTTGATTAGTAGTCCTACTGTTAAGTGGACCAAGCTCTTCCTTATAAGGTCCTAACTTAATAAAGTCAAACCACTGCAACTGTCTTGCTACCACATCAGCAAGTTCCTGTCTACCACTATACCAAGCAACTTTAAGGTTAGTGTGTGTTTTCACCCAACTTGCCAAAGCTACTAAGTGTATAACATTACTATCTCCGCCCATAAAGGCTACACAGGACACTCCTTTGTTACCCTCAATAAGCTCACTAAGGGATGTTTTATTTAGAGGTTTTCCAATATCCTGTGCCAAGTAAGAGCTATGACAGCCCTTACATTGACATGGACAATTAGATATATTGATAGCAAGAGTTACCTCATCAGGAACTTCAGCAAAGGTAACTTTTACATCCACATACTTTAGCATATCTCACTCCTTCCATCACTATAGGTTCTATGACTTGCTTCAATCTGCCTATCTTTACCAAATGATTTAATAGGTCTTAAATACCCTATCACTCTTGTATATTGAGTAATATTCTTACTATGACACTTTGGACACTCAGTGATAGGATGCTTAGTAATGTAGCCACAATCATCACACTTACTATTAGGAATATTAAATGTGAAATAGTTGGTTCCATTAGCTATTGCAAAGTCTATCAGCTTGAGATACTGCTCCTTACTCAGGTGGTCTTCAAGATTAATATGAGCTGCACTGCCTCCATCAGTATATTGATAAGTCTGCCTTCCATGAAGTATAAACTTATCAAGTACTGAGGTATCATCATGTGCATCATAGAAGTATGAATTGTACAGATTCTCATCCTCTGGAACCCAATCATTCTGTTACACCCTCTCCCGTTGTGCAGAGAGGTGATTCATTAGCAATATAGTTATTTAAGTTTATCAAACCAGCATGTACTTTCCTATGACAATTAGCACATAAGCAAACACACTTACTTACTTCTTGCAGAAGCCACTCCTTGCTCCTACTTCTATACTTACCTATGGTAAATTCCTTATCTACTGGATTGATATGATGAAAGTCAATACAAACAGGTTCTGCTTCTCCACAGACAATACAGGGAGTTTTTATGCTATTAAGCCATTCTCCTTGCCTATCCTGCCTTCTTGTAGCTTGTGCCCTGTGAATCTCAGGATGTTCCAATCTCCTTTGCTTCCTATAAGCTCTTCTACAATCCTTACATTGATGTCTTCCTTCATCAAACATCTCCAATGGTAATTCTCTACCACAAATCTTACATAATTTAGTTTCCATACTTAATCATTTTGGGAGCAAAGTTAAAACTTTTATCCCAATTATGCAAGATTATAACCATATTTTTAATGAATGGGTTAATATTTCTATTAACCTCTCTATGTTACCATAGAGTTCCGACTATTACATACCTTAATATTCTATCTTCACAGATTGCATATTAAAGTCCTCTTTGTTTAGTCTGTCAGGCTGCACAGGCTTCCCTTGCTTGCCCCTCATAATCCCATAGGGACTTCTGAGTCAATTAAAAGAGGTTTTAGATGGACATTGGTTCTAATCCATCTTCCTTATCCCAATTATAATTCTTTCCTCCTAACCCTTCAGCAGGAACTACCTCAGAATTGAATAAGAATGGTCTATTGGCATCATGGACAGAATGTATCTTATTCTGCTCTTTAATAGTACCAAGAACCAGTTGCAGGAACTCAATATATTCCTTATTATTACCAACATTCATACCTAAGAATCTTGCAGCCTCATTCAAGCCATTGATACCTATAGTACTGTATAACTTACTAATATGAATATATCCACCATTTGAAGCAGCAAACATGCCTTTATCTTCAAGGTCATACAACATTGTCTTGAAGGCAATATGATACTTGTAGACTCTTTGGAGAATATCTACTAAGTAATCCCTAAGAAATGAAGTATTTTCTTTCCATCCTCCATTCCTCTTCAATCCATAAGCCTTATTGCAATCCTGTACAATCCTATTGATATTAAGAGTGATAACATTGCAGCTACCAGTCATTACACCAGTAAGACCTGATGTAGGATTGAAGGTATTCTCTGCAAGTTCATTCCTCAACCTACAACATGATGCAAGACTATCAGCACTATCTGATATATAGGTAAAGAAGCTATGACCTTCTGCATACATTTCAGCAGTAAAGTCTTTATAGTCTTTATCTATAATATCATTGGTCTTAGGGTCATACACCATAGCCATAGTTTCCACAGGAAAAGTCAGGATTTGCTTGGTTCTTAACTTATTGAAGAATTTCATAAACAGCCTTTGCAGACAGTCTACTGCTTCCCATTGAGGCTTAGTACCATCAGGGTAGTAGAACTCTCCAAACAATGAATCAAAGTAGGTATGGTCATAATAAGACACATTAGTGAATGGACTCTGATAAGACCTATTGCCAGCAGGCTGATTTACACCATAGATAAACTGTTTGAATGCTTTATATATGGCATCTCTTACAGTCCTCTGCTTACTGCAATGGTTTGTAGTAGTTACTACATCCAACTTTTCATACCAATTAGGACCAAATTCCTGCACAATGTAATAGTTGAGAGCAATAAAATATTCACCTACTGCCACTGCACCCTTACACTGAGAAGATAGCAAGAATATAAGATTGGTTACTTGACCACTGAATGATTGCAAGTCATTAGGAGGTGTTGGAGTGATACCATCAATATTGCCTACTCCTTCCATCATAAGAGGATACAGACTCACAGCCATACAATACTGCTTCAAGACAGGAGTAGTTGCTTCATCATGTGTATAAATGATATGAGAGTTCAAATCCTCTTCATACTTCTTAGCTACTTCAGGGTACATTTCATTCAGCTTGTCTTTCATTCTTTGCCTCTGAATAACCCTATTAGTAGTCTTATATACTTCACCCTCAAGGTTGGCAACATTCTTCATAGTTACATTTGCATTAGCATCTGTCTCTGATGAAGTGGCTGCATTTTCATTAGACTGACTATACTCATCCATATAATCAATTCTTTCTCTAATGAATCTTGCCTGCTTATGCTGCTCTCTATAAATGATATAACTCCTTGCTACATCAAAGTGTTTGTCATTCATAAGAACATCCTCAACCTTATTCTGTATCTCTTCAATACCTATAGTATCTCCTTCCAAAGTACCAAACAAGGCACCTATCATATCATACAGATATTGAGGCATTTTCTTGTTGCAAGACTTAAAGGCTTTCTCTACAGCACTTATAATCTTATCAACATTAAATTCCTCTATACTGCCATTTCTTTTTACTACTTGCATATTACAATGTATTTAACCATTCTCTTAAATCATTAGGACCAGTTTCATTAATACCCACAGGAACTCTTGGTCTGGAAGTGAGATAAGAAGAAAGCTCTTCTCCTATCACAAAAGGACTTCTCATTTCTATTTGGCCATTCTTTCCAAACTTTAATGTACCTACTTCCTGTGTAAATGGACAAGTCCACACCAATGGGACAAGGATTCTCCTATTGACTACAATGAAATCATAGTCAAGCAGCTTGAAGTCTTTGAAGTACTCATCCTTATCCATATTCTGCCTTATAATAGCCCAATATAGTCTGGCTTGAATATCATATCTCCAATCTACAAAGGATTTATAGAAGTCCCACTCTGTATGGGAACTTGTTTTCAAGTCTACTGGCTTTACCCACTTCTCTTTATGATTGACTATGATTAAGTCAGCCATGTTTCTATACTTTACACCATTGAACTCTCCTTTGAACTTCAACTGATAGAATCTCTCAATATCTGGTTCAAATGGATTGTCCTCTGCAAAGTAGAATTGAGTGGATTTACTCTCTTTCAATGCTCTTACTGCACTGCACACATCTTGATAGGTCTGAGTATCAAGTATAGTCTTACTGCCTGCTATAAATAACAGGTTATAGTAGTCAGCTCCTTTCTCCTTGATAACTTTAGCCCTTGTCTCAGGCTTCCAGTTCATCTGATAACTCTGATATTCAGTCTCCTTAATGATTGCATCATCAGGAATTGTAATAAGACTCCTATAAGAATCTCTATACTGACTGAACAAAGATTTTACCATCTTTGTAATAGAGTCTGGAGTAGAAGGAAACTCAGCAACCATAAACCTTTCATCAAACTCTTCTTGACCACCTGTGATTAAGGAGTCCACTGCACTCCCAAAAGTAAGAGAAGGTGTCTCTAACCTGTCAAATAATTTATCCAAGTTATTGAATCCCTCCCTCTCATATCTTGCAAGGGTTGAATAGCTTAATGCTGGGTCTGCCCTATATGTTTCTTCAGACACATCCCAAGATATACTTCTTAAAGATTTTCTCTCCATTAGTAATAATCTTGATTGCATTCCTCACTACTGAAATCTTCATATTCATCCTCCTGCTCTGGCAACTCAAGAGCCTCACAGTAAGTATCTATTTCTGACTTCAATTTCCTCATTTCTCCAAGGTCTGCTTTCAAATACTCCTCTTTAGGATTTTCCTTACTGAGACCTTTCTTTACTCTAACAAGAGATGAATCAACTAAGAGTTGGAGAGACTCAAAGTCCCTACTATTCAAGAACTTATGTGCAAGCTTTGCATCCCCTTCAGGTAATGAGGGAATCAGAGCCTTTATTCTGTCTATTGGTCCTGTATTATCCATAACTCTTGATAATTTCTATTGCCTGCAAAAGTTGTTTCTTGGTATATACCTCAAAATAGATAGACTTTTCACCTTTTTCAATGTACAGGTTATCAAGATATTTTATAAACATCTTTTTCTTGATATAGAATACATCATTTTCTATTCCTTTGGCTTCAATATAAACATTGAGGTCATTATATTTGAAATAGAAGTCTGGTGTATATCTGATACCAACAATTTTACCTGTTTTCTGAATTAGTATCTTTGAGGGACAAGTATTTGTCCCGTCTGATAATCTCTTGATTTTCTGTTTGTCAGTCTCCTTATCATAATATGGGGTAATAGGTTCAAAACCTTCCCATAAAGTGAAGGTAGTTGGCTCATATTGAGGTTCAAACCCTTGTTGAAGAAGAGTATTGTATATGCTCTTCTCCAACTGGGATTTGAATGTTATACCCTTAGAACTACTCTGTGTGGCATTCCTAATCTTCTTATTTGCCACTTTTAAACATTTCTTTAAGAATGTCTCTTGTAATTCTGCAAGCAATCTTAGCATCCTCAATAGTCCTGAATGCTGCAGAGTTCCTGTAGTTCTTGATATGAGCCTTATTAGCCTTGGTAATTCTACCATCAAGCATAGAGATTACATAAATCTCAGGACTCTTCTCAATATGGTCCTCATATTTCTTGTCCAACTCAATGGCTACTTCTCTAAGTACCATAGAGAATGCAGCAGCAGGAAGAATACTATCTACACTGTTAAGGTAGTTATAGACCTTCTCCATCTTCCAACCAAGTTTCTTTGCAATCTTCTGAATGTAGTACTCCAGCTCCATAGGAACCTCAGATTCAACCACAGTAGACTTTGTAGGATTAGTGGTGGTAACAATGCCAAGCTCAAGTAGCCTGGGAAGAATATCCTCAGTTACCACAATGTGCTGAACTACAGCACCACCAAAGAAAGGGTCTACTACCTTAGATACTTTAACTAAAATATCTCCAATCTGTACTTTCTTGCCATTTTTCAAATAAATCTTTTCCATTTTTTTTTTGTTTAGTATTAATATTCTTCGTACCATTTTATAGGCACACCATAAATCTCTTTTACCTTATTACTTATATCAACAAATAGCTGGTGTGGCATCTTAGTGCCACTCCTTGCAAAGTATGCAGGATGTTCAATCTCTATAATATGATTGAACCTATCATTAATATAAGGTTTGAAGGTTTGGGCTTGTCTGCCAAACAATACATATACTATGGCTGTATTATATTCAGACAAGTTCTTTAGCAATTTAGCTATGAATGGTCTCCATAACATTACATGGGAACCTATCCTATTCATTTCTACAGTGAGTGCAGAGTTTATCATTAGTATTCCTTGTTTAGCCCAACTTTCTAAAGTTTGGTCAAAGGTAATACAATAATGTGGAACTTCAAAATTAATTGCTGCTTCTTTAACAACATTTAATGAAGGAGATAAATTATCCTCATCAACTTCCTTTCTATTCCCAAATAATACTCCAGTTGCCACTCCCTTTTGTGGATAAGGGTCTTGACCTAACATAACTACTTTCAAGTCCTTGAGAGGACAAAGCTTAAATGCTCTGAATACATCAGATTGAGCAGGACACAGGGGTTTCTTCCTGTATTCCTGCCCAACCTTAGCCATCACATTATTAAGCTCTGTCCTGTCAATTACCTTCATCCAATCCCCAAAGTATTCATCTAATGTCATATCAACATCATTATGTCATCAATATTGTCAATAAGGCATTCATTTAGTGCATCATTAGAGCAGGTAGATGGGGTAGGTTTAATAGGTTCTATAAAGAACTTATTGAAATTATCTACTATAACCTTTACTTTCCTGTCTTCTGGATTACTGCTGAAACTATAATTGCTCCTTGGGAAATTTATGTCCCTACTTGTATAATAGGGAATCAATTTCTTGATGATGCCTTTGTTAATCAACTTATCAGACTCTAAAAATACTTTGGGGCTGACATGGCACACAGGTCTGTAATAGACCATAGTATTATTATTGTCCTCAGTATGTACACTTCTTGCAGTTAATGTACATAATAGTAATGGAGTGTAGCTCTCATCAAAGATGATGCCTTTACCACCATAATACACTTCACCCTTATTGGTAGTTATCTTCTGCAATCTTTTACTATATCCTACATTAGTAAATAATTGAGTTATAATACTATCAAAGGTTCTCCTCTCTTGGCTTGGTGCATTATCATATAATGGCAATATCATCCTCTTGACTCTCGTAATTGAGGGATAGGCCATATTGTCTGAGACTATCTTTTCAAAGTGTTCTCTTGCAATTACAGGTATCTCTACTTCATCATTGTTTACTTCAATGATAAGGCTTCTTCTAAATACATTGTTACTATCAAGAGACAGATTCATTTCAAGCTGGTCTGGATTACCAGACTCACTGCTATTGAAAACACCCATTACATTATATGCAAATCTTGGGTTAAATTCCATTATACTTCAGTTTTAAGATACATTGTTTCTGCATTATATGTGATAAGGAATGGCAGGTCTCTGTCAATGAGAGGCTCACATTGATTAGCACAGAAATTTACAAACAAATTAACCATATAGGATGCAATCATATTTGCACAGAAGGTAGTTTGTTTATAGGAGCAGATAGTTTCATCAGCTTCTGCATCAGAGAATAGGAACTCATTATTGTACCTATTGATGTTGTACTCATCATCTCCCCTAATACACAATACTTGAAACTCTTCTGCTGCTAATCTACCATCAATAAACAAGCAATTCTTTCTCTCCTCTTCTGGTTTGGATTGAACATGATTTACCCATTTATTAAAGAAAAGTCTTCTTGCTGCCATATTATCAAAGCCACAAATCATAACATCTGATGCTTCAGATTCATTGGTAAATCTCTCATTTATTGCAAAGACACTACTATAGCCAGCATAGTTCCTAATCATCTCAGCCAGTGCAGATACCTTAGGTCTACCTAAATCAGATTGACCATATAACTGACCTGACATATTGACAGCTTCTACTATGTCATCATCATAGATAAACATAGAAGCTGGCTTCATTCTTGCCAATAAGAAGCCTACATAACTACCAATGCCACCTACACCTGCCAAAATGACAGTCTTCCTCTGAATGTTCTCATACCAAATGGCAGAACTAAACCTACTTGTAGCTTCATCTACCAGTAAGGTTGCAGAGTTTGTAGGTATTTCCTGATGTGCATCTTCTACAGCTTGGTCAAGAATATCCTGTTCTTCTTCTGTTAAAGGAGACTCATTATCAGGACTCTGAAGGGCATTTTCATGCTCCTCAACTGAGTTAAATTCTTCAATAACTCTTTCTAATTCACTTGTTGTCATAATATTAAATACTTTTGGAGTGCATCAATATACCCCTTGATATAATCATTTTCAGGGAGTTTAGTAAGTTCCTCTATCATATCATGGGCACAAATAGCACAAATTTCTGTATTATCAAAGCCAAGCTCTTCTAATTTCTCATCTGTTATATACCATGTCAGGTACTCTGCATAAGTCTCTGCCCATATCTTGAAATTATTCATGCCAACTTTGCCTTTACCAAACCTCTTTTCATACAGTGTAGGCATTGACTTAGCCCATTTGGAAATGTCAATCTTACTGTCATTAGAGATAATGATGCTACCTGTAATCAATTGAAGTACAAGAGATTTCAAAGCAACCTTATCAAATGATACCTGACTATAAGGTATGTCATATCCCTCTTCAAATGGCAAGTCATCTGCATCATCAAAGAGAGCTAGCTGAACTACCTTAGGCTTATTAGCTTCCTTCTTGACAAGATTTGCTGGACCTGCCTTTGTACCATAGGAATTAGCAATAACAGGCTTATAATCACCTTGATATGTAGGTGTCTGAGCTTTCTTGGCTTTTTCTGCCTTTTCTGCTTTAGCTTGCTTGATTTCCTCAAGTCTTGCTGCCATGTCTGGAAAGGAATAATTCTCACCTTCTTTCTCTATTTTAAGATAGAACCATTCAATCTCATCTGCATCACTTACATATTCCTTAGTATCTTGCTTTTCACCATCACCAAAGAACTCATAAGACACAGACTCTTTGACCTGCTTTGACTTAACCCTCCTTGTAATTGCAGCAGTATAAGTACCTGCATTATTCACAATGAGAGATACAAAGTTATTTCTATCCCTACCTTCCTCCTTTAGAGTAGCAGTATCTGTTCCACTAAAGAAGGTACTCATATTGTTATGGGAATGTATAAGACCCATTTGGCAATCAAGTAGCTCAGGATTTTCACACATGTAGGATATTACATCAGGATTCATATCAAACTCTGTATAGGCTTGAGTTCCAATATCCATGATGTAAATGTCCACACATCTTATCACAAGGTCATTATTCTCAAATGAGCCTTCATGTGTAAAGAACAATGTACCTGACCATTCAGTATTCCACACCTTCTGACAGGTAAACCTTATCTTTCTTTCCACTTCTGCTGGAATAATCAGCTTATAATTATAGGTACCTGACTTCTGTACCAAGCTGATTACCTTCGTGGGTTGCTTTACTTCTTCCATATCTATAATTTAACACTTTAAGTATTATTGCTAATATGTATAGTGCAGTATGAGTATTAAGAATTATGCTCTTATTCTCATTCCTTACCTCAACAATATCTGTAATATCAATAGTAACCTCTCTTCCCTTGAACATGCAAACCTTCTTGCCTATATATTGAGCATAGTTATTTACATTGTTCATACTTTTATCATAGTAAATCTTCCCATTATCTATGATACATTCTTTCAAGATACCTCCCCTCTTCAATTTTGCAAAATTAGCAGTAAATTCCTCCTTATTAAATTGGTCATTATACCACTTAATAAACTCATTACTAATAAGTACAATAAATTCAATGAGTGACATACCAATAGAATAAGAGCCATTGACATAGTTAAATTTGAGTTTCTTAGAGCTAATAAAGTACCTTACAAACTCCTTGAATTTATCAGGAGTAATGACACTTCCATAGTAATTAGGAGACAGATATGTAATGAATCTATCTGCACCTGCTTCCATATTATTAGTGCCTAACCTCTCCAAGTAATTATAAGGTCTTCCAGCAATAGATTCTACAGTTACATACTTACTTAGTTCAAGGCAAAACATGTTCCACATATCCTCATCATAGTCCCTATTGAGGGTACTAATAGTACTATTGATGGGACCACTACCTGTGCAGGGATTCTGGAACCTAGTAAAGTCACCTGTAGGAATACCACTAATATGACTGTGCATATATCCACTACTAATGTGAAGCACGGTATATTCTGACCTATTAAGTGTAAATCCACCATTCAATGTGCCATTATACATTATTTCCACCTTAGCCCACAGATGGTTAATATCCACAAATCTGTCATGTTCATTGGTTACTCTTACATGAGGAAAATGTACAAGAATGAATATGCCATTAAACTTGGCATCCCCAACCCTTCCCTTTACTGTAGCATTTGTAAACACATTTACAACCTTTTCTACTTGGTCTTCGGGTAAGTCAGTAATAGCCAATGTTTTATACATGCTCCAATCATTCCTGTTCATGCTTACAGTATCACCATCAGGAATATAAGTAGCCAAAGATTCTATCTTTAACCAAGATTTGAATCTGTCCAAACTCCAATATCCTTGCATATCAACCTTATCCTCTCCAAAGAAATCATTGAATATGCTTAATACTCGGAGTGGTCTGTCCATCAAGGAGTCATATAGCTCTTCTATCCTCTCTTCAATTAATTTAATTGTTTCTCCACTCATATTACTATAAAAAAAAAAGTAGGTAAGGGGGCATTTCTAACCTCCTTACCTACTGTTACTTACCCTTGTTAATTGACACCCATTCCTTCAAACATATCATCAATCTCATCATCAGAGTAAGGAGAAGCTGACTTGGGCTTATATTCCTCAGAAGGTGCGGCACTTACTGCAACTGCACCCCCAAGAATATCAAGTACTTCCTCTTTCTCACAATCTTCAATTGTGCCATTATTCTCAAGAATTTCCACCAACTTGCTGATAGCAGCTCTTGCTACAGTATCAACACATTCACCACCATTATTCATAGGTGCTACAGGAGCACTTGCTTCAGGAGCATTTGCAGGTGCTTCTACTTTTTCCTCCTTCTCAGTCTCAGCCTTAGGAGCATCAGGCTCTGAACCACCATTACTTTGTATCAATGCAATAAGGTCAGCAGTCTTACACATAGTGAAATTCTTGCCAAACTTCCTTACACAAGCATCCTGTAAACCCATAGATTTGATAGCACTGTATGCCTCAGTTCTGCTCATTGCAACAGCACCACTTCTAATCTTCTTATTGGTATTAGTAAGCATGAAAACCAACTCATTTGTGATAGTACCCTTGTAAGGAACATCATGTGGCAGGACTGAATCATCATTCTTCAATTCAACTTTTGATGTACCCTCAAAGAAGGTCATACCACTATAGTCAATACCATTAGCTCTCAGGTCATTTTTCAACTCAGCAAGGGTCGTGGCTGCTGACATAATAACACTCTTTTTCTGATTCTTAGTCTGTACGACTGTAATTTTTCTTGCTTCCATGTTTTCACTTTTTTTTTTATAAATTGGACTTATTGAAACTTTAATCTATGCAAAAGGGCAAATCATCCCAATCATTGTCCTCTTGTCTTGAAGAGTTAAATAAAGGCTTGATTATTCTAAGGAACTCATCTTTGCCCTTAGCCTTATACAAGTCTGAAATATCTTTCCCTTCATTAAAGGGTGGTAATACTACATTAGTAAAACCTGTTTCTTCAGATAATTTCTGAGCATCTTTTAATCCTGGCTCATCATTATCCAAGCAAATGAAGACTTGTTTATATCTTCTTTTCAGCTCACTAATTGCAGTATCACTCATCCTATATCCCTCACCTTGAATGGCAAGAGATGAGATACCTGTATTAGCCCATAGACATAGAGCATCTTTTAATGAAGAGCATATACATATTTGCTCCCCATACTCAGGTACTTTAGTCCATAGGCTCACTACAGAATTGTCATGCTTATTACTCCACTTATAACCAGCTTTATTGAAAGGCTGATATATCTTTAGGGTAACTTTGCCTTCTTTGTGTTCTACATAAGCATAGGCATATTTATCAGCTCCAAATACATATCTATGACCATCTTTTATGACAATCTTATGAGATATGGGATAAACCTCTGCATACTTGAGCCATTCCAGAGTTATACCATAGGATGCCCAATATTCAATATCATAACTTCTCCAATCTCTGACTTTGCACTGTAAGTCTGTATCTTTGTTATAGCTATTTGTACTTCTTACAGTACAGGGAGTATATGAATGAATACTGGCACCACCACAGAACTTTGAAATGTCCTCATTAATCCTTGTTAGAGTACTGATATAATCAGTACCCCACATATGACCAAGCAGGTCAAACAGACCTCCTCTATCCCTCGTGGATAAATCTGTGTAAAATATTCTTCTACCATCAGTAGAATAAAGACCAAAAGAAGGTCTCCTGTCCTGTCTGAGAGGACTATTTATAATACAAGGAACCTCTGTGACTCCTAAGTAATATGACAGAATGTCTGCTTCTGTCACTTTACTTAGAATATCATCAAGGCTCACAGAAGATTTACCTTTGCTGATTGCCATTGCTTTTTTTTTAGAAATTACTACTTACTTACCAAAATCCCAAGGTGTACTGCCACCAGCATCACCAACAGGGAAAGGCATATCACCTGCTACACCAGAGTTACTGAGGTCTGTAGGTTCTACATCATACTCCTTCAAGTCACCCACAGTAAACTCAGTAGTAGGATATGCACCAGCAGCCTTTCTTTCCTGCAAGTCTGCATCCAACTTACTGTAGTCAGTGATATTGTTCTTCAGGAACATCTGATTATAAACAGCCTGATACTGCTTGTTATCATCAGTGGTTCTTACACCAAATAATACCTTAACCTTGTTATTAGGCTGCAATGCAATAACATCTCTCAGCTCCTTGAAATTACCCTTGAAATACTCAGCAATGCTTTCAAGTCTTGCTTCACAATCCTCAGGTTTGTCTACCATAACCCAAGTATTGTTAACATACTTCATTACATTAGGAATGTTGAGGTATGCCTTGATAAAGTTAGTAAGCTCTTCTTCACCATGATAAGCAGGTCTATAGTCCTTATCAATGTTGGCAGGACCATTCTTATATACAGGAATTTCATGTGCCTTAGCCTGCTCTATAGTAACCCAAGCAGTTCTACCATACTTATCAATTACCTGTACTTTAGTCTGGTCTCTATTGTATCTGTATTCCTTTCTGATGAAGAAAGCCACTTTGGTAGTAAACTCAATACCACCACACTTCTCAGCATCAGTTTTAACAATGAAGTCAAGTCTAACATTCTGTACCTTGTGCTTGTCCTCACCTACCTCAATTTCACCCAGATACTCAGGGTCATTTTCAAGTTGGGTATTATAGAGTTTCTCTAACTCTGCCTTGTTAGGATTTACAGCCAAAACAAATACAGGAGCTACTCCTGTATATCTCTTTACTACATTGCCATCAGTAGATTCCTTACCTTTACCAAATGCCATAAATGCAAAATTAGTCTTATTCATATCAAATTGTTTTTATTTTCTATACAAACTAGTTCAAATTTAAATATACATTCATTGTATGAACGCAAGTACTTTGAGCACATGTAGCCTAAGACTTCATTATACTCAAAGTACTCACAGTCATAGCACATCTTTACTCCATGAAAGGGATGTTATCCTTATCTTCCTGTGTAAAGTCTGCAACAGGGTCAACAGGTGCTTCTTCACCAGCCTTTACCTCAACTTCAGGTGCCTTTTCTGTATCATCTACAGATTCAGCCATGCCTACACCATTGTCAAGCACTGGCTCTTCAATGTGGATTTCATATACATTCTGTTCCTCATTGTAGGTTACTACACCAGCCTTAGGTTCATACTTTGTAACCTTGATTGGTTTGCCTTCCTTATCAACCTTACCTGTATCTTCTACCTTCTTGACAATTAAGTCTTCACTTGTGAGACCACCTGTCAAAGCCTTGACACCCATTTCATGTCCTTCAATTTCCTCAGTCAGAGCATTATACTCTGCATTAAGTTCATCAATCTTGGCAGCAATCTTATTCTTCTTTACTACCAAAGGATTAACATTCTGTGCAATTCTTTTTACACCTGCAAACTGTCTTACTGTTAATGTCTTATTCATAATTATTTCTCTTAATATAATAAAATAATTCTGTTATTACTACTTAATTTAAATACGTTATACTTGGCAATGTAATACTCAATTGCGGTTAAATAGAAATTAAGAACTATCTGTACTGGAAATTGGGATATTGTTCCAATGAATAGATTAATTTTATTTCTTTCCTTACCTTTTTCCAATAAGAATTCTTCTAACATCCGTAATTGGCTATTTATATTAAATGGGATAATATTATATACTTGATTACCAAGTTCTATTGTCTTTTCCCTATCCATAATATTCCTTCATAGCTTTCACTACTACTCCTAAATCATTAGGAATAAAGTCCTCCGTAAACATATCAGCAGGAGACTTAGCAGGAATTTCTACCATACCATCCATGAATCTGTGAGTATAAAAGCCATAAGTAGCTGCGCCTTTATCATCATATTTAATAGATGAATACAGCACCATAGGTACAACCTCTACAGGATTATATTGATTATCAATCAGTTGGCCAATTGTACTAACCTTATATCCTACAGTAGTCTTATCACTCTGGACATCCTCACTATGAAGAATTAAGAACACATTAATATCCTCTCTCATAGATTCTATAGTAGAAATAATCTGTTGAAAGTGCATAGCCAACTCTGTATATTTACCATATCCAGTCTCTTTGGCCCTCTTGAAATATTCCTTCCTCATAATATAGATAGCATCATCTATAATGATATTATGAACATAGGAAGCATTCTTATCTATACCTTGAAGCATATTAATAGCCTGTGTATAATCATCTATCCTGAATAGATTCTTATTTTCTTTATTATATAGACTACTACTACCTTTAAAAGGCAATTTTTTACCTAAAACATTTAATATCACAGTTTCTTTAGGGTCTAAACCCTTAATACTAGAACTTTTTCCTGTTCCACTTTTTCCTAAAAGGATTACTGCATTTGCCATTGTTTTTGTTTTATAATGTTACTTTTACTTGAAAAGGGTTGCAAACTTATGAAATATTTTCCACCTGTGCAACTTTCTATTCACTTTATTTATTCCATAACTAAAGAAAGTCTTAGCAGTTTTGCTCTTCCTTGATTCCATATAGTTATATACTCTCTGTAATGCTTCCCTATCATCGGGTCTTGGGAGTTCACAAAATGTACTCACTGCACCATCAAAGAATAAAGGACAGATTTGACCATTTGCTCCATAGTCTCTATCTTCAATCACTTCCATGAACCTTATATGGTTCCTGAACTTGGTTATATCATATCCTTCATACTCTCTTAGTCCATACTTGAATGGACTATAAAGACCTATAACCATATTGGCATCTCTGGTAGTAGTCTTACAATCTGCAAGACCATCAGAAGATGGTTTAAGCTTATTCAGCTTTTGGTTCTCAATACCTTCTTGAGCCTGTGCTTGATGCTGAATCAACACAAAGATGAATTTCAATTGATTTCTAAGAGTAATGCCATACTTGCTCATCTTATCAATAGTTTCCATCTTCTTTAATCCACTTTCAAGAGATAGATTCGAGGCATTATCTATGATGATTATCCTCCTCTCCTCTGGGTCATCTGGGGTATAAGGATTGTCATTGTCTACCACATCTGCATCTATGATTTTATCTGTGATAGGGTCTTTCCTCTTACCTTTCTTGAAGTTAAGATGTCCATGAGCTAAGGCATAGTCTCTACAGTACTTATTGATTCCTGTAGGATTCCTTTGGCCATCAATATACTCAACCATATCCTCGAATGCCTTGATATATCTCTGATACTTATCAGATTCAAGTAATTCAAGAATCTTCTCATCAATAGGATGGTCTCTATCTGTACTTTTCAGTTCAGTAGGAGATACCTCTATTCCATCCAATCTAAACAATAGATGACACAAGAACTCATTGTACTTTTCCTCTGGACTCATCTCCAAAGTAAAATAGAGAACCTTAACTCTCATCTCAGGATGCTCCAATATAAAGAACAATGGTTCATATACAAATAGGTAATCACAGAACTTTGATTTACCTACTTTCTGATTGGCAGTTACTACTATGAACTTAGCAGTTTCAATGCCTGGAACCCATGCTCTAAATCTTGGAAAAGGGAAAGGAATACAATTATAAAGTCCACTAAGAACTCTCTCCCTCCTTAACCTCAGATTTCCCATTACTTGCTTAAATCTACTCATAATCAGTTAATTGTAGAAGTCCAATCATTTCTTAAATTCTCTTCTTGACCAGCATTCTCAATGTAACTAATCAATTCTGAGTCTCCCTCAACCTCACCAGCAGCACCAACTTTCTCTTTGAATATGAAATACTTTAATAACCTCATATATGTATAGTTTCCATTGAAACCTTCCACATACTTACTGGTTGCCTGTATGATTTGCTCATCAGTATAAGTATTTCCATACTTCTTGAAGAATAGCTTTAATCTTCGTACAATCAAAGCTACTCCATCTGCCCAATAATAGTTAGTGCCATCTTTTTTGCCTTTAGGAAATATCTCTTTGAGCCTTGTAGCCAACTGAATTAACCTGTCATTAGGTTCCTGTTTCTTATCAGAATCCACAATTACAGAATCTATTACCTCAGTGCCCTTATTAGTAAGTCTCCATCCAATCTGCTGGAACAAATCATCCCTATTAGCAGTTATGTAACCCTTCTTAATCAGCTCTTTCTGAGCCATATCAAGGTCAGCATTATTATGAATGGCAAGCATTAAGAGAGCCTCAGCAAGACTAATGTTGTTCTTCTGACATCCTTCTTTACTTAAACAAATTGTCATAGCTTAATGTCATTAATACTATCAACACTTATGATAGAATCCTCAGAATACTCTTCTATCATCTTCTGTACAAGTTCCTCTTCCCTTGTATCCTTGAAATAAAGTATGATGATAATAGGAGATTTATGTCTAAGTATTCTACCAACTCTTTGCTTTACTACAATCTCCGAACTATTCAAGTTGCAGAATATACCTATCCTACAATTAGTCAAGTTCACACCTTCATTGAGTATATTACAGGCAGTAATATGTTTAATCTTGTTAAGATTAAACATCTCAAGGTTCTTCACTGAAGCCTTATTCTTCGAGGTAATATTATATTTACCTAATCTCTCTGACTGCTCTATACTGCTACAGAAGGTCAAAGTCTTGTAATTCCTGAACTTGTCAAGAAGAGATAATACAAGGGCTTCCTTTTGTTCAGCACACCATTTCAACCTTTTGCCTGCTGTTGAAAGCCATAAGTTCTTTATTCTCTCATTTCTTGAGTTAAAGTACTTATTTTTGTACCACTCTATAAGTGAAGAGATACTATCATAGCAGCCTTTCTGAGTGGTGATTATATCACGACCAAACTTTTTAACCTTATAGGTATAATTAGTAGTGTCTAAAGTCAAAGGCAGTAGATATACTGTAGGCTCAGGTAATACTTCATCTTCTACAGCCTCCTTGAGACCACACTTAATGACCTCAGCCTTGTGGTTGTAGATAAAATAATCCCTCATGTCTCTCTTAATAGTGGCAGACAATCCAATGAAAGACTCATTGATATGGATAGTCTCCAATACATCAATTCTTGCTTCTGACAAATGCTGCATCTCATCTGCCACTACTACATCAAAGTATGAGTTCTCATAGTTCTTTAGTGACTCATAGCATTCAATGGTAATATAGTCAGACTTGATACCTCCCCATTTCTCAATCTCATCCTTCCAAGTCTGCTTATGCACAGTCTTAGCTACAAGAATAAGTATAGTAGTAGGGCTTTCATCATTCCTGAATACCCTATCACATATATGATTAATGAGGTCTATTGCTACTTTGGTCTTACCCATTCCAGTTATCAACTCAAGTATCAAGTACTTAACCTTATCTATCTTAGACAAAGCCAAGTTATTCACTTCTTCTCTTGTCATTTCTACTTACAATTCCTTTTAGTTTGTTAATGTAGTTAGGGTCTTCTGCATACCCTATGTCTGATAAAAACTTATAGTAATCATTCGGAGGTTTGTATCTATATTGCACATAGTCAAGATATGCAACCACACTCTCAGTCCAATGGTCAAATGTATAGTATCTGTGTTTCTTACTATTGTATAAGCCAAACAGGTTATTACCATTCAGACATAAGTCTGACTTAAAATGACCAGTTTCAAGTACAGCTTGTGCATAGACTATCTGAGGATGTTTAACCTCATAATATTCCAATGCTTCTATCAAGCCTTCTTGAGGTGATTTACTAAAGAAGTCTGGTTGCTCCTCATTAACTATGTGTACCACTTTTATTTCAGGTGGTTCATCTTCCTTCAAGTAGGAATGTACTTGAATTGCTCCAAGTACCCCTACTGCAAAGGAGATGAGTATGTTGAATACTCTCTGTTTCATATCCCCTTACATAATAGATTCTTAACCTTTAGTAGTCCTCTTGTGACAATGTTGCCTCCTCTCAATGAGAATACATGAGTATAGTCTTCACACTCATTGGGGTCCCACCCTGCATGGATTGCATAATATATGATGAAAACAGCAAATAGGAAGATGTTAGCTATAGGCAGTAGACCCAGTACAATCATAATAAGTGCCACCCATAATGGAACTATAACATCATATTCTTCCTGCAACTTAGCAGAACCACGACACCTATAATACACCTCAACATGAGTATCTTTCAAGATACTCAATGTCAAGATGATTATTAATATAGCAATAATCCACATCATTTGCTAATATCCTTAAAGATTGTAGGAACCTGCCCATATACAGGTAATTATAGAATAATCTTGTTATTAAGTCCTGACGATACAGGAAATATATTTCTTCTCTCCCTTTCAGCAACTTGCCTAGCTTCTTCCAAAGTATTATATCTACCAAAGGATTTGCCATTAATTCTTACTCTATATTTTCCCTCTTCTATGGTCACATTCCTACAATGTGTTAAACTACTTAGAGTAGAAGAAATATTCTGAGCATTTTGCTCCTTACTGACCTCCCTAAGATTACTTCTGACATTATTTAGTGTATTGTGGTCAATGTGGTCTATGACACTATTGGGATTTGACTTTTCAAATATAAAATTATGTAACCATATCTGCTTCCTAACTTTATTAGTTTGAATCTTAGTCTTTACTCCATCTATATGACCACTCCTATTTCTATTTATATGCCATGTACCTCTTATGGAAGATACCTTGAGTAAATCCTCTTTGCTTATATAGCACAGCAGACGAGTTCCTTTGTATATAATCTCTATAGCTACTATGTTATCATCTATTTCTACTACTCTGTTTTTCATATCACTTTCTTATTTTACCTAAGTCGAGAAATGCCGAGGTATTACCTCCAGTAATAACAGTTGGAACAGTTCCATCCCATTTCTCAATCCACATCTTCTCAAGAATTGCAGGAGTAAGAGCCTGTTGCCTTAACTCATTAGCTTTCTTCTCTGCCTCAGCAGCTACAATAAGTTTCTTAGCCTGAGCTTCTGCTACCTTGACCTCATTCTCTACCTGCATAGCCTGCTGGATTGCCTTATTCTTGGCATTCACTGACTCTACAATAGTCTGAGGATATTTGAGACCAGAGGTAAGCTGCTCCAACTGAAAGTTTTCTTTAGCAAGTGCCTGAGTTAAGTATCTTTCAATAGCATTCTCAATACTATCCCTCTTGCTTACAATGTCATCAGTGGTGAACTTATTAAGCTGGATTCTAAAGGCATCCTTTACATAGTTATATAGAGTACCTTTAATGACCTCATTAAGCTCTTTCCTGTATTTCTTGAAGACAGCAGGTGATTTACCATCAATAATCTTCAATGATACAGTAGGGTCTACAGTAAACTCAGAACCATCCTTTGCATTGATTGTAAATGGCTCATAGTCAATAGTCTGTACATAAGTAGGATACTCATATACTGTGGTAGTCCAAGGATTGTACCATACAATACCAGTTACCAAAGAAGCATCATCTACTCCCTTGTCACTACCATACAGGTTTACCTTGATACCTTCACAACCTGCATCTACCTTCTCCATACATGATGTCATTGAGAACACCATGAACAGGGACAAAAGTCCCAAAATCAATTTACTTTTCATGTTTTCTTCTTATTAATTTAGTTAAATACTTTGCTTTACAACTCATCAAATTCTTTTTGAACTTCATTGATTCTTTTGTTAATCTTGGCTACAGCAAGGAGCTTTATCTCATCAAAGTTGATAAAGGAGTCATCTATACTCATAGAACTTTGCACCTTGCCATATTCTCCTATAGTACAAACCTCTGGATGTAAAAATTTCTCTCCCTTCTCCCATCTTTGTTTTTGGTCTTTGAGATAAGATAATCTCTTGAGTAATTCTTCGCCTTTTCTCACCTTTTCCTCAGTCATTCTTTCTAAATTTAAGAGTTGTTAAACACTTTGTTTTGATTGAAATAAGTACTGTAGCCACAAGTATTAAGAATCCAATCACATTCCCAATACTATTGGATGTGCTAATCATACTAAGACTCAAGTTGAGTATTAATACAAATAGGACAAACCAAAGGGCTACTACAAGAACTTTTCTTTCCATAGATAATGATTATTAACCAATCTTTCTTTTACAGGCAACCTAATCCACTTCATAGGTGGATAGTTGGCTGATGGACAAATTACTTCATTCATGCTTTTTTTTTTGTTAAACTTATATTGCTTAGTCAGTGAGACTTTAGTCTCCTTCTTTAGTCAGAAATACATAGTCAGGTAACTCCTTATTATCTGACCATCTATATTCAGAATAGGTGGTATAATAAGGGTTAATTAGGTATTTTCCATCCTGAGACTTATTTACCCAAAATCTGACTCCTATACCTATTTCCTCTATCTTGGCAATCTTCATGTAAAAGTAAGATGCCTTGTAATCTGACTTTGCTGCTACATAGATTGTAGCCTTTCTTGATTTGTATAAACCAGTTGAGATGTAGAATGTACCAAGAAGCTGCTTTTCATGTGTCTCCTCAGCCTTCTTACATATATTATACAACTCTCTTTTACTCGGAAGATTCTGAGTATTGAACTGTGCCAATATGAAAGGTGATGGAACATAAGGACCTTTAGGTCTCTTGCTTCTCTTCTTATAGTTAATAATACCATTAGATAGGTAGAATCCTCCTGTATAATCTATATCTTCTTTATTCTTAAACATGTCATAGAACCACTCTCTAAGATTATACTTTTCAGTGCCTCTTCTACATCTTTGCAAGAACTCAGAAAATACTTTATCTACTGGTCTGCCTACATTCTTTAACAGGAATTTATGCAAATCTCCGTGGAAATAATGATAGCCATCATCATACCAATTATGAAAATACCATCCAGCAGCCTTTTCACCACCTCTCTTTAGTATTCTCTTTCTTGGATATTTCTTAGCCCATCTTGATTTCTTTCCATTCCTGTTTCTATTAAGTGTAAATTCTATCATACTTCAAACAGTTTTATGTAAGTTCTCCTACACTCCCCATTCCAATACCATTTGTTATACCATAATAGTACAATGTATTTATTCCTTGATGTGACTATATCAATCTTAGGAGAATACTTATTGTACATTACAATAATCCAAATACATAGCACAATGAGGAGTAATACACTAAATGCTGTCATACTATTCTGGTTTTAGGGCGACATACTACATATTCAAATCTTGAACAAATTCTTTTCCACTTCCTGTAATCATTACATGAGTTTTTCTTTAGTGCCTTTGCATCAATAAAGTTACTTACACAAAGCATATCATACTTATTAGATGGGTGATAACTCACCCCAAGCTGTCTATCTAAGTCTTGTATAATTGCTTCAATGGTTTCACCTGATACTATGAAGTCATCCACAACTATAAACCTTGTAGTACCAACCTCATTAATTCCTCTTAATGAAGAGCAATGAGCACTTGTATCTTCTTTCTTCCTGACAATCAGGATATAGGTCTTAGTAGTTGGGTTAATGTTATGTAACTCATTAAGCATAGCTCCTGCAATCATAGCTCCTGATGTGCCTCTTGCTACAAAAGTAATGCTTGTACCTTCCTCAATATCTTCTTTATATGTATCAAAGATTGCTTCTGCACTCTGTTGTATATAACTATGATTCCAATGAACACCAAATGGATATTCTACGGCAATAAAATGGTCAAAATGTATAAATTTAGGAACATATCCCATAGTCTCTTAGTTTTATCCTGCTTATTCAGCAGGTTGTAAAAAAAAAAGAAGGACAAGGATATTGATAATACCCTCGTCCTTTACCATGAGAACATATCCAGTTAGTCCTCAAACACTTGATAAGTGTACGAAGCACTCCCAAGATGTTCTACTGTTCTCTGCAAATGAGCTTCAAGTCTTTCCTTTTCACTCATTGCAGACCACTTGCCAGGCTTAGACCATGAAGGACAAGAATCCTTGTTAATCATGTATTCATAAGCCTCTTTGCTTATGTTCAGGGACTGTGTAGCTGGCTTGCATTTTCTTGTATGGAAAGTGATAATCTCTGGATTAGCACCATTTTTATCAGTCACCCTCACAGTGTGCTTCTCCATCTTGTCCCAATCCTCAACTACTTTTGTTACTGTTCTCTTTCTACCATTCTTTGTAGTAATAGTCTCTTGAGTTGTTTTAAGGCACTCCTCCTTGCTGAACATTGTGCTTCCTCGAAGCTCAATACTCAGACTTAACTTGATTTCACTCATGTTTATTAATCTTCTTCAGATTCTTCCTTCATGCGTAATTGCAGCAAGCATAAGAGCAGCCGTTGCATCATCTGTTTTTTCTCTCAACTCCTCTACCGTTTTAATGCGAAGAGTATGCTTCAAGGCTACAATGGTAGCCATCAACTCTTTCATATTGAGGAACATTGCACTTGTTACAATCACCTCAATAGGTGCTTGCACTGTTTTGCCTTTGTAGCTTTCTACCAAGTTTTCAACAAGTTCAACATTGGTTAAACTACCACTCTCTTTGCCATCTTTAATGGCTTCCGCAGCACTTTCAAAATGCTTCTGTTCCAGATTTCTTTCCAGAACCTTTTCTTCATTCTTTTCCATCTTTTTTTTTTAGAAGTGAAACAATAAATGTGATGTATCTTAGGACTCGAACCTAACCTCCAACCCAACAGCCAGTGTGCTACCAATTACACCAAGATACAAAGACAAGTTACACATAGCAAATACCTACTAACACAAAGCCAATATCAATAGCAAGAACCTGTTACTCCACCGAGAACAAGAACATCCCTCCATCAGTCAGATTTCATAGGGTTGATTATTTTGGAATAACAGACTATCTAATGGCTGAGCATTAGATATATCACTCCTTATTAGCAATTATGTATATTCTATGAATAAGAACAGATACCTGCTATATGTATTCAATAAGGTTAGAGATTAATATCCCAGGTCCTTATTTACTTGCCCAAAGAGTTGATAGTATTATAAATACCCAACAGGGAGTTGGGTACTATAATCTTCAACTTGCTGTACTCTTGAGACTTTTCATCCTTCCATGTCTTGAAGGCTCCTAATATACCTTTGAGTTCAGCTTGGTACTTTTGTGAAGCAGCCATATACTCTGTGTTCACCTTGTTAGTGGACTTATTGATAGCCTGCTCACAGCTATACTTCATAGCATTCAGTTGAGCCTGTATTTCTCTGTGCTTCTTTTGAAGTTCATAGAATACATTATCTACTATAGCTATGCTTGTAGTAGGAGTATAGGTGTAAATAAGGGCATCCCTACCTTTACCATCCACTTTATGAGGATGATAAATCTTATCCTTTAACTCCTTTCTTGCATCAGACAAGTGTCCATCAGGATGAATATACTTGCCTAATACAGCAGCCTCAGTCTCTAACTGATAGTATCTGTTTCTTTCCTTGATAGGAAGAGAAGCATAATACTCTACCTCAGTTAATACATGACCATAGTTAGGAGTTTCAGGTCTTGTTAGTCCATTCTCCTTACACCAATCCTCAAGACTGATAGTCTGCAAGTCCTTCATTAGGTTCTCCTTAGCTTTGATACCTTCTCTCAACCAAGCTATAAGGGATTTAGCCCGTGCTACTCCCTCAAGCAATGATTGTAAGTTATCTAAAGCTTCGGATGATTCCCCTGTCTGAATAGTACTTGTACCTCCAGTACTGCCTACCAATGCTACCTCAACATTAAAGAAGCTTATATTATTCAACTGTGCCTCCACACCTTGAATATACTCCTTAGCCAAGTTAGCAATATGATTAGCACTTGTAGAAGTTAAGGCTACTCCCTCTTCATCTTCCTTCTTGAAGAAAACCAAATCCTTTTGCATATCTTACTGTTTTAGTTATTCATGTAAATGTTTTAAGTAATCCCTTTTTTAGTCCTAAAAAGACAGTTAAACTTATTCAAATAATATATCAAGTATTCTTCTCCACTTACTTTTTCTTGTTCTTATAGTATTGTCAGAAGTATTACTTGACACATTCTTTCTATTACTATTGAGTGTTCCCTTTCTTCCATAAGTCATAAAGAGCTTACCACTTCTCTCTCTTAGTCCTCCTTGATGCCATTTCCATCCAATAGCAGCAGGAGTTCTATCAATTTCAAGAGAAGCTTCTCTAAATGCTCTTTGCAAGTTGTTAGGGTTTGCCTCAATTTTACTGATGACTACTTTCTCTTCATCCTCAGTCCATTTTCTAAGTGTACTCATTTGATAGTTTAATTATTAATTTTGTTCTGTAACATGATGTAGAATTAGTGAACTAAATCCCCATTGTATCTCCAGTAAGACTCGAACTCACATTAATAGCTTAGGAAGCTATGGTTTTATCCCTTAAACTATGGAGATATATGTGACACCCATAATCTTTAATAGATGACATTTACCTGCTCACTTCTATTAAGAAGAATAGGTGTCACATGTCTTAATAAATAAAAGGAGACTTATATTCACATACCAGTCTCCTGTAGTGACAATATGTCACCCGAACTAAAAACTTTTCCTAGAAATAATCAAATTACCTTATATGAGTAGATAAAGGTAGTCTTTTCCTACCAGCCAAATAAACAAAGTTTTTATTGAATCTGAGAAAGGTATAAGTGTTTGATTATTGAACCTATATTATTCCTATCTTTCATGGGCACTTTGTATTATTATAATTTCCTACGTACTCCCAACAAGACTCGAACTTGTGTCTACTCTTTAGGAGAGAGTTGTTCTATCCACTGAACTATGAGAGTATTTATAAGCACTCAGCAATAGGTATTCCTCCATTGTTATTTCCTATTATCCTCCCTAGTGGTAATAGTCCTGATTATTGAACTATCTTCCCTTTACCCGTCACAAGGAGACCATCTATCGGAGCTATAGTTAATAGACAGTCTTACTAAGTGCAAATATTCTTTCTTTAATCAAACAGACTCTTCACTCTCTCACCAAGAATCTCGACTGCTTTGACTGCATCTTCTTTCCTTTTAAAATATATGACTCCAGAATATACACCTTCTTCATGAGCACATACATCTATTTTCTCTTCTATTTCATTGTACTCTATAAAATACCCTACATTAATTGGGTTTTTCTTCCAGGAGCCATTGAAGAACTTAGCAATGATTGCCAAGTCTGCAAGTGTATTATACTTCCCTGCTTCATCAGCAGGAACCATGATACAGAAGCATGTACTGTATACCTTGTTGCTGATGTACTTGAGATTGAGTTTCAATTCATCCTCAGTGTATGCGCTTAGTGCTAATGTACGCAATGTACTATTATCACTATTATACCACTCCATTGCCTGTTCAAGTGTTACTTTGATGTTTCTTTTCTCTTCCATGTTACTTGTTTTTTGTTTGTCAATGTCGAAATTACTTCCTGCTAAGCTACCATTAACCAATCCAGCAGGCTGATTGATAGCTTGTCCATTTACCTTGGTAATATAGATGTCTTTCAGAGTTATTCCATCTTGCACTCTGTTTGTGCAGTTAGTAAATCCTGTCACTAACATCTTACTAGTATATCTTGGGTCTTCTACCATGTCATAAAGAGATATAGTATCATAGTTGCATAAGAATTTATATCTCTTGTGTGAAAGCATCTCCTTTACAGATAGCATCCTGTTTGTAAATACTACAGTTATTGTTCGCATAATTAATTTCTTTTATAGGATTATTTGTTATTTTCTCCTGTTATTTTGTTAAACCATTTAGAAAAAGTTAATACTTCAAGCTCTTCTTCAGATATTAGCTTGTAGCAAGTATAACATAACATTACACACATAATGATTGAATGTATGAAATATCCATTGTCATAGATGCTGTCTACTCCTGATATAAAAAGCATAACTGCAAAGGCTGTTATCCATAATAACACTCCTTTAAGTATAAGCTTAAATCTTTTCATTTTTCTTTATACAATATATACATTTATTACAAGATAAGTTGTTATCTATTTCCATGCTCATGCAGGGTAGTGAAGAACCATCACCAAACTCATCAGGTTGTCCTGTTTCAGGACAACTGCAAACTCTACCTTCCATCTCCTTTTCAGATAACTCAATGTCTCTGAGTGCATTAGTCCATCTCATCTTTTTCTGCCATATTTTTAAAGTAATAACTTGAATCTACTCTTGTTGTTTCTCTCTGTTCTTCAAATGGCTCTTGTGGACCACGAGAACATATCATTATTGATAGTAATAATGGAATGTACTTCATTTGTTATCTCCATTTACTACATCAAATATGATATAAAGAAAGAGTAGGCTTAATGGTAAGCCTACTAATAAGTATATGAATAAATCCATCATTTCTTTCTTTTATATTTGTAGAACTCTTTCCTTGCTTCTTTACCATTCTTGAAGTTAGTAACAACTGTTCTACCAGTAATTGATATAACAGTTATACTATATTCAAAGGCATGTTGTCCACCAAGGACTACTCTCCTTCCATAGACATCTACTATGACTTCTCTTATGAAACAGTCACAGTTTTCTCGGTGATAAGTATATTTTCTGCTCATTTGATTGTTTGTTTATAGGTTGATAAAAGGAAAGTATAATGGACTTGAACCATTACTAAGGTGTTATGACTGCTACTGTATTTCAAGGCAACTTCATTCATCCTTTGTGCTACCATTACACTAATACTTTCTAATTCCTAAATCATCTAAATATTAGTTGCTGTCTCTGATAATGTCTTAATTCTGACCTAAATATATTCAGTTTCCAATTTACTTTCTTACTCTTATCATAGTTCTAAGTTGAGCCTATTCCTTCATACTCACTAAGCTATTGGTATATATTCTGGGTGATGAAACCACTCTTTTCAACCTCACACAGTCCTTATGGGTGTATGTATCTTTACTTCTATGATGCAATTTCAGTAGCACTCCCAATATTATTGGTACTCAATTGAAGACATTTAACAACAATTAATATGTGTTTGTTTGATTGTTTGCTTGTTAGAGTGTGGTTTTGCATATAAACTGTAACAGTAAAAACAGTCATACATTATTGGATGATGTTTTACTAATTGTTGGTTTCAATGAGAGGTATTTGTGGGGGTGTGTCATAATGTCACACATCTGACAATATGTCAGTCCATACTATTAACCCTCAATAAATCAACAAGTTACAGATTAATAATAGACTGACAAAATGTCAGTACTATCTCACAAAACAAGAAAGATAGGACATAAAATGTATTCCACACCCTATTATCCTATCCTACTTACCCAATGTACTAAACTTCTAAATACTCTACTTACCTCTCTAATCCTCTTGTCAGGAAGAGATGTAGATAGAGCACATTTTATCTCACTCTATACATTAACAGAGTTAAATCCTATTACATATAATATAATGTGTAACATGTCTTGGAGTTATACTAAGAGCATATTAATGCTTACTCATATAACTTTTACACATAAATACTATTAATGTTCAAAGAATAAAACTGTATTAATGCTCAAGGGAAATAAAAAGGAAAGCAGGCATAAAGCCTGCAATCCCTTAGAAGCTTGCCAATACAGGTGCTCCACCCTGACCTTCCTCATGCAGAAGCCAGAAGTTAGAACCATCAGAGCCAGTGACATTGCTTAGCATAGGATGTGCTGGAATGCCTTTGACTGCAACTGCACCTGTCTTTGCACCATAGGTGAAGAAGAGCTTGCCTGTCTTAGGATTCTTCTTCACATCAATGCGTGATACATTCATTTGTGCCTTGAACTGTTCAACTGTCAGAGTGTCATTGAAAATAAGATTCTTTTCCATAATGGTAAAATGTTAATTTGTTAATAATGAAATTGTTTTAGCTACGGGGGTAGGACCCCCTTGGGCTAAGTGATGGGGAGGGTGTGGTTGGTGTAAGTACCACTCATAAAAATATCACAGAAAAAAAAAATCAAAAAAAAATTAGAAAGTGGATAGGGGAGGGGTCAAAATCACTCCTATACTAATTAGAAAGATGGAGAAAAGCAGTAAAAAAAAAGAGAAAATTATTTTTCCTATAAATTTTTCATTTATATATTTGCATATATCAAAACTTTTATCTACCTTTGCATCCCAGTAGAGGTTAATGGTGGGTTAACCTTTCACCCATGAGGTTAAAAAGTAATGGGTTAGAAGTTGGGTTAGTAAAGAGCAGCTTATTACATAGCTCTTGAGGTTGTCCCCAATACTACTAAAATTGCTACTATATAAATTAGATTGTATGGGCACATCCACCTGAGAAAAGGCACAGGGAATCATACTATAGGGGTATAATCAAGAACTGGTCTAATGAAGTTAGTAGTTAAAAGGAGATTAGAAATAACTCTTATGAAGCCATAACAAAGCTTCAGGGATATTACTATATACAAGAATGAAAAAGATAGGTAATTACATTAAGGATTCTATTAAATGGTTATGGCAGTTTCCACAGAATATGCTTGCTCTGTGTATAGAGGGCATATTGTGCCAAGCTGCATATAGAGAAGGTAAGGCAGATGGTAATACCATTATAGTGAATATTACTCTACCTTCAGCCATGTCTTTAGGAGATTATCTCTTTGTGAATCCTATGTCATCACAAAAGTCCATTCAACATGAATGTGGTCATAGTAAGCAATCTGATATATTAGGTCCACTATATTTGATAGTAATAGGAATCCCATCATTACTACATAACATAGTACATTGTCTGTGTAGTAAGATAGGAATTAAATGGAACTACTACAGTTTTTATACTGAATCTTGGGCTAACAAGTTAGTAGGAATTACTTGAAAGAATATAGATAAGACCTAAAATCAATCCTAACTTTACTCCTTCAAGACAAGAAAATGATACTTGAATTGAAAATAATTGGAGAAAAGCTTGCACAATTCAAATATTTTGCTTACCTTTGTAGTGCAATTAAGGAGAATTGGTTTTGGGAAATTTCCACATAAGGAATGTTACTTTAACCAGTTGTTTAAGGTAACATTCCTTTTCTTTTATTGCCCCATAGTGTAACTGGTCATCACATGAGATTTTGGCTCTCATAATATAGGTTCAAGTCCTATTGGGGTAACAATAAGATGCCCTCTTAGTACAATGGATAATACATGAGTCTTCTAAACTTAGAATATAGGTTCGATTCCTATAGAGGGTACTAAATATTGGGTTAGACGAAGTGGTTAAGTCACCACACTTTCAATGTGGAGATTATGGGTTCAAGCCCCATACCCAATACAAATAAATGGAGCTATCTACTAAGGGTTAGGTAACTGCCCTCTCAAGGCAGAAATTTGGGTTCAAATCCCAATAGCTCTACAACTTAGGGTGTGTAGCATAGTGGTTAATGTGCCTGACTGTCAATCAGGAGATTGGAGTTCAATTCTCCCACATCCTGCTAATCCACTTTTAATCTACTAAAGTCCTATCCTACAGAGGTAGATAGGCAAATGGAAGAATAAGCCTAATGGTAAGGCAGTAGTCTTGAAAACTACCAGTAATCATGTAAAAATGGTGTGAGAGTTCGAGTCTCTCTTCTTCCTCTGTTAATACCTATCTTACTAGGTTAAGTAAGACTAGATGACTGGTTCTACTAGCTAAAAACAACCACTCGGAGAGTAAACCTGCAAGGTGTAGGGACTACCTGCTAAGTAGCTTCGGGCAGTAAAATGTCTGTGTTTCAAGTACACTGCTCTCCGCAATATATAGTAGTAGCCTAATTGGTGGGGCACTGCATTTGGGATGCAGAGGATGCAGGTTCGAGTCCTGTCTACTATACTAATGGGGTTTGTGGTGTAATTGGCTAACACACCTCCCTTGCAAGGAGGAGTTCAGGGTTCAAGTCCCTCATTCTCCACACTATGTTTTCATGTTTTCATAATGTTGAGCTTTTGCTTGGACACTCTTTTGGACAGTTAGAGGATAAAGAAACTGTCCCTATTGCTCCTTAGTTCAGTGGTTCAGAATAGTTCCCTTACAAGGAAAAGGTCATTAGTTCGATTCTAATAGGAGCAACAATTATTGGGATGAAGCTTAAATGGTATAAGCTACTGGCTGTTAACCAGAAGATAGTAGGTTCGAGTCCTATCATCCCAGCTTATTGGTACTTAGTTTAATGGTAAAACCTCAGACTCCAAATCTGAAAGATGAGTGTTCGAGTCATTCAGTATCAGCTATAATGGGCATATCTTCTAATGGTCAGGAAGCTACTCTGATAAGGTAGTAATCAAGGTTCAATTCCTTGTATGCCAACAATTTTAGATTTTATTATGATAGCAAATTATATAGTAACTTATACAGTAAATAACAATTTTCATACATCTGAAATAGTTATTAAGGCAGATAGTGATGATAAAGTTCCTAAAGAGATATTAGAGTATCTTAGAACAGCTTACTCTCATAGGAAAGAGGAGCTGGCTCTTATTAGGTTCTGGAAAATAAGTTCTATATAAATATTCTGATGTATTTCAATGGTAGAAAGCTGCTCTCATAAGGCAGTAGTTAGTAGTTCGAGTCTACTCATCAGAACTGTGTCTGTAGCTTAATTGGTCAGAGCTTTGGATTGTGGCTCCAAATTGTGTGGGTTCGAGTCCCATCAGACACCCCAATATACTGGCATATCCCCTCTGTCTTATACACAGTAGAAAGGGTAATAGGTTGCATGTGGGTTCAACCCCCTCTGCCAGTACTACCTTGGAGTACCAGAGTGGCTAATGGCACAGACTGCAAATTTGATGATTCGTGGGTTCGAGTCCCACCTCCAAGTCTTAACAAGCTCCTATAGCTGAATTGGTTAAAGCAACAGTCTCTTAAACTGTGGATTCAAGGTTCAAGTCCTTGTGGGAGCACAATCTCAACCTTGGCAAATATTCCCCCAAAGCATTGATGGTGGATGCTCAGGACTTTTAATCCTGAGAGTAAGGTTCGACTCCTTATGGGGGAACATAACATTATTAACTCCAAATTTTTATTGTTATGAAAAGAGTTCTTTCATTAATTAAGAAGGGTACTAAGGCATATCTTAGACAAGCTGCTAAGACTTGTGTTTGGACACCTACAGGAACTATTCCAGTTGGAATATAGTTCCTTTGATGTTGGAGTGAGTAATAAATATATATATATATGGGGTAGCTTTAATGTGGTGAATTAGTGTGGACTGTAAATCCACTGCCTCAGGCTATTTAAGGTTCGATTCCTTTCTGCCCCACTTCAATAGAAATCTTTGTCCTTGACTTATGGAAGGTGATATGGGTAGAGACACAAATAAGTCATTATGGGTGTTGGGCAGGTATGGTTACATTGCGCAGGTCTGAAAAACCTGAGAACAAAGTTCAATTCTTTGAACACCCACATAATGCCCCTCTGATGGAATGGTAGACATAATAGTCTTAGAAGCTATGACCTTAGGGTGTAAGAGTTCGAGTCTCTTGGGGGGTACTAAAAATAGTTTGAAAATAATTAGGAAAATATTTGGTTAATTGAAATATTTTGCTTAACTTTGCAACATCAAAATAAGAGAATATGTTTGAAGAAGATAGCCTATTTACTCCAATGGAATCAAGCAGAAGTACTGAAGTATCTGGTTCTCAGTTCTTTATTAACTTCTTAAATCAACTTGAAGGTTGGAAGACTAAGTGTAAGAACTTGCATTGGGCAGCACCTAAGAAGAACATCCATGTATATCTTGATGAGTTCCTTGATATATTGTCAGATTATCAGGATGGTCTTGCAGAAGGATATATGGGAATACTTGGTAAAATGCAACCTAATGCTATCAAAGGAACTCCAAGTGATGCACTAAATGCTTTTGACTTTATAAGTGAAGTTAAGTCTGCTACTATTGCATTTTATGATAAAATTCCTCAAGAGACTGTTTATAAAGGCATAGCATCTGAATGTGAGACCTTTATTCAGAATATCAATAAGTATGACTACTTATTCCACTTATGTGATATAAGACCTTATTGACAAGAGATGCTCTCATGGTGGAATGGTAGACACAACAGACTTAAAATCTGTCAATCAGTAATGGTTGTCTGGGTTCAACTCCCAGTGGGAGTACCATTTGCCTCCTTAGTGTTAATGGTTTAGCAAGCCTGTCTTGTAAACAGGAAGAGAGGGTTCAAATCCTTCAGGAGGCTCTATAATGTAGGTATGGTGTTAGTGGTTAGCATATGACATTGCCAATGTCAAGGGGTCAGTTCAAATCTGATTATCTACTCAAGAGATGTGGAATTGGTGTTAGTGGTAACATATCTGCCTTCCAAGCAGAAGTGGACAGTTCGAGTCTGTTATTCCACTCAATATACATCATGGGGTAGTGTAATGGAAACATGTGAGCCTCATAAGCTCAAGAAGCAGTAATACTGTGTTGGTGGTTCGAGTCCACCCTCCGCAACTAATTTAGATAATATGAAAGAGATAGAAAAAGCAGAGATGACAAGGATCAAAAAGATTAATGGTTCAGAGGTTCATCAAGTTATGACTGCATTAACTGATACTACAATCAGAGGTATTGTAAGGTCAGCTAATGAGGAAGGAATTAAGAGAGAGGATATAGTTTCCCTACTTAAAGAAAATGATCAGTTTGTATTAATCTACTTTAGATAAAAACATTATGGAAATGGAAGAGCAGAAGACAATAGAAAGACCCTTGATGAGTGAAGAAGAGTTCAAGGATTATATGGAGAAGAATAGAGTAGATGTTGTAGGAGATTTCTATGGAAAAGATATTCTTCATCTAAGAACCTATGAAGCAGTAAGCAAGTTCAAGTCTGTAAGGAGAGCAATTAGGAGAGGTCATGTATCTCTTGATGGTATTATCTTCCCTAAGAGACCTTTCAATAACAAGGCTAATACTTGTAGGAGAAAGGGGCATCACAGTAGGACTATTAATGAAAGAAAGAAGATGATTTATGAGCAGCTTAAGTACAGAAAATCAGCCTAATGATTACAATGAAGTGCCAGTATTATACTGCAAGCATTGTCTATCATTGAATATTAGGAACGTTCCAAGAATGGAGGATTCAGATTACTGTGATGATTGTGGTTCTACTGATATAGGAGAATGTTCAATAGAAGAATGGGAGACCCTATACGAGAATAGGTATGGACATAAGTATCTTGAAGAATATTAACGATTAATTATAAAATAAAATGGAAGAGCAAAAGGGAAAGGTTGTAGAAATGCAGCCAACAACAAAGGAAGTAGAAAGACCTGAGAAGATGTCTTATGAGCAGTTAGAGAATGTAGCTCATCAACTTAGTGAGCAGTCTAGACAGTTATATATTAAGCTACAGCAAGCTAATATGAATAACATGTTTAAAAGACTTGATTACTTGTTTAAAGTAATAGAGAATGAACATATGTTTAACCACGAGTTCATTAATAAATGTACTAATGAGATTGAAGAGCTTATCACAGTTCCTGAAGAATCTGAAAAAGATAATAAGAAGGAAGAATAGCTAAATGCTAAGATTTAAAAGGAATATACTATGATGAAGAAGCCTGATAACATAGTTAGAATACCTTGTTCATTAGATAAGAGCTTCTTTAGGTTGTGGTTCAAATTTTTAGAGCCTTTTCATAAGCTAACTGATAGAGAGATTGATGTAATTACATCCTTTGTCAAGCAAAGATATGAACTCAGTAAAGTTATCAAGGATAATGAGATACTTGATAAGGTTACAATGAGTGAAGATACAAAGAAGAAAGTAAGGGAAGAGTGTAATATCACTCTCCCGCACTTTCAAGTAATTATGGGCAAGCTAAGGAAGAATAAAGTTATCATTGATGGTAAGATTAATCCAAGGTTTATTCCCAACATTGATGAAGAGACTGGCATTTTCCAACTATTGTTACTTTTTGAATTGAAATGAATTATCCTGATATAATTGGTAAGGTTTCTGAAGAGTTGAATTTGCCTAAAGAAGTGGTAGATAAAACATATAAGGCATTTTGGTTATTCATTAACCAATCTATACAGTCCTTGCCATTAAAGGAGAATCTTAATGAAGAGGATTTTGCTAAGTTAAGAACAAATTTCAACATTCCATCACTGGGTAAACTGACTTGCACTTATGATAGGATGTTAGGTATGAAAAAGAGACTCAAGTTTATTAAACAGATAAGGGAGAAGAAATGTTAAAAGTTAAGAAAATAAAGCCAATGTTCACTGCACTTATCACTACAATGGATAAGTATGAACATGATGTGACTACAAGAGGTGGTCTAATTGATACTACTAAGCAGCAAGGTGGATTAAAAGAGTATCAGACTGTACTTGCAGTAGGTAGTTCAGTAAGAGATATAAAGGTAGGTGATATAGTATGTGTAAACCCTGCAAGGTTTGCAGTAAGAAAACATCAAGCAGGCACTCTTAAAGATGGAATTGTAACTGACAATCCTGTTACTACTTACAATTTTGATGTTGTTGAGATGGATGGAAAGCAGTGTCTATTGCTACAGGATAGGGATATTGACTTCATTATTGAAGAATGGGAAGAAGTTCCAGATACTCAGCCACAAGTATATGTGCCAGACAAAAAGCTTATTGTTTAAGACTTGTTCTTGCTGTAATAGAACTTTGCCTATAGATAATTTTTATACCAGAAGTTATAAAGATAGGAATGGCAACATCCATAAGTATCCTGATTCTAAGTGCAAAGATTGTAAAAATGCTTACAGCAGGAATTATAATAATGTAAATAAGGATGCACTGAAGAATCTCCACAAAGAGTGGAGAGATAAGAATAAAACAAAAGTCAAATCTTATAGAGATAAGTGGAGAAGAGAACATCCAAACTACTATAAAGAATGGGCTGAAAGAAATAAGTCTAAAATCAGACTCTCACAGATTAAGTATAATTATAATTTAACTGAAGAAGAGTATGAAGCTTTACCAAAAGCTTGTGAAGTGTGTGGAAATACAGAAAATCTATGTATAGACCATGACCATATTACAGGAAAGGTTAGAGGAGTATTATGCTCAAGATGTAATTCAGCTCTTGGCTTACTGGGAGATAGTAAAGAAGTCATATTAAAGTTGGCTTCATATATAGAAAAGCAGTAGTGAAAACTACTGCTTTTTTTTTTTGAAAAAAAAAGAAAAGTTATGATGAAATTACTTAAATATGAAGGTTATAAGGTTGTGATAGAACCAGAGCTTTTAACATTAAAGCCCTTCAAACAAATATGGACAAGAGATAAAACAGTGAATAAGGACAAAGCCTTAGCAGAAATTGCTTTCATCTATTTTATGACTGACCCAAGAAGTGACTATCAATACCTTGTAGATGACAAGGAGAGAATGGAAGCCATTAAAGAGGGAGAAGGATTACCTCCTAAATGGGAACCAGACAAGATAGTAACAGAAGCAATGGAATTTTATAAATCATTTAAGCCAATCTCTGCACTACTCCTTGAAGACACGAGGTTTATGGTTAATAAGTTCAGAGCAAAACTAAGAGAGCTGGACTTTGATAGTCTTGAGGTTAAGGAGTTTAAGGAGATTACAGCCATTGTGAAACAGATTACACCTCTCATTAGAGATTTGGATGAGGCTGAGAAAGCACTTAACTCTGAAATGAGGAGTTCAGGTAAGATGAGGGGACAGGGAGAAAAGACTATATTTGAAGATGACTTGGCACTATAACTATGAAAGCAGAAGATATTATAGAAGGGCTTAATAAACATATTGAGACAAGGAGAAGTGAGAGGGGAATTGAGAATGTAGGGCACATGGTATTACAGAAAGAAATCATGCCTCATTCCTCATTCAAGGTTTATAAGATTTACAAGTACACTCTTTGGTTCACTAAGAGAGGTAAATCTTATAGAGTAATAACAGTACAGCATACCGCTAAGGTTCCTGATGGTCAGGAAGAGAATATGTTAAGAGAGATGAATATCATGTTGAGTACACTAATATTCAATTGGATAGGCTCTGATTTTTATGAAGCAGTTATAAAGGGAGAATATAATGGAGTTTCAGAAAATACCAATGAATAAATATCAAACTGAGCTAACTGAGGAATTGGTTAATAGCCTTCCTCAGGAAGTTCAGGACCAGTTATTTGATATTATAAATAATGTAGAGTTTGTCAAGAGACTGATAAGTCCTACAAGAGAATATGCCAAAGACAGGCCAAGGGATGATAAGGGTAGAATTATTGTAGATTTAGTCAATCCCCATATACTTGAGAATATGGATTACTTCAGGCCATCTGCTATACATTATGAGAAGTATGGTACATTTACCAACCTTAGACCTAATGCCAATCCTAATAGTGAATATGGTAAGTGGATAAGAGAAGAGAGAAGAAGGATTTGGGATGGATATGTAAGGGAATCTGATGGAGAATGGGTTACAGGATATTTGTATTGGTTCCTTAATTATTCTCCTATGATGCTATCCAAGATTAGGGAGTATAAAGATAAGGATGGTAAAAAGAGGAAGTCAAAGAGGGCAGATAGAGTAGAGTCATTACCTGAGTGCTGGGAAGGTATATATTGGAGATTCCATTGCTTAGACCAAGCATCAAATGGTGGCCTTTACAACAACTTTGAAGGAGGTCAGCACATGGCTGAGCTTGCATCCAGAGGTAAAGGTAAGTCATATAGTCTTGCATCAATTCTCAATCACATATTTGTAGTGGGTGAGAATAAGGATGCACATGAGAAAGTAAAGGGTGTAGTAACTGCTTATCAGAAGGAGTACCTTACCAAGGATGGTGTACTCAACAAGTTTGTAGATATGGCTAACTTCTGTGCAACTAATACTCAGTTCCCAAGAAAGAGATTAAAGAACTCTTTACAGGAAATGACTTGGACAATGGGGTATAAGGATATGGAGTTGGATATTGAAAGAGGCACTCAGAATACAGTCTTAGGTGTATCATCTAAGGATGATGAATCTAAGTTGAGAGGTAAGAGAGCTGCCAAGATTCTTATCGAGGAGTTTGGTACTTTCCCTAGACTTGTAGACCTATATAATGTATTGTTACCTTCAGTACAGGATGGTGATATTATCTTTGGACAAATCTATATGTTAGGTACTGCTGGTGATAATGAATCAGACTTTGCTGGTGCCCAAGAAATCATGTATAATCCAAGGGGTTACAATATGTATGCCTTACCTAATGTGTTTGATAAGTATAATCAGGGTAAGCCTTATTTTGTGTTCTTCTTCCCCGGTTATGTAAACAGAAAAGGATGTTATAATGAGAATGGTGTATCTGATGTAATTAAGGCTCTGATTGAAATTCTTATGAATAGGTATAGGGTAAAGTATAATTCTACTGACCCTAACACTATTATTAAGACTATTGCTGAGGTTCCTATTACTCCTGCTGAAGCTATTGTTAAGACAGGTGTAAATATGTTTCCTGTAGCTGACTTGACTGAAAGAATAGGTCAATTGGATGCTAATCCTACAGAATATGATGATGTATATGTAGGTGATTTGGTATTTAATAAAGATGGTCAAGTAGAGTATAAACCTACCTCTGCTACACCTATTAGGGATTTCCCACATAAGGATAACAAGATAGAGGGTGCTATTGAAATATACCAAATGCCTGAGATTGATAAGAACACAGGTAAGCCATATAATGACAGGTACATATTAGGTGCTGACCCTTATGATGATGATGAGTCAAATACTATGTCTTTAGGCTCTATATTTGTATTGGATTTGTGGACAGATAGAATAGTAGCTGAATACACTGGAAGACCTCCTTTTGCTGATGATTACTATGAAATTTGTAGAAAACTTTGTCTATTCTACAATGGTAGGTTGAATTATGAGTACAATAAAAAAGGTCTATTCTCTCACTTCTCGACAAGAAATAGTCTCTATCTTCTTACAGATGTCCTTGATTTCTTAAAGGAAAAGCAGATGATGAAGGATGGCTATGGTAACAAGTCAAAAGGTACTAATGCCTCTCCTGCCATTAATGCTTATGCAAGGAGCAGATTGAGAAGCTGGCTATTAGCTCCAGTTCCTATTATGCAGACTATTGATGGAGAAGAGAAGGAAGTAATGGTTCCGAGACTATTTACTGTAAGGAACAGAGCACTACTGAAAGAGCTTATTAATTACAACTCTGAGGGTAACTTCGATAGAATATCTGCTATGGGTATGCTAATGCTTCTAAGGGAAGATAGAATGATAAGATACCAAGGAGATGTTAGTAAGGAAAAGCAGGAAAGGGCTAATAACAGCTATGATGGTAATGACCCATTCTTCAAGAGAAATTATGACTTTAGATTTAGGCAGTAAATTTAGTAAAAATGGAGACTGATGGTTAATAAATTACTTATATACTTGCATAGGTCAAGGATTTTATTTACTTTTGCGCAGTAATTAAATTGAAGTATAATGGGATATGAAATGATAAATTTGCCTCCACAGCAACTTCCCTTCAATAAGAAAAATAAAGCTTGGAGGAAGAAGCACTTGGATTGGGCAGACAGTAAGACCTTCTTCAATTATAGCTTAGTTAGAAAATCTGTAATACATAAGAAAATAAACTATGACTTGCTCAATGGTAAACTACACATGAGTGACCTTGAGATGATACTGAATCCTGAAAAGCTACAGGCAGGTTTTATACCTGACAGGATTCAACACTATCCTATTATGAATAGTAAGTTGAATGTGCTTAGAGGTGAGGAAAGTAAGAGAGTCTTTGACTTCAAAGTAGTAGTTACCAACCCCAATGCTATTACAGAGATAGAGAATAACAAGAAGCAAGAATTACTACAGAAGCTGCAAGAATGGGTATCTAATACTTCTCAATCAGAAGAAGAGGCTAACCAAGAGCTTGAAAAAATAAATGACTACTACACCTATGAGTGGCAAGACATGAGGGAAATTAGGGCTAATGCTCTTCTTAACCATTATGTAAAGGAGTTAAATATTTCTTTAATGTTCAATCAGGGATTCATGGATGCAATGGCAGTTGGTGAAGAGATTTACCAATGTGATATTGTAGGAGGTGAACCTACTATTGAAAGATTGGACCCACTCAAGGTAAGAATCTTTAAGTCAGGATATAGCAATAAGATTGAGGATGCAGATATGATAATCCTTGAAGATTATTGGAGTCCAGGTAAAGTCATTGATACCTATTATGATGTATTGACAAAGAAAGACATGGAGTACATAGAGAAGATGCCTGACCATGTAGGTCAAGCTGCTACAGACTCTATGGATAATGTTGATGAGAGATACGGCTTTGTCAATAATCACATGATAGGGGATGAAATAAGTACAGAGGGATTCTTTTGGGACCCACTAGGAGGATATGACGGAGTCAATAACTCACTCCTTCCTTATGATGTTGCAGGAAACTTGAGAGTACTTAGGGTATATTGGAAGTCAAGAAGAAAGATTAAGAAGGTAAGAAGTTATGATCCTCAAACAGGTGAAGAAGTATTCAACTTCTACCCAGAAACTTATGTAATAGATAAGAATGCTGGAGAAGAAGAACAAATATTCTATGTCAATGAAGCATGGGAGGGAACTAAGATTGGTACAGATATTTATGTCAATATGAGACCAAGAGTAGTTCAGTATAATAGACTAAGTAACCCTTCAAGATGTCACTTTGGTATTGTTGGCTCTATTTATAATCTAAATGATAATAGGCCATTTAGCTTGGTAGATATGATGAAGCCATATAACTATTTGTATGATGCAATACATGATAGATTAAATAAGCTGATAGCAAGAAACTGGGGTTCATTGCTAAGATTAGATTTTGCCAAGAAACCTAAGGAATGGGATGTAGAGAAGTGGTTATACTATGCAAGGACTATGGGTCTTGCAGTAGAAGACAGCTTCAAAGAAGGCTCTATGGGTGCAGCTACAGGTAAACTTGCAGGTGCACTAAACAATGCTTCTACTGGAGTGATTGCAGCCTCTGATGGTAATCAAATACAGCAATACATTAACCTTCTTGAATTTATCAAGATGGAAATGGCAGAGATTATTGGTATTACTAAACAAAGAGAGGGTCAAGTAAGTAATAGAGAGACAGTAGGTGGAGTAGAAAGAGCAACATTACAATCTTCTCATATTACAGAGTGGCTGTTCTTTATACACGAGGATGTTAAGAAGAGAGTCTTGGAATGCTTCCTTGAAACAGCTAAGATAGCATTAAGAGGCAGAAGCAAGAAGTTCCAATATATATTATCAGATAACTCAATGAAAGTTATGAAGATAGATGGGGATGAATTTGCAGAGGCTGATTATGGTCTTGTAGTGGACAACAGTAATGGTATTCAAGAATTAAACTCAAAACTTGATACTTTAGCTCAAGCAGCATTGCAGAATCAGACTCTATCATTCTCAACTATTATGAAGTTGTTTAGTTCATCTTCTCTTGCTGAGAAGCAAAGACTTGTTGAAAAGGATGAGAGAAATATTCAAGAAAGACAAGCTCAAGTACAGCAGCAGCAGTTGCAAGCACAACAGCAGGAGATAGAACAAAAATCTCAAATAGAACAAGCTAAGATGCAGCAGGAGGATATTCTTAACCAAAGAGACAATGAGACAAAAATTCTTATTGCACAGATGCAAGCTTATAGTAAAAATAATGAGGATGATAATATATCAGAACCTGAATATTCGCAAGAGGCTAAAGACAAGTTAATTCAGCAAATTAAAGAATTTGATGCTAAAATTAAGTTGGAGAGAGATAAATTAAACTTCGAGAAGCAAAAACATTCAGAGGATAATGCTTTAAAGGAAAGAATTAGTAGAAGACAGTCTAACAGGAATAATAGTAATTAAGTGCGCAATAATTATCTATTTTGAACAAATGATATATAAATAAGATAAATAAAATTCTAAATGATATGAAAAAATTTCAAGGTATAATAGAGTCTCCTACTCCCCCACCAATTAATTGCTTTTGGCTGTATAATGGCACAGTAAGATATTTTAATAACAAAACAGGTAAGTGGGAGTCAGTTAACTCATCCGAAAGTAACTCTGATATATTGAAAATAACCATAAGTGAAGAGGACCTTAATAAGGTCTCAAATGGAGAGCAAGTTATAATAAAGAATAATAAGATTTCTCCTTATGCTAATGTGCTCATACTTGAATCAGGTAAGTATTCATACTATTTTAATAAAGTAATGCAGAGTAATGGTACTAGCCAATATATTACTGGCAACATTCATACTAAAAATCATGAATTTGGTAATTTAGGAGCTATAGTATCTGAAGGAGTCATAACACTGACATCAGTATTTGTTAACTATTCAAATGCTATAGTTGAACTAGAAATAGGAGATTCTAATGAAATAAAAGAGCATAATTTAAATAATTTGGTTCAAGGACATTTCTTTACCCATCTTGATTATGGCTATGGTGTTGGAACGTTCCAAACTAAGATTGGAGGATTTGCTCACGTAACTACTGCTTATGGGAACGAGGTATTTTATAGTATAAAAGATGATGGGTCTATCATCAAAGATGAAGACTATATAAAGCCTAATGAACCTTACACTATCCAACTTGACTCAAATGATATAGGAAAACCGTTAGAAGATGTTATGGCTTCCCATATATTGAATTGTGGAGAAATTATAGTAAATGGAGTAACTGGTCCTGTTACATATACTAGAAGTGTTGACTCTACAGAGTCAATGATTTACTTTATTAGTAGTAAAAAGGATAATTCTTTTCAGATACTGACTTATAATGTTTCTAGCAAAACTATAACATCTGCTATTTCTAAATATACTGTTCCTGCTGCTACAAAATCTAGCATAGGAGGTGTAAAAGCAATGACTAATATAGCTGATGTTGTAAATGGTAGTACTACTCAAGACACAGTAGATGTATTAGTTGGGACTGTTAATAGTTTATTATCTCAGCTTAGAGCTGTCGGTTTAATTATAAATTAGTATGTTCACAAAAGAGCAAATTTATGAAATTTCAAAAAGATTATCTGAACTAGGAATAAAAGATACTGATATGGAGGAAACAGATAAAATATCCTCTGATGATATAATTGCTATAGTTCAGGATGGCGTTAATAAAAAGGCTTCTATTGGGAAGGTTTTATCCTCAGTAGGAGGCTCAGTAGTTATTGAATAATAATAATAATAAAAAAAAATGGAGATTTCAAACTTTTATGGTAATTTAAGCATTACTGATGTTCAGGAAAAAGCAGCTCCTGTTGGTGATTCACTAAGAGTAGCAGTAACAAAGACTTCCGCACAAGGTAAAGCAGCACAAAGTGCTACACCTAATTTAATGTCTTTCAGTACTGATGAAAACAGTATTTGGTTTAACAGGAAGAAGTACGGAGTGTATATATTAAAAGGGTTTAACAACCTCAGTACTGATAGTAATACAGGTGTTATTCAATCCTTTTTGGGAGACTTTACCTATGATAGATGGGTAGATGCTGTAAATACGGGAAATATTGTATTTGTTGAAACAAATAATATATTAATACCTGCTAGTGTATATGCTAATAACTCTGGGGACCTAAATATAATGTTTGTTACACTTATATATACCTATTCTGTTAGTATACATTATTCAACTGGTAGTGGGTATTCTATTAACCTAATACAACAGGACTCTTTAGTGAGAGTTGCAGATGTTAATAATACACTCACTAATAGCAGCACAGACAATCCGCTATCCGCCGCAATGGGAAAGAAGCTAAATGATGAAAAGCTTGCAAAAACGGATGTAGTGAACAGCCTATCAGATTCAAGTACTAACAAAGCATTATCAGCAGCTCAGGGTAAGGCACTTAATGGCAAGATTTCTGCGTTAGGCTCTGTCTATAGAATAAAAGGTAGTAAGACAAATATTTCAGAGGTTTTAGCTTTGACAGATGCAAAGGTTGGTGATGCTTGGAATGTAACTAATGCCTTTACCTTTGGAGGTAAACCATATCCTGCAAATACTAACATTGTATGTATTACAGCAACAAGTACATCTGACCATGATGAAAATAATTGGGACCCTATTGGTGGTACAGTAGACCTAAGTCCTTATGCAAAGAAAACTGAAGTAGAAGAAAGTGATAATGAAATCTGGAAACAGCTTAATGTAGTGGTTAACAAAGATGAAATAGTTAATAACCTTACTTCCACTAATACTGATAAGCCACTTTCAGCAGCAATGGGAAAGAAGCTTCAAGATGAGAAGTTATCTAAGACGGATGCAAACAATACTTATTTAACTAAAGTAGATGCAAAATCCACTTATGCAGAGAAAGCTGATGGAATTTCCCATTATAGCATAGGAGAACTTACAGCGTTAAGTTCTAATCCTACACAAGAACAACTTAAAACAACTTTAGGGACACCGTCTGCTTTTAGAAATGCCATTGTTGCAGGAGAACTAATATTAGTAACTGGCAATGCTAATGTGCAATCTCAAAAATCGGCAACATGTATAATTGATTCAGGTAATGTAATAGTAAAATATCTTCATCCCGGTAATAACGATTGGACTGTAATCGCAAAATGTGTCCCTGCAAGTAGTGGTGATAACTGGGATAATGCGCAGTTCAGTGTAAGAATCGTTAAACCTTTGGATTCAGCGGGTATTATAATAGAATAAAGCTATAGCAGCGAATGAACAAAACATGTTATTAACCCTGCATCTGATGGTGGTACAAAGTGGGAAGGATATTCGGTACTAATTAATACTGAATTAGTTCCACTATCTAGGGTAGTGGATAGCTTAGATTCAACTTCTCTATACCCCTTATCAGCTAATCAGAGTAAGCAGCTTAAAAGTTTAATTGATAAAGTTAAAACAGACATAATAATTGAGTAATATGAGTGCTAAAGGAAAAGAACTCAGAGTTAGTACATCAGTGAATAGAGCAACTGCATTAGGTAATTCCTCAGGGGAATTACCTAATGTTATGTACTTCCCAACTGATGATCCTAATTCTATTATCTTTAATGGAAGAATATATGATTTAAATAGGCTTATTACAGCTCCTGTAATTCTTGATGATGCAAAAAGTTTAGATACATATAAAGGAATTTCTAATGCAGGAGTTTATGTAGGTAAGAGTGGTAATAAAATATCCAATAAGCCCGGGGGTGTAGATGCTTTTATTTTGCAAGCTTTTAGTTATCTTCCGAATGAAATACATTATCAGATTTTATATAGTGGGAATAAAATATATAGTAGAAGATATGTTGAGTCTAGCTCTTTATGGACACCTTGGGAAAAGTTGGGCGCAGAAGGATTAACATCTATACCTAAAGCTACTACTTCTGCATTAGGTGGTGTTATGCTTGGATATACTAACAGTGGTAGAAATTACAAATTAGAATTGGATTCTAATGGGAAGGCATTTGTAAATGTTCCTTGGACAAATACTACTTATAGTAACGCTACTACAGAAGTGAGTGGTCTTATGTCTACAAGTGATAAATCTAAACTAGATGGAATTACATCCAGTGCAGATGCAGTGTCTTTTTCTAGAGCTTTATCATCTGGGACAAAGATAGGTACAATTACTATTAATGGTGCTAATACTGATATTTATGCTCCTACTGCTGGAACATCCCCAACTTATAGTCAGGCTACATTCTCTACATTAGGGTTAGTAAAAATAGGTTATCCTGAAAGTGGTAAAAATTATCCTGTTGAGTTAAATTCTTCTGGACAAATGTATGTCAATGTCCCTTGGACAGATAATAACACTACTTATGGACTTGCTACTACCAGTGCTAATGGATTGTTAAAACAACTAAGTGGAAATACCTCTCAATATATGAGAGGTGATGGTACTTGGGCTACTCCTCCTAATACTACTTATAGTTTGGTAGGAGCTAATGGTTCAACTGGATTAATAAAGAATGGTAGTTCAGTAACCAATGCTTCAGGATATACAGCTTGTCCCATTATTGGGGGAGTGCCTTATTATAAGAATACTACCTATTCTGCGGCAACATCATCTAGTTCTGGACTTATGTCTGCATCAGATAAATCAGATTTTGATGAAATTAGAGCAGATTGGACCAATGGTGGTGTATTTGTTCATGAAAATAGTTCTCTATATAATTTAGCAATTAGAGATGGTTCTCCATCTAGTAAGGCAGATGAGTTAGCAATGTTTCTAGATGATGGAACTCTAAGTAATTCAGCAGTAACATTAAATCAAATTGCTCTAGTTGATAAATCAAATGTATGGTCAGTATATCAGGACTTTAAAGCAGGAGCAGGTAATTCTGGGTCTGACATGAGATTTAAGAAGGAAGTAGAGCCTGTAACAAGTATATCTGAAAGTATAGCTAAACTCGATATAATCCAATATATTTGGGAACATCCTGATGAAGAGAGAATAAGGAATACCTTTGGTGTTAAAGCTGACCAGTTACTCGAATTAGGAGGCATATTCGCTACTATGGTTCATAGTAGAGGCGATAAATATAATACCAAGTGGGTGGAGTATGATAGATTTGGGGTATTGGCTATCAAAGCTATACAGGAGTTGCTGAAAAAACTAGAATACTGTGAGACTGAGATTGCAAAACTTAAGACTAAGTTATAATTATGGGAAGGGAGTTTATGACACAAATAGAGGCAGTGAAAAAGGTAGGGGCTTCCCTATCTTCTGCCTCAAAGCTATTTTGTACATCTGCGTGGCTAGCAGGCCACTCTGGAATATTTGATATTAATCAACTGACTAGTTATAAGAACAAAGAGTTTGTATCAGAACTGCATATAAAACCTGCTATAGTGATAACTAAGTATAAGGTTAAAGTACCTTCTTTCAAGATAGCTTTTGCTCTTGAATCTGGTACTCCTTCTGGATTTACCTATCTTGATAAGTCTCAACAATTAGCCCAAACAAAAGCAGTATTATGTATAGTCCCTAGTGATGGAGGGGTGTATACATCAGATTCTTACTATACACCTAGTGATGGTGGAACAGATTCTAGCTATGGTGTCCCCTATCTCCAATTCTCTAATATGGAGGTAACTGTAATGCCTAATACCACTGTAAGTAAGATGTATGTTGTATTATATAATGACTCTAATACTCTTGTTCAATATCAGGGCAGGAACATTACTAATCTTATGTCAGGTAACAACATATATAAGTTGGTAAAGGCTAGAATGAGAAACACCTCTGATTATTCTTCATTATTCAATGGAGCAAACTATACTAAGACTGCATCTATATCTGATTCTAATGGATTTACAGAAAATTGTGTATGGTGCATGATGGTACCATTAGTTGATGATGGAAAGTCTAATGGAGATTATTCAGTTGGTCAAAACTTAGATAGTCTGCCTACCAATATAAATAGTAATAGAGAAACATATAATTATATTGGTACCATATCCTATAATGAACTTAGTTCATTCAAGCCTAGTACATAAGATATGAAGAAAGTGTTAACAAATATTGCATTAATACTTATCCTATTAGTAACTTCTAGTTCTATTTATTATTACAATAAATATAAGGAATTATCCAGTGAACTATCTATAGCAATAAGTAATAATAAAGCTTTTGAAATAGAGAATAGTTCCTTAAACAGGTATAACAGAATGTTTAAGTTAACTATTGACCAGTTAGAGTATTATAGTGACTCTATTACCATGGAAATGAATAAAATCAGAAAGGAACTAAAAATAAAAGATAAGAATCTAGAACATTTGCAATACTTATTGTCTACAACAGGAAAGATAGATACTATCATATTTAAAGATACAATATTTAGCAAATTATTACCTCCTACAGATACACTTATAGGAGATAAATGGTATAAGTTAAATATTAGGATGGAATTTCCTAATACAATAATAGTTCACCCTGAGTTTACTAGTGAAAAATATATAGTCACTCATAGTAGGAAAGAGACTATAAATCCTCCTAAGAAATTTTTTCTCTTTAGGTGGTTTCAGAAAAAGCATAGGGTAGTGGAGGTCATTGTTATAGAAAATAGTCCTTATGTTAGTGATAAACAACAAAAATTTATTGAAATAATCAAATAATTATGGTTGACTTAGGAATATTAATCACTGGAGGTGTAGGGCTTGTTTCCACAATAGTCAGTGGTTGGACATCATGGTTCTTTGCAAGAAAGAAATATGATAGTGAAGTTGATAGTAACCTCATAAATAACATGAAAGAATCATTAGACTTTTATGAGAAGCTCTCTACTGATAATAGAGAGAGATTGGAAGAGGTACTGAAAAGAAATGCAGAATTGGAGCAGGAAGTGGGGGAACTTAGAAAACAGGTGTTCAATCTTATGAGTTCCATATGTACTGACCTTACCTGCCAACTGAGAAAGAGAAACTTAAACCTTTTTAATGAGCATGGAGTTAATAGTGGACAGAAAATGGAAGAAGCAGAGCTACACCATAAGTAATCTTACTATTGATGGGAAGTGGTTTTGCAATGTACTTGAAGATGCTGATAGGGGGTTAGATGACTCTATGAGCATAGCTAAGATTAGGGAATTGAAGAAACCCTCAATTACAGCTATTCCAAAGGGTACTTATGAAATTACCTTAGATGTCATCTCTCCTAAGTATTGTACTAATAGTTTTTATAAGCAAGTATGTAATGGTAAGGTACCAAGACTACTTAATGTAAAGGGATTTGAAGGCATACTTATTCATGCTGGTAATACTGACAAAGACTCAGCAGGATGCCTGTTAGTAGGTGTTAATAAAGTTAAGGGTCAGGTGATAAATAGCAGAGAAACTTTCAAAGAGCTATATAAGCTCCTTAAAGACAAGCATGATAAAGGTGAAAAAATAACCATTAAAATTCTATAGTTATGGCAAAGAAATGTGGTTGTAAAGGAAAAGGCAAAGGTAAGAAAGGTAAATAACTAAAAGTGCAAAATTATGGCAAGGGGAAAGAGAAGACCAAAACCAATGTCCCCAAAGGCAGGTATAACAAGAAGTAGAAGGAGATATAATTGTGGAGGCAAACTTAAAAAGTAAAAGTCTTTATAAGGTGGAGCTGTATTTACTAAAGGTAATGCCTATGGTTATTGCTTTGGTATATTTAGTAAATACAGTATCCTCTTATCTAGGTATTGACTTACCTATACTTGCAAGTATAGCAGGAATGTCTTTGATACCATTAATATTCATGTATGTCTCATCTTATGTATTTAGATTTTGTGGGTACCATAGAATGTTTCTACATTACATAGTTGTTAATGATATTATCAACATATATGATTGGTACATAGGAATAAATATATCTGATAGAGATTTATTTATACTTAATATGGCCATTGCAGGTGTTTCATTGTTTATAATACTTTATTTATATGTTAAGAGTTATAAGAAGCCTACTGTTAAAGATAGTAGATGATATTGATGCAGGCAATTCAAATATATCTGAAGGAGAAGCTATAGAAATAGTAGATAGTTTGAAGAGGTTTACTGATAAGGAGAGGAGATTAAGCAAGTATGCAGCTTGTGAATATTTGAATGTTAGTAGAGCAACTTTTGATAACTATGTTAGAGAAGGAAAATTGCCAAGAGGTAAGCATGAGATAGGTTTTAAAGAATTATCATGGAATAGGAAAACTCTTGATGAGTTCATAAGAAGGAATAAACATGAGAAATGATTATGTAGTTTATATACATAAAAATATATCAAATGGTAAGGTGTATGTGGGACAAACCTGTAATTTATCAGAGAGGTGGAGAAATAATGGAAAAAATTACTTTAATAGCATCAAATTTTATAATGCCATAAAGAAATATGGTTGGAATAACTTCACCCATGAAGTTGTATATTCAAATCTAAATAAACAAGCTGCTGATAAATTAGAGAAAGAACTAATATACAAATATAATAGCATAGAGGAAGGGTATAATTTGAAGGAGGGAGGCTCAAGAGGAGAACTTTCCACTGAGAGTCTTGCAAAAATGAGTAAATCACTTAAAAGGGGGTATTCTGAATTTCCAGAGAGAAGAGAGAAAATAAGAAATAAAGCATTAGGTAGAAAGATGCCAAAGGATACAAGAAACAAGATAAGCTTGAATCACTCAAAGTCTAATCTATTAAAAATTAATGGTGAAGTTGGAAGTATAAGGTATTGGGCACTGAAGATAGGAAAAGCTCACAGTGCTTTATCTTATAGGCTTAAAACACATGGAATAGATAACCTAAAGAAATATATAGAACAAAGAATTAAGTTGGTCTAAGAAAGAGTTAGATGAGTTTGTCAAGAAGTGTAGAGATAGCACTCTCCTGCGGAGCAGGAAGCACTCTCCTGCTTAGTAACTAATCTAATAGAACTGTATAATGTAATTAGGAGGAGAAGATATGATAACCCAAAAGAAGATGATAATACCTATATTTAATTATAAACTCACTGTAGTCATATTTGACAAGTGGGAAGAGTTAGAGAGATTCTTGCCCAAAGAAGAAATGGAGCAGGAAGCCAAAGCTATAACCATAAATCAATATGGAGCATCTCTTGTGGCTATCAATTCTAAGAGGGGAAGTAGCATTATCCATGAAGCTGAGCACATAAAGAACTCTATATGGAGATATATAGGCTATACTCCTCAAGAAGATAATGATGAGGTAGATGCTTACCTTATAACCTACATATATGATAAGATAACAAGTGTATTCTACAAGCATGATAGAGCAGCCAGATAAGGCTGCTTTTTTTTTTTATTCTTTTTAGCAACATATTACTAAGTTAAAGCCCTGTATATCAATATGATATATGGGGCTTTAGCATTGATAGGCATTCTAAGAAATATTACTTACTTTTGCACCTGTAAGCTTACAATAAGAGAGATAAAACAATAACTAATTTCAAAAATTGCTACTATGGAAATAATTGAGAAGCAAGTAGAAAAGGTAAAGGAAGTTCCTGCTGATGGCTACTATGGCTATGGTTATGGTAGAAGAGACATCAATGGTAAGGCTAATGCAGGTCTTACTCTTGGTATCATAGGTACTGCACTTGGTGCTTGGGCACTATTCGGCAATAGAAGAAGTGGAAGCATCTTAGGTGGTACAGGTCTTGGCTCAGGTAGTGGTATGGATGCCAATATAGCTATTGCATCTTGTGGTTTGTCTGCAAGTTCTGCTAATGGAGTTAATGCTCCTACTGCTTTCCAAGCATGGGAAAAAGAGTGTGAAGATACTCTTGCACTGCAAGCAGCTATCTACAATCAGGCTCTAAACTACCAAAACAATAGATTTGCTGATAGACAAACCCTGAACTCAGAGTTATTTAGCTTATGGAAGGGTCAGATTGATGCAGACTTCGGTTTGTATAAGTCTACAAGAGATGGATTTGATGTGTTAAGTGCAAAGCAAAACCAAGATGCTTTCAATCTGTATAAGTCTCAAAGAGATGCTGATGATGACATCAGAAAGGAGTTAAGTGACTTGAAGGCTCAAGTAGCTATCAATGCTGCTGTAAGACCATATCAAGATAAGCTTATCCAATGTGAGATTGACAAGGCATTTACTGCCGGTATTAACTATACTGACAGAAAGACTTGCAAGGCTATTTATGGTGAAGTGTGCTTACCTAATACTCCTGTTGTAACAGGGTATGTTGGTGCTAACCAATGTGGCTGCCCAAGGGTAGTTACAGGCACTACACCTACTGCTTAAAGTAAGGGGGTAATTCCCCTTACTTTTCAATACTAATCTTAAAAATGTATAGATATGATTCCAATAAATCAGGTAATATTAGGAGGGGACCCACTACTGGGTAATAGTATAGTAGGCAATAGTCTAGATGAGCAACTACAGCTTATTGAGAAATATAAACAGAATCTTGAAGCTGCAAAGCAATTAAAACAACAGGTCCAACCTGTTCAGCAACCTGTACCACAAAGAATGATATGGGATGAAATAGATGCTGAAATAAGCCCTATGACAGATGAACAGAAGACAAGAATGCTTCAAGATGAAGACTATGTAGATACTTATACTAAGATACAGGATATGGTTCAAGCAGAAATTCTTAACCTTGTTAAAGGTAGGATTGAAGCTACTCCAGAAGGTAAGGAGCTATTACAAAGGCAATTGAAGATAGTCAAGAAGTTAAAAGGAAAAATTATTCAAGAGACTAATAGGGAAATGGAAATGTTTAGGAAATTCAGGGAGTTCAGTAAGACACATCCTGAAGTGACTTATGAAGAATTTATTAAAGCAAGTATGTAATTATGGTGACTATTATGCAATTGACTGATAATCTGAAGTCTTATATTTCACTTCAGTTGGAATCTATGGCTAAGGCTAATCCTATGATTGGTTTTATGAAACCTCTCATTACAAGAGCATTGGATAAGAACTTTAGTAAAGTAAGCAAGGCTCTAGACCTTATAGCTGATAAGGACGGTAATATAGACATTGAGAATATTCTCACTGAAATGATGGAGAATTTAATGACTACTAATCCATTCACCTTCAAGACCTCATTTGCTGGAGACATAGAGATTGGTGGAGGAGAGATTAAATTCAATCTCCCACTAACCAATAAAAGGTTGGTATTGAATATGACAGATTTAGAGACTTTCAAGGAAATGTTAATCACTAAAGACTAAGAATATGGATGAACTTATGATGTATGAGTACCTAAAGAAAAAGGGTATGGGTGGTATGAATGAGCATGAGTTCATGGATAAATTCAAGAATTTTATGACTAAGTATAGGAGAAACTCAATGAGACATGGCAGTGAAGGAGATTTCATGCCTATGGGTGACTTCTATATGAGAAGACATGGAAGACCTGATGAGTTCATGGACATGTTTGATTCAAGAGGTGATAGATTCTCTGATAGATTCAATGAGTCTGGCATGGGAGGTAATGATATGGATAGGATGATGAGATACATGAGGAACTCAATGAGAGATTCAATGAGTGGAGAACACTTCACTGAATCTGAGGCTAAGTATCTTGTAGCTGATATGTATCATACTGAGAATGGCAGGAAGTACAGTGGTGAGAAGTTTGATATGCACAAAGCAAAGGAAATTTGTGAGAGATACAGAGGAATACTTCCTACATCTGTTACAGCAGCTGATGTATATGTTGCAATCAACTCTCAGTACCATGATTATGCAGAACTGTTTAAGAGCTGGTTTGGTGATGGTATAGAACAGAAGATAGTTGAATCTGCTATTGTATTCTGGTTTAAGGATGCAGATTGCAAAGCTGAAAACAAGGTAGTAGAATATCTTGGAGAATACTAATGAGATAAGGGTAAGAGATAATCTTACCCTTTCTTTTTACCCATATTATAAGTATTTTATTTACATAAATAAAGCATCTTATTTATCATATTGTAGATGTGCAAGACTTTACTTACCTTTGCACTGTTTTTAAGGACAAAAGGTAGAAGAGTATGGAAGAAGAACTTAGCTTAGATAACATCTTAGGGGCAGAGGAAATTGAGAGTCTGTTTGTAGAAGATGAGGATACACAGGATACCCCACCTGCAAATGGGGAGCCTCCTAAGAAAGAGGAGGAGCCAGATAAGGATAAAGAAGAAACTACTGAGGTTGTTGATGTAGATAATTTATTTACTGATACACCAGAGAGCGTAGGTAGTGGAAAAGAAAATACAGAGGAAAAGGAAGATACCACTCCTAAAGGGGATGGCACTTCTCCCAAAAACTTCTACTCTTCCATTGCCAAAGCCTTGAAAGAGGAAGGTATCTTCCCAGACCTTGATGATGAGGGCTTATCTAAGGTCAAAGACCCTGAAGACTTTAGAGATTTAATTGACCAACAGATAAAGGCAGGTCTTGATGAAAGACAGAAAAGAATTGATGAAGCCTTGAATGCTGGAGTCGAACCTACAGAGATTAGAAAATATGAGAATACTATAAACTTCCTTGGTTCTATTAAGGAAGAAAATATCTCTGATGAAAGTGATAAGGGAGAGAAACTTAGGAAAGATTTGATTTATCAAGACTTCATCAATAGAGGCTATAGTAAGGAAAGGGCCGCAAGGGAAGTACAAAAGTCTTTCAATGCAGGTACTGATATTGATGATGCAAAAGAGGCCTTGAATAGTAATATTGACTTCTTCAAGGATAAGTATGATGAACTTGTCAATGAAGCTAAGTCAGAAGCAGAACAGGAAGAGAAAGAAAGAAAGGAACAGGCTGAAAAGCTTAAATCATCAATCCTTAATGACAAGGATGTGTTTGGGGATTTATCAATAGATAAATCAACAAGACAGAAGATTTATGATAACATAGCTAAGCCTGTGTATAAAGACCCAGAGACAGGAGAGTACTTTACTGCTATCCAAAAGTATGAGATGGAGAACAGAACAGACTTTCTAAAGAATATTGGGCTACTTTTCACATTAACTGATGGCTTTAAGAACCTTGATGGTTTAGTGAAAGGTAAAGTAAAGAAAGAAGTAAAGAAAGGTCTTAGGGAACTAGAACATACCATTAACAATACAGTAAGAACCTCAGATGGTAATCTGAGGTTTGTTAGTGGAGTTGACGAGGACCCTGAGTCTTTTATAGGAAAAGATTGGAAAATAGATATTTGATATGGGAAAACCTAAAAGAGTCATAGTATGGGAAGGAGATACTAGTAATCTTCCCAATAGGAATGAAAAAAAAATATAGTATACCCTGGTCCTAAACTAGGGTCTATGATTGAATGTTTTGAAGATACTGTTAATCCTAGTTTACCTTATAGGATAACACTTAATCCGCAAGAAATTAAATTCGTACAAGTTACAAGGACAAGTACTTTGAAACAACTTAAGGGTTCAAATATAAACTTCAGTGCGTTAATACATACTAGATTTAATAGTAACACTGCCAATTATCCTAATTGGGGTGTTTGGGCCGCTGATAATGGCACTATTGTAACTCCGGGGATATGGCTATGTTATACAAATTCAAATGTTAAAGTTGAGACAGAGGTAATTCCATGTGTTGAGTCAATAGAATTAGACCAAGTTGAAGTTCCTGCTATTTCTATTAGAAAACTTAGTTCTAAGTTGATATTTGAAACCTTGACTTATAGTAGGATGCAATGGAATGCTGATAATTCAGCATGTGTAACTCACTTTGGAAGCTGTATGCAAATTCCTATAATATTTTATAGGATTCCAGATGGTAGGATAAGGTGGACGAAATGTTCTGTTGAGAACATAAGAAATTTTATAGAAAGCAAGAAAGAAGCATTAGTAGTATTCTGCTACCCATCACGGTATGATGCGGATATAATTACTGACTTCAATACTAAATTCGTTCAAAAGACATATGAACAATTAGGTATTCAAGATTTATATGGAGAATATTTAGAACAATCTAAATAGAGAAATTATAACTTTAATTATTTAAATAAAATTTTATGGCTGGAAAACTAGGTAAGTTTCAAATGGTAGGCTTCCAACACTGGAAGGGCCTAACAAAAGAAAATCATCTTGGCTCCATCTTTCAGTTAGCCCCACAGAAGGCTACAAACCTAATGGTGCAACTGTTAGCTTTTTACAGAGGAAAGACACTTGACACATTCCTAAATCAATTCCCAACAAAAGAGTTTGAGGATGATAATGAATACTACTGGGATGTTATTGGTTCTTCAAGGAGAAACATTCCTCTTGTAGAGGCAAGAGATGAGAATGGTACTGTAATTAATGCAGACAGTGATATGGTTGGAGTAGGTACTGCTCCCTTCTATTTGGTATTCCCTGAGGATTGGTTTGCTGATGGTGAATACATTGTAGGTAATCTGAATGAAATCTATCAGTTCAGAATACTTGGAGACCCAAGAATGGAGGGTACTAATGCAGTATATAAGGTAGAGCTTGCTGGTGGTAACACAGCAGGTGTTCCTGCTGAAAGACTGCTTGCAGGTGAGAGATTCTCAGTTGAAGCTGCATTTGTTGAGAAGGAGCTTTCAAGAAAGGTTGGTGATGTAAGATTTACAAGCCCTGTTTCTATGAGAAATGAGTGGTCTGTAGTAAGAATCCAACACAAGGTTCCAGGTTCTATGTTGAACAAGAAGTTAGCTGTAGGTATTCCTATTGTTAAGGAAACTGAGGGTAGATATACTAGGTCAGTTGCTACAATGTGGATGCACAATGTAGATTGGGAAGTAGAACAGCAATTCTCTGAGTACAAGAACAATGCACTTGCATTTGGTAGAAGCAACAGAAATGCCAATGGTGAGTACATGAACTTTGGTAAGTCTGGTAATGTTATTAAGACAGGTGCTGGTCTGTTTGAGCAGATGGAAGTTGCTAATACTATGTATTACAACACATTCAGCTTGAAGCTTCTTGAAGATGCTCTATATGAGCTTTCTGCTTCTAAGTTAGACTTTGGAGACAGATACTTCTTGATTAAGACTGGTGAGAGAGGTGCTATCCAATTCCACAAGGAAGTACTAAAGACAGTATCAGGTTGGACACAATTTGTTCTTGACAATAGCTCTATTGGTGTTATTCAAAAGACTCAATCTAAGTTGCACCAAAACTCATTGAGTGCTGGTTTCCAATTTGTTGAGTATAAGGCTCCTAATGGTGTCAGAGTTAAGATTGATGTAGACCCATTCTATGATGACCCAGTAAGAAACAAGATACTCCATCCAAATGGAGGTGTTGCATTCTCTTACAGATATGATATTATGTACATTGGTACTATGGACCAACCTAATATCTTTAAGTGTAAGATTAAGGGTGACAATGAGTACAGAGGTTATCAATGGGGTCTAAGGAACCCATTCACAGGTCAAAAGGGTAATCCTTACATGTCATTTGATGAGGATTCTGCTGTAATTCACAGAATGGCTACTCTTGGTATCTGTGTTCTTGACCCAACAAGAACTATGTCACTAATCCCTGCAATTCTACAGGGCTAATGATAAAAGGGGAGTAGGATAAGCTCCTACTCCCCTTATTTTATTTTAATAAATTAAGGAGAAGATATGGCAGAAAAGAAAATGGAAGAGAAGGTGGATTATACTGTACCTGACTTTGATATAGACAATACGGAGACTCCACTTCAGGAAGTACCAAAAGAAGAGGCTACTGTAGAAAGCCCTAAGAAGACACAAAAGAAAATAGAGGTATCTGATGATGCCTTAGTTAGTTGTCTAAGGAATGAGAGAATTATTGTAAGACATGTGCCTAAGCTGACAGGTATGTGGGGTAATAACCCTAAGCATGTATTGTCAGGAGGTATGGCAGAAGGTGCAGTTAGAACATTTGTAGTACCAAGATTATCTTCAGGCATGTTTGTTAATGTCCTTACAGACAAGGAAAAGGCATTTCTTGAGGAAATAATGGGTCTTGAATACAATGCACTAAGTATCTACAAGAAGGTGGATAACTTCTGGGATGATTCTAATGAGAATGGTATCAACAAGGTAAGATTGACAAAGCAGGATAACTATTTCAATCTATCTGACCCAGAGGATTATATCAGATATAAGATACTATTAGCTAATAAGGATTATATTGCCCCTTCATTGCAGGCATTGCAAGACACTCCTAAGGCTACTTATCAGTTTGTTATTATTTCTGAGGGTGAAGAGACTAAGGTCGCTAAGAATAACATGAGCAATACAATGATATGCTATAAGGAGTTTGGTAAGATTGAGAATGATGTTGATACATTAAGAGTTATTGTTGAGACTATTGATGGTAGACCTACATCACAGACTGCTAAACTTGAATTCTTACAGACTAAGATTAATAACTTGATACAGGCTGACAGCAAGATATTCTTGAAGGTTATTACTGACCCAATGCTTTCTACAAAGGTTCTTATCAAGAAAGCTATAGAGGCTAATCTGATTTCTAATAGAGGTAATTACCTATACTTGAGAAAAGATAATACTCCACTTTGTGAGACTAATGAGGAGCCTACATTAAATATAGCAGCTAAATACTTAAATTCTCCAAAGCATCAAGAAGTCTTATTTTATCTTCAAGCAAAATTAAAATAAGTAAGAAAACATTTGAGAGTTTAGTTGAAGTAATAAAGAAGAAGATATGGATATTAAAGAGTTTTCCAATGAATTTGATGTATTATATAATAATATAATGAGTAATCAAGCTCCTGGTCTTGATGAATATGAAAAGTCAGTATTTTTGACTAAAGCTCAAAATGAATTAATTAAGAACTATTTTACTTCAACACAAGGGGGAAATAAGTATCAGGAAGGATTTGATGATTCAAAAAAGAGACAAATAGATTTTTCTACTCTTATAGTCAATAGGGCTTGTCCACTTAGAGTACCATCAGATTACTATGATAGTAGTATTACAGAAGGATTAACTTTTACTGGTAACTTGTATGGAACTGCCCCTGAAGCTCTTATATTTGGTGATACATCATTTATTAAAAGTATTTTACTTGTAGTCTCAGAAAGAATTCTTGTAAGGAATGTAAAAGATGGTCTCAGTGATAAATTTTATCAGGTAATTCCTATTAAACTAGTTGAACTTCAAAGAATACTAAGTAAGCCTTATGGAAGGCCATTAAAGAGGCAAGCTTGGAGAATCTTGGAGACTTTTAATGAAGAGGAAAGTGATGATTCTCTAGTAGACTCTAATGGGAATGGATTTAGATTCATCTTGCATGATGAGGATAAACCTTATTTAATCCCTGATGGAGGAGAAATAGAGACTCAGGAAGATGTAGGGGTAATATATTATGTAACATACTTAAGAAAACCTAAACCTATAATTCTTACTGACCTAGTAGGTCTTACTATAGATGGAGAATCTACAGCTAGTACTAGTGAGCTAAATAGTGAACTACATCCTGAAATACTACAGAGAGCAGTAGAATTAGCTAAGTCAGCTTATATAGGAGATTTGAATAGTACTGTTGAATTAGGTAAAAGAAGTGAGTAATGACTACTGAAGAATTTTCTAATGAGTTTGACACCTTACTAAATAGTTATTCTAATGAATATTCTATTAATATTGATGAATATGAGAAATCAATATTCTTATCACATGCTCAAGAAGAAATATTATTAGAGCTATACAATGGTAAGAACCAGTTTGAAGATTCATTTGAAGGGACTGAAGAGATTAGAAGGTATCTTAGTAACTTAGTAAAGACCTATACTACTACTAAGAAGGAAGAGGATATTACTGGACTATCAGATAAGTCTGTATTCTTCAAGTTACCTGAGGATTTATGGTTTATAGTTTTTGAATCAGTGAAGCTTGAAGATGAAAGATTAGGGTGTAAGAATGATAGGCATGTGCTTGTAGTGCCTACTCCTTTGGATGACTATTATAATGTTTATAATAATCCTTTTAGAGGTCCAGGGTCTAGAAGAGTAATAAGATTAGATTCTGATAATAGAATAGTAGAACTAATATCAAAATATAACATAGGAAGTTATCTAGTTAGGTATCTATCTAGACCTAAACCAATTATATTGGTAGATTTACCATTTGGATTAAAAATAGATGGAGAAAATAAAAGAATGGATTGCAGTCTACACCCTGCATTACATAGAAAAATACTTGATAGGTCAGTTAAGATAGCTGCAACTATTAAAGGATTAATTACAAATAATATGAAATAAACTAATAGAAAAATCTTATATAGGATTTATCTAAGAATATTGTTAAACTAAATAATTATAATTATGAGTGTTTTCTCAACAAATCAAGTAAGACAACTTTATGTAGCAAAAGAAGTTAAATCTCCTCATGTGCTTGCATCAGATGGTGCTGGCTCTATTGCATTGATAAGTGATAATAAAAAGAGCCATCTATACTTTGAATATAAGGGTGCTGATAACTTAATGAGAAGTGACATTATTGACGTAAAAAATATCTTATATGCTAAGCCTACTGACCCAAAGGCTATGGAGAGAAATTTGAAGTCAGTAACAGTAACCCTAAATTCTAGTGTCAATGGAGGTGCCCCTGTTGCAGGCCAAGATTACATCCTTAGAATTGCTTTTAGACAATATGTCGGTATGTCTGATGAAGACCAATACTTCAAGTATGGCATGGTGCATGCCTATGCAGGAATGGATGCTGATGAGTTCTATAAAACCCTTGCACTATCAATTTCTAGGAACTTTAGTAGAGAAGTTACACCATTAGTTAAGATTGAAGTACATAGTGCAGCTAAGGGTGCAAGTAAAGGTAATTTTACTTCAGGGTATATGGAAGTAACTCCGTCTACTAAGGATAACGGTAAAAGTGATGAAACTAATCCATACTATGCTACTGATACTTTAGTAGATGATATAGATGGAATTAGAATTACTGAAGTAGAACAGCCTTGGAGGCTTGGAATAATAGCACAAACTCCAGTGTATTTTACTGTACAGCCAACTACAATAGTTGTTGATGGAGATGATAGGACTTGGGGTACAGTTGTTGAAGGAGTGAATGGTACTGTTGGTAATGGTAAGAATATTGCTGACCTTGAGTATTTCTGTATGGGTGAGAGGGGAGATATTTATAGAGGAATTGGATTCCCTAATAATATTATCACTACTTATCTTGTAGATCCAAGTAAGACTTATTATACACTTGATATACACTATGCTTATGTAGGAAGCAATGAAGCAGTGCAGAAGTCAGAAAAGACAATCACTATTGTTAGTGCAGTCAAAGATGATATTAATAGCTTAATTACTGCTTTCAATGCTGCTACTGGTCTTAACATTGCAACATTTTCTTAATAAGAGATAAGGAAAAGAATATTAAAGGAGGCCAGAGCCTCCTTTTTTTTTAATTTATATGGTATGATAAAATTTAGTACGTTAAAGGTTTCTGATGATTGCAGGCAATTAACAGTCAAGGTTTCTGTAGAGCCATATTCATTTTATAAAAATGTTTATATTGATTCTATAATTATAGATACTCAAGATACATTTACTGTATCCGGCCCCTCATCAAATAATGTATACATGAAAGAAGTAGAGGGTAATTCTAAAGAAGTGACATTAATTATAAGCAAAACTGATTTTAATACATTAATAGATTTTAATAAAGACCTATTTTTTGTATATGTAACTATTAAAGGCACAGTAGAGCCTGATACTCCATGTGGATATGATAGATATTATGACTTGGGAGTTACCATGAATACACGTAGTCTATATGAATCATTAATGTATTATATTAGACAGATTGATAAAACTTGTAGTGTTCCAAAGGATCTTATAAATAAATACCTCCAAATAAAAGCTTTTACCACATCCTTAAAGACAGGAAATTATATTTTAGCAATAAAGTATTGGAATAAATTTCTTAGATATGGGATAATTACCAATGAATCTAAGGGAAACAAATGTGAGTGCTCACTATGGATAGAATAGATAATATATTAGAAAAATCATTAGCTACGTACTTTAACACTTTGGTAAGTACTGGGTATATATGTTATAATGATGTGAATAAGTTATTATTCCTATCTATGATAGAGGAAATTACTAGTGGACCACTATCACATTATGTAAGTGATAGCGACTATAATTCTATAAATAATGCCCTCTATTGTATATACGGTACTACTTGCATAATACCTTATCCTAAAGCCAAAGATTCTCCAGTAGATGTTAATGGAGATTTAGAGTACTTGAGAATAACTGAAGATGATATAATTAGGTTTACACAACAAGATGAACCTAGAATATATTCCATATAAGTTATATATTTGTTTATTTAAATAAATCAGCTAAAACTATTGCAATATTAATTATTAATGATTATATTTGCAATAGTTTTTTTTATCATTAATGAATATATATAACTATGACTTATAGAGAATTAGTTTATTTATGCTTAGATGAGACAAAGAATATATCTGATGATTCTACTTTTAATGAGAATCATGTTATATCCCTGTTAAATAATTATAGAGTATTTCTTATAAGGCAAAAATACTCTGATGTTAGAAAGCATATATCAGAGAGTAATTATCAAACTATATGCTTGGATTTGAAACCCTCATCTTTCCCTTATGATTCTTGTAATAGGGAGTATCTTGTGAGTAAGGATGAGCTACCTAATATATTAAATATCAGTAATACTAGGGTTTTTCCAGTAAATTTTTATCAAGATACTATAACTTTCATAGGAAGAGATAGAATGAAGTATGTAGGACATAACAAGTATTTACAGAATATAATATATTGCTCTTTAGCTCCAGATAATCATTTATACCTGATTTCTGCGAATCCTCAATTTCTTTATCTTGAAAAAGTAAAGGTAACTGCAATATTTGAGGATTCTAATAAAGCCTCTGAACTAGCGTGTGATGATAATGAGTGTGATATATTAGATAGGACATTTCCAATTGAAGGAAGTCTTGTGCCACTACTAGTGGAATTAGTAGTAAAGGAGTTACTAGGTGCTAAGTATGTTAAGAAGGATGAGGAAAATAATGCCAAAGATGATTCATCAGAAGTAACAACTAAATAATGGATATAGTGCCTTATCAAGGCAAGAAGATAATTTAAGATTGGGAGGTGAAGCATGACTTATGAGGAATTTAAGTCTAAAGTTCAGCATCTGAGTAGTTCAAGAAAACATAAAGTTACTAACTCAATTGGGGTTTACTCATCTTATAAGTGGATAAGAAAGAATAATTGGCTTAATATAGGAAGATGTCTTACAGAACATGAGTTCTACAGTATTATAAGGAAAGTCAATGATTATTTAGCTGATAGTTTCCTTCATGGTAATGATATTAAGTTACCCTATAGAATGGGCAGAATAGAGCTAAGAAAATACGATGCAAGAATTAGTTTTGATGGTAAGAAAGTTAAAACTAATCTACCTATAGATTGGGATAAAACTCTTAAATTATGGTATGAAGATGAGGAAGCCTATAAGAAAAAAACACTGGTTAAAGTGGAGGAAAAAGAAATCTTTAAAGTCTACTACAATAAACAACTAGCAGATTATAATAATCAGGTCTTCTATGAATTTAATGTCAATAGAGAACTGAAGAAGAGGTTAAAGCAAAGAATAAAAAATGGGCTATTGGATGCCTTCAAGTTCTATGAATAATGAGTTGGGAAAATTTATCAATGGCAGATAGAGCTGCTTATATAAAATTAGGCTTGGATAATGGTATTACTGATTTAAGTACTATAAGAAAGACATATAATAAATATGCTGATGGGGGAAATATGATTGATACTGGGATACAATTAGGTGAGAACGTATCAAGAACCTTAGCTGCATATATAGGAAAGAAACTTTATAATAGTAAGGTTAAGAGTAAGGATATAAGTAGTAATGATATTAGTATAGGTACTACAGAAGATTATGGTTGGGGTAATAGTATAGACAGGAATTTCTATACTAAGAAAAGACTTAAAAAAGCTATAAACCCATCTGTAAGAATTTCCCCTGATGAAGTATTATCACAAGGATTCAATTATGTAATTGATGCTCCTTACGAGGGGAAGGCTACAAAAGATGATAAGGCTTTTTGGGAAAGGCACTTGGGGTATCCTAGGGATACTATATCCATGCCTTATACTTCTATAAGGTTCTTAGGAGATTTACATAATAAGAATGCTAATAAGGAATATACAGGACTATCAAAAAGTGCCAAGGAATCCATAAGAAAGGCCATAGAAGCAGGTAAGTATGATATTGATGAGAATGGGGAATGGTCTCTTGTTAAAGAAAGTAGATTTATTCCCGAAGAGCATGAAGTCCATACTACCCATTTAGGAAACTTTTCCATAAGGGAAAATAATAAAAGTGGCATATATGATGTATTTGATACTTATGATTTTCCTGATAATTTTTGGTTTCCTGAACTTAATAGAAAGCATGGGTATGAGATAGAGGTAAGAGATACCCTACATACTAGTAAGGCTAAGCCTTACATGTATAACCCTATATTTACAACTAAAAAGCATTAATATGATAAATGAAATTTCATATATAAATATCAGGGAGGTCCTAAGTAGGATTTTGCGTCATCCCCTTTTACAGGATATATCCCTTGAGCAAGCTATACAATATACCATTGACTTCATTGGTATATTTGGTATGCCAAAGTTATATCAAGATAAAGAAGAGGTTCTTCATATAGAGGACTTTAGAGCTAAGCTTCCTTGTGGTTTAATATCTATCAATCAGATTAAGGAATGTAAGACTGGCATCTGTCTTAGAAGTATGACAGATACTTTTATGCCAAGAGAGCATCATGACAGAGTTACAGGATATAGATTACCCCAAGAATTATCCTTCAAAACACAAGGACAAGTGTTATATGTGTCCTTCAAGACAGGAGATGTGCTAGTATCATATAAGGCGATTCCAATAGATAAGGATGGGTTTCCTTTACTTATTGATAACCCTGTGTTCTTAAAGGCTCTTGAAGCTTATATTAAAAAGGAAGAGTTTACTATCCTATTTGATATAGGCAAGATTACACCTGCTGTATTACAGAATACTCAGCAACAATATGCTTGGTTAGCAGGCCAATTACAGTCAGAATTTACAATACCTTCTATATCAGAAATGGAAAGTATTAAGAATAGTTGGTGCGCCCTAATTCAAAAAGTAAGTGAGTTTGATTCAGGATTTAAATCTTTAGGAGATAAGGAGAAAATAAGATTACAATAATATGAAGAAGATAGATTCACACATAATAAGAGGAATGACAAAAGATGCTGCTGTAAGTATTTTTAAGCCTGATATGGCTATTGATGCCCATAATATAAGGTTAGGAATTGATTCAGATAATTCCTTATATACCATATCAAATGAAAAAGGTACAGAGAAAGTAGACATTAATTGGTCTGGTGCTATATGGAATGAGCAGAATATTACATCCATAGAAGGAACTATATTAGGCAGCTGTTATATTGATAAATACCTTGTTATATTCACAAAAGGAGTCAGCGAGGATACTATCTACAAATTTGAATATTCAGATAATATCTTTAATGCCTCAATATTATATAGAGGAAATCTTAACTTTTCGATTAGTAATCCAATAGAGTGTATTGGGCATGTTGAAGGAGAGCAGATAATAAAGGTATATTGGGTAGATGGAATAAATCAACTAAGATTTATTAATATTCTTGAAGAGCATAATGGTAAAAATTCCAGTATGTTTGATATTATACCTAGTATAAATAATACTGGGACATTTACAGTAACTAATAATCCAAATGGAGGACAATTTGATTCTGGGGTTATACAGTATGTAGTTACATACATTGATAAATTTGGCCAAGAGTCCAATATAGCTTATGTGTCCCCCTTATATTACACCTATAAGGGTAATAGAGCAGGAAGTCCTGAAGAGTCTACTTCAAATAGCTTTGTAATTAAAGGAGTAGACCTAGATACCTCCTTTAATTATGTAAGGGTATATTCCATATTTAGAACATCATTGGATAGTGAACCAATAACTAAATTAGTTAATGAGTTTCCTATAAAGAAAAATAAAATATTAGTATCAGAGAGATGGGAGGAAAATACTTACCCTGAAAGCAGAGAAGATGATATTATACTTACTGAGCATCATAGTTTCTATATTTGGGATGATGTAAATCCAGAATCTATGACAGTAGAGTTACTTACACGTGATGCAAGCATTTCTACTCCTACCCTTAAGTATAGAAGCATGAATGACCTTCAAACCATAGCTTATGCAGAAGCAGAGGGGTATTGGGATTTTTATGAACAAAATACTGTAGCACCTGATGTGCAGGTTGAACATAAATACCTACTTGAGCAGTATTTTGCAATACTTGAAACAGATTCTTTTACTACTAAAGAAGAGAATAAAACTTCTGGATGGGTAACTGAAGCAGACCAAGCTGAATTAGAACCTACTGAACCTAATACATCTGTCCAACAAGAATGGGTTCATTTATCAATGAAGAGGGCACCTAGTACAACTGAAATTGGAGGGTCAGGTCCGGCAGGAGGATGGTTAGTTGCTAGAAGGTATTATGATGAATTGGAATCAGAGTTTGAAATAGAAGTATATAAGCAATATACAGCAGAGGGGGCTAAAGAGGCATACCCAGATACAGGGTCTTCCTTTACCGACCTTGTATATGATAATAATTCATCATTAGATCCCCTATTAGGTCAGGTAGTATATAGTTACAATAAAATGACTAATAGGCTCGAAGTCCCTAAGAATGTAAGAATATCTACTGACTATACATCAGGGGAGTGGGAATCTTTTAAGAAGGGTCAAATAGCTCCTCGTATATATATAGTTAAAAGTTCTGGATTTAAAGACCCTGTCCAAACTCCAGACTATGATATACTACTTGATGAAGGTAACCCTCTTAAAAATTGGGGAAGTCCATACAGAGGAGATTATTTAAATAGGAACTCAGAACCTTTATACATAGCTGTAAAAAGTGAAAGATTAAAGAATTTTATAGTATATAAGGATGGTAGTCCTATACAATACTATAAAGAGAATAGTAGAAAAGGGCAGGAATATACAATTATAGGAAAGATAACTAAATGGAAATGGAAACCTATAGCTAATAATGAACACTTCAAAAGAAGATTTGCAGCTTATATAGTCCCTCCCCCATATAATAATGGTACTGAATCTTCATCAAAAGATTTTAGAAATAGTTATGGCTTTCTATATATCTCATCTGGGAATGTAATAAAATATCCACCGAGTGAATCCTATGGAGAAAACCCTCCAACAGATGATTGGAATAGAGGATTTGATTGTAACGAGTTTCCACAAGAAGCTTCTAATGCTTTCATAACTCCATTTGGAGTTAGAGAATATAAAGGCACTAATTGGTATTTATTTGACGGAGGTTATTATGGATATAGAGCTTATGACGGAAGAAAGGAAGGAAAACCAGTGTATCCAATACCTAATGTAACCAAAAGTATAGTTACAAAAACTTGGAAGCAAATAATACATGAAGCTGTATATAGGGATTCTATATCTTTTGAAATAATAGATTCAGGTAGAGGAGAATCTGTAGATCCAACGGAGATACTCCTTAAAAATAGAGAGATATTTTATCCATATACAATGGCTGTGAAAAATAATGTTTTATTTCTTGGGAATATAAAGTTATCTGCTAGTACATTAGATAAAGAACTATTAGAGTCATTGAAGGAAGACATTTCAAAGCACTTGGAGAGTAGCCTGCCTTTTATTGAGCAATATGTTGAAACTGATGTATTATTAGAAAGTTCATCGCAGCACACTTCTTATTATAGCTATAATAATCAGCTTAGATATGATTCATCAAAGATAAAGGGATTTAAGTACTTAGATACTTATCGGTTAGGTGTACAATTTAAAAATTCACATGGAATATGGTCTCCAGTAGTATACATTTCTGACTATAAGATAAAAAACCCTCCTAAATATTCTACAATACTTTATGATGGTAAGAATGAGACTAGAGATTGCTTATGTAAGAATACTATAATAATGGAGCTACCTACTACTGTGAAGGACTTAACAGATAAGGGATTTATATCTGCAAGGCCTGTGGTGGTCTTTCCTACTATAGCTGATAGAGATTGCATAGCACAAGGAGTAGTATGCCCTACTGTATTTAATGTAAAGGATAGGGCTAATCACTCACCTGATGTACAAGCATCATGGTTCTTTAGACCAATGGCTCCAGTTGATATAGGAGAAATAGTGCCAGAACATTCCGAGTCTGCAAATTTATGGTATTATGATGTAGATACTCTATGGAAAAATGTAAATGACTTAAGTGATAAAGAGAAAAAAAGATCCACTATATCACAATGGTACACATCTGGTATGGACTACTATGATGAAGTTAGTAGTAGTATTAAGCAAATTGATACATCCAAGTCTGGAGCAGTAACTATAAACCAAGGTAGTTGGATTGAATTTAGGCATTGGTATCCAATACCTGAGCAGAGAAGTAGATGTAGTGAGATTCAGGGAATACTTCTTCCTGATTATAATATGTTTACTATGAAGGATTCACCCTTCGCAGATATTAGTAATGAACAAGCTTTAAGTCTCTATGTTGAAAATAGGTCAAACCATTTTGGTATAGATGAAAATGTGGTCACACTTAATTCTCCTGAACTAGAATTTAATGAATCTATTGCTTCTACAAATCTTGATAATGTCAAGTTTAGAATTATAGGTATGATACCAATACAAGGAAACCAGTCCAAAATAAGCTTGGAATTGTCTAAACCTACTGGCACATACACTAATCATCCAGGTATGTCATTTCCTGGTCTCGTTGAAGTAACTAGTGACCAAAGAGGTCCATTAGGATGGAGATCCTTAGCATCTTCACCCAGTTTTATAGACAAAATACAGTCTAATGATGATGCTACTAGTTTTTATATAGCTGCATGTACAGTATACCCATGGCAAAGGGCAGGCTCTTTCTCTACTACGGGTGATGATAGGTCAGTACTCTCAAAAAAGATAATATCTAATCTCAGATTTTCTCCTTTTAATACTTATCTTAATGAGGCATGGAATACCAAGCTTAATCTTAAAGGTGTAGCAGTGTTCAATTCTGAAAATATTGAATTAGAGAAGATAGGAGAATTAAACTATTATGGTAATGTAGATACGATGCTATTAGCACCAACCTATTCAGGGAAGGGTAATACTTATTTAAACTTTGGTGATGAATATAATGACTATTATCTACAAAGAAAGGAAAGAAATGTAGAAGGGTATTATCTAACATGTGGATATAGGAAGAATGAATATTTTGATATAGAAATTGCACCCGGATTAACTCAGTCAGTTCCTCAAGAAGTTACATCTGACCTTCAGAATGTAATGTGCAATGGCCCCTTAGGTATGGGATATTTCTTTCATGATAAAGTAAAGTTCACTAATTATCCAAGAATAAGTTATAAATCTACTCCACACTTTGCAATTGGATTAGGTTATGATGAGAATCAAGCTGAAATTCTTCCAAGAGTAAAGAAGGGCAATGAGGCAATAAATATGGTGAGTATTTCTCAAGGCTCATCAGGCAAAAACAGATTCTTTTCAACTCCAAAGGTACATAGTTTAAATATTAGTGTATTGGAAGGTACTAATACTGAACTCATGTTTTATATGGGAAGGTGTTCGGGATTTCTATACCTAGGTGAGTTATATCATGAGCCTGTTAATAGGTTTGGGGGGACTTCAGACTCAGCAATACAAAATAATTCATGGGTAGTTGGAGGTAATGAGGTTACTCTTAATGAGTCAGATACGAAAATAAAGCTTGTATGGAGTGAAGGTGATACTTATGTTCAAAGATATGATTGTCTAAAAACATATCCCTTTAGTGAAGAAAGTACCAACCAACTTGTAGAGGTACTCTCCTTTATGGTAGAAACTAGGATTAATCTTGATGGTATATATAGTAAGAATAGAGGCTTAAAAGATAATACCTCTATAAGGCCAACCAACTTTAATAAGAGAAACAGTGTATATGATCAGGGTAATGACTTTTTTACCTATAGGGTTTATGATGATGAACTACTTAGTAATACTTTATTTCCAAGTGAAATAGTATGGTCCTCTCCTAAAATTAATAACAGTAACATTGACCAGTGGACTAATATATTATTATCTTCTTCCTATGATATAAATAGTAGAAGTGGGTCTATTGAATCATTAAAGGTTCTAGATGATAATGTTTACTGTTTTCAAGAAAAAGCTGTAGGAGTGCTATTATATAATAATAGATCCTTACTCCCAGTCTCTGATGGAGTACCTGTTGAAATTAGTAATGGTACTCAGATGCAAGGAATAAGGTATCTAAGTCAGACTGTAGGATGTCAAAATAAATGGTCTACTGTAGTAACACCTAATGGCATATACTTTATGGATGGCAATACCCAGTCTATATACTTGATAAATCAAAATAGTGTTACCAACTTGACTGATAATCTTGGTATGGTTTCTTGGATAAATAATCAGGATATATTTACTAAATATTCTCCTAAAGATTATAAAGGATTTACTGTAATGTATGATACTGGACTAGGAGACTTATATTACTCAAATGCTAAGGAATCCCTAATGTATTCAGAGAAGTTGAAACAGTTTGTATCCTTTATGGACTATTCCAAGATTGACGGATATTTTAATATGAAGGGAGATATGTATTGTATACGTGATTCTAATATTTGGAAATTACACGCTGGGGAATACAATAGTTTCTTTGGAAGTGAGAAGGGATATAGTATGTCTTTTATATCTAACCCTAACTTTAATAATGATAAGGTATTTACTAACCTTAGTGTAAGAGGTGACTTTTTTGAAGGTGATACATTACTTACAGAATTTCCTTTTACAACCATAAAGGCAGAGAATGAATATCAAATAGCTGAATCAGGGCTTGAAAATAGAGGAATGGGTATACCTTCACCATTAAAGAGAAAGTTCAGGCTATGGGGTATTAATATTCCAAGAATAAATGGAGGTAGAGATAGAATAAGGAATATGTGGTCTAAGATAACTTTATCTAATAATAGTCCAGGAACGAAGAAAATGACTATTAACTCCTTTGATGTAATTTATTACATGTAATTATAATAGTAGGCAGATTAATCTTTATAATAGATTAACTTTGCCTACTATTATTGTTTTATATAATCTGTTGTACATATAAGTTATTTTTTGTATTTTTGCATAAGTAAATAATTATATTATGAAAAGAGACAAGTTATATACTGTAAATAAGTGGAATAGGAAATTATGGGATGGAGGAGTTATACCTATAGATAATTATATTGAAGGAGACACTCTTAATTTCCAAGCTAGAATGTCTGATACTAAAGAAATGCTAAATAATAAAACTATAGACCCTATATCCATTAAAGGTATAAATGATGCAAATGGTATAAATGATACCAGTAATATTGGAGATGTAGTAGGCATGGCTTCTACTGCCCTAGGGATTGTTGGAACAGCAAAACAGAATGCACAGATAGACAATACTGCTGTAAATAGAATTGAAGATACTATAGAAGAGAATAATAATGCAACTGCATCTGCTTCTAGTTTTGACACTCTTGAAGACCAATGGGCATTATGGACTCCTCAAGAAAGCATATCATGGAGGGATATAAGAGGAGGCAATGCAGGAAGTGCATTAAATTCTGCGTTTAGTGCAGCTTCTAGTGGCGCATCTATTGGGTCAACTCTTGGTCCTATAGGAGGAGCTATTGGTGGTATATTTGGAGGATTAGCATCAGGAATAGGCTCTCTAGTAGGTAGAAGGAGAGCTAAGAAGAAAGCAGCTGAATTAAATAGAAAAATAAAAGAGGCTAATTTCCATAGAATAAATACATTTAATCAAAATGCGGAAAACCTAGATATACAGCAAGATAAGATTGCTGCTCTGAATTTCTTCTCAGAGGGAGGAAAGATACATATTAAGCCTGAAAATAGAGGAAAATTCACGGCTTTGAAGAAAAGAACAGGTAAATCTGCTACATGGTTCAAAGAACATGGTACTCCATCACAAAAGAAAATGGCTACATTTGCACTAAATGCTAGAAAGTGGAAGCATGCTAATGGAGGATTTCTAGATAATAATACACATGGAGGAATATTTTCAAATGGGGTAATTAAGGTAGATGAAGGAGGCTCTCATGAAAGTAATCCTAATGAAGGTATACAGATGGGTATAGACTCTGAAGGTATTCCTAATCTTGTAGAGGAAGGAGAAGTAATATTTAATAATTATGTGTTTAGTAATAGATTAATAGTCCCAAAGGAGATAAGAAGGAAGCTAAAACTAGGTAATAATAAGAGTTTGACTTATGCTGAGGCTGCAAAGAGAGTGAGTAAGGAAAGTGAAGAAAGGCCTAATGACCCACTTAGTAAGAATGGACTAACTATAGGGTTAGGTAAGCTTGCCAGTGAACAGGAAAAACAGAGAAATATAAGCAATATGAAAAAGACAAAGAATAAGTATGCTGTAGGCGGTATTATGGATGGGAATTTTACATATACACCTGTTACCGGAGCTTATAAGGGGGGTAGGATGCCTGAGGTAACTGTTACTGCTAAGAGGGTTCCTAGAAAAATACCTAATATTCCATTTATAGATTATAGTATACCAAATAATGTAGATTCCAATCTTCCAATACTTTCCTTATTGAATAAGGAATCTATTGCACCAATTTCTTATATTAATACTAAAATATCTAGTAATAAAGGCTCTATGCCTATTAAGGGATTAGATGAGTTAAATGTAAGTCCTCTATACTATGATGAAGAATCATTGCCAGAGCAATATCCTGTAGATATACCTAGGAAAGATGCTCCATTAAGCAATAGTGGTAATAGCAATGTTTCCAGTTCTCCTTCTAAGAAGAGGGGAGTAACAAATATTGATAGCAGTATATTAAGATATGCCCCTGTGATAGGGTCAGGCATGCAGTTATTAGCAGGTAATTCTCCTGAATATGAAAATGCTAACATAATTAGGGATGCTGCAAATTCACTAGGAAGGGTAAAATCATCCCCTGTGGGTAACTACTTAACATACAAACCATTAGATAGGAGTTATTATCTTAATAAATTAGCTGCCCATTCAGCAGCATCTAGAAGGGCTATAAGGGATACATCAGGTGGTAATAGGGCAGTAGCTATGGCAGGCATACTTGCATCAGACTATAATACACAAAAGAATATAGGAGACTTCTATAGGCAAGCTGAAGAGTATAATGCCTCTCAAAGAGAGAAAGTTCAAGGATTTAATAGGCAGACTGACATGTTTAATAGTGAGGCTGCTTTAAAGGCTGATATGGCTAATCTAGGTCAAGATAGGGCAAGACTTGAAGCTATGATGGCCTCAGCTAAGATGAAAGAGGATATAAAGAGAGCAACAGAAGCTGCTAGGTCAGCTAATCTTACCAACTTCTTTGATAACTTAGGTAATATAGGGTGGGAGGAATATAATAGGAATATGTTAAATACTGACCCATCAAAGTATTATTCTATAGATGATAGAGGTAGAATAAATTATAAGAAAATGAAGTCCAAAGGAGGACGCTTATTAACAAGATAGAATATGGCTAATTATATAGTTTCAGGAAGTAAATTCAGGCCCTTTTCTTATGCAGAAATGTTGCAGCCTGTACAATCTGCAACTGTTGCTCATCAAGAGTTGGAGAACCAGTATGGAGAGCTTGCTACTAAGGCAAGTGTATGGGAGGAGATGGCTAATGAACAGACTGACCCTTATGCTTACAAGATGTATAAGACCTATGCAAATGACCTTGAAGAGCAAGCTAGTCAGTTAGCAAGAGAAGGACTTAATGCTGCAAGTAGAAGAGATATGCTCAACATGAGAGCAAGGTACAGTAAGGAGATAACTCCTATTGAACAAGCCTATACAGCAAGACAGAAACAAGCAGAAGAGCAACAAAAAGCACTCCTTCAAGACCCAACATTGATGTTGAGTAGAAGAGCTGCAACTACAAGTCTTGATGATTATATAAGGAATCCTCAATTAGCTTATGAAGCATATTCAGGTAAGTTAATTACTGCACAGGCTGCAAGTGCTGCATCTGCATTGGCTAAGGAAATGCAAGAGGAGCCAAGGAAGTGGAGAAGCATCTTGGGTAACTCATACTATGAGACTATGATGCAGAAAGGCTTTAGTTCTCAAGCAGTATTACAGGCTATACAGGATAATCCTAATGCTGCTCCTCAGCTTACAAGAATTGTTGAAGATGCCATTAATTCAAGTGGAGTTAGGAACTGGGGAGACCAAGTTACTATTGCAAGGGCTATTGACTATGCTAAGCAAGGTCTATGGAGTGCAGTTGGTGAGACCCAATACCAGACTCTTGATAATTGGAGAGCTAAGATGGCTGAGCAAGAAGCCATGCAGATTAGAGCAGATAAGAGAAAGGCTGAAGCTGCACAACAAGCAAGACTTAATAATTTGGCTATTAATCCTTTGAATATCTACAGTAGTAGAGAACTAAGTAAGGATGAGAAGAAGTACAATGATGATATGAAAAAGTATTCCAAGTACTTCTACAAAGAGAATGGTCAATGGAAGATGAATCAGGAAGGATGGAAGGCTTACAATAGCAAGAAATATATCACAGGGACAGTATCTCCATCAACAGGTATTCCAGTAACTCAAGGTCAATATGTTGATTCTGATTTCAAGAGGTTCATTGATGGATTAGGTGGTAAAGGTGCTATAAGTTCTGATAGCTTTGGTCCTAATCAGAGAGTAAATGTTGGAAGATTATGGGGTAGGTATGCTGATGATTCTCCAGCAGCAAGAACTGCAAGATATGATGCTACAAGAGTTACTGAGTATGACTATCCTATAGCAAGTGCCCAACAGGGTGATATGAAGGATGCTATTATGACTGCTGGCAGAGGATTAAGTCTTAAAGAGGTAGATTATGATAGCAAGTCTAAGCAATTCAAGGATACAGGTGAGGAAATCACCATGGAAGACTTGAAGAGTGATAAGTACAAAGTAACTGCTACGAGATTTAGTCCTTATGGTACTACTGTAATGATACAAGATGACAAGGGTAATGTGAGAAGATTCAGAATGCCTGTTGGTGTCAATATAACTAATGAACAGAATAGAGATAGGGCAATGGCTGCTGCAAATCAATGGCAACAAGTAGTTAATACAGGACAATATACTGATGCAAGAGGAAATGTACATCAGGCTACTCCAGATGAAATTACTTATGCACAGCAACAATATGCACAGGCTATACAGCAAGCATACTTATTCCATTCTCAATTAGGAGTACAGAATAAGACAAAAGAACAAGAGTTTAATCCTTATGGATATTAAGATATGGCAAAAGAAACTAAAGTAAAGGATATAGATATTACTAAGAGTGGTCCAATGACTTTCAGAGATTTGCAAGAAGCAAATCAAGAGCCATACACTAACCTTAGTCCTGAGTTTCAGTCATTCAGTATGAATGTAGGAGCAAATACTGCTCCTACTTCACTGTATGATGCAAGGGCACATGGTGAGCAGATGGTTGCAACTTCATTAGAAGGAACTGCTACACCTTGGGGTGAAAGCATGTTTGATGAGCCTACTGCAACTGAGGCACAGTTTCAAGAGTTAGGAGACATAAGAGCTAATAACCAACCTTGGTATGCACAGATAGGAGCAGGTCTTGCTAAGGGTGCTATACTTGCAGGTACTACTTTCCTTGATGGTACTGTAGGTTTGATATTTGGAGCTGGTACTGCAATAGGTGAAGGTAGATGGTCTGGTCTTTGGGATAATGACTTCTCTAAAGCTATGCAGTCTGTTAATGAATGGTCTGAGCAAGCATTACCTAACTACTATACAAGAGCAGAACAAGAACAACCTTGGTATGAAAATATCTTCACTGCTAACTTCTTAGGTGATAAGTTTATCAAGAACTTAGGTTTTACAGTAGGTGCTTTCTATAGTGGTGGTGTTACTGCTGCTGGGTTGAAGGTAACTAAGTTACCTCAGCTTATTGGTGCTATTGCCAAGTCTTCAAAGGCTCCAGCAATAGTTAATACTGCTGTGGGTGCTACTATTTCAGCAGTAAATGAGGGTAGAATTGAAGCACTCAATAATAGTAAGGATTGGTTTGAGCTTCATAAAGCACAGCTTGATGACAGCCTAAGAGAAAGGTTAAATGCAATACAGGCTGAATATGAAGCTAATGCAGGAAAGGAACTTGTAAGAAGTGGTGTAGAAGGCAACCAGTTTGTAGACCTAGCTTATGTAAAATATCAAGATGCTATTGCAAGAGAAAGAGAAGCTTACAATGTAGCACTTGGTAAACTAAATGAGGATAGATTGAAGATGGGTAATGCAGACTTGCTTATGAATATACCTATCCTTACTGCATCTAATATAATCCAGTTTGGCAAGTTATATGCTAATGGATTTAAGACTGCAAGAAAGGCTACTAATATAGTAGGTAAGGCAGGAGAATATGCTGCTGGCACTACAAGATTAGGTGCTGCTACTGCAATAACAAAGGGTGCATTATCTGAAGGTACTGAGGAAATGGCACAAGGTGCTGCAAGTAGGATAGCAGGTAATTATTACTCTATTGATGTAAATAACTTCTATAAATCAAAGACTGACCCAGAGGCTGCACAGGAGACTCTAAGTTGGACTAAATCATTTGCTGAGGGAATCAATGAGACAGTAAATGATGGTTCTGTATGGGAAGAGTTCTTCATTGGTTCTTTGACAGGTGCATTGGGAATGCCAAGATTCAGAAGTGTAAGAAATGCACAAGGTGGTATTCAGTCTCCAATCACTATTGAGGGTGGTGCCATAAATGAATGGAGAGACTACAATGAGAAGATAGCAAGAGAGAATGAGATTGCTAACTACATGAATAGCAGGATAAACTCTCCTGAATTTAAGAACTACTATCAAGGTCTTATCAGGCATAATAAGTATCAGAATGATATGAATAGAGCTGCTGAGGAAGGTGATGAGTTCAGCTTTAAGAATGCAGAACATGCTCAATTAGTATCTGATATTGCTATGTTTGATAATGCAGGTAGAATGGAAGACCTTACTACCTTAATTAACACAGCATTTGATACATCAGATGAGAATCTTGCCTCTATTGTGGAGAACACTACAACTACTCTTGAAGATGGCTCTAAGGTAGGTCCATTTGTTGATAAGAATGGCAATCCTATGTATGCTACTCCAGAGGGCAAGCAGGAAATGATAGAGAAGTTACAGCAGAACCATGATGAAATGACCAACACTATCAACAGTTATCTGAAGATAAAAGATGAGCTTGATATTAAGACAGGTCAGCAATTATCAGATGACCAGCTTGAAGAATTGACTTGGATGAAGTCTCAAATAGGTAACTGGTCTGAGAGAGCAACAGCCATGTCTGGAGAAGTAAAGTCTGCAATAGGCAGTGTATTAGGTAACTTAGATTCATTCCTTAGATTTAATGAGCAAGTAAGAGGGTTTGAGGGTGCCACTCATGCTGATTTAACTGATAGATATAGACAAGCAGATGAAAATGTAAGAGCTATTCAAGGTGCAATAAATACTCTTAATCTTGTAAGAAGTCAGGATGATAAGACATTGGCTCATACATTGGCAACTAATCCTAAGTTTGTAGATGGTCTTGTTAAGGAGATTAATGAGGTAGATGAGACTGTACTTAGTGCAGATGAGAAAGAAGATATTACAACTAAACTGAATGATATTGTTAAGTTAGGTAATGCTTCAAAGATATATAATGCAAAACTAAAAGAGTATCTTGAGAATCCTCAAAAGCAAGCAGAAGACCATGCAAGAGCTGATGAGCAAGCTGTACAACAAGAAGCTAAGAAGAGGTCTGATGACTTGAAAGTATCCTTGAATGCTACACAGAATTTACAGGAGTTCAGGGGTATTATAGACACCCAAGATGATATAGAGAATAGGGATAGAGTTCTAAAAGAACTTGAGGATGAAGGCAGTGAGATGGCTAAGAACTACAGAGAAACTTCACAATACAATAATGAAGTGAGAAGAGTTCTTAATGAGTCAGATGCAGAACCACAGGTTAAACAAGATGCTATGAAACTCCTTCAAGACCAATTTAGTAACTCTGAAAGCCTTGAACAGTTAGCCAATCCTAACTCAATTTATATCAATAATGAGAATGCCTTTGATGAAGATTCTGAAGGTGATGTTGAGTTGTCTGCAACAAGATTCCAGGAAGCTCAATATGCTTTGCAGAATGCAATGTCTCAGGTAAACAATGATAATAGATTCAAGGATAGATTCTCACCTGAATATAAGAAGCCTGTAGAGAAAAGAGGGGGAGCTGTAAGAGGTGATGATAGAAGAGATACTACAGGAGATAGTGGTACATCTACTACTCCTACTGTAACAAGTAGTGAGGACTTACCTACAACAGAATTACCTGTAGGTAATATAACTGCTGAGATGGTTAATGAGGAGAATAAAAAAGCCAATGAAAGGATAGAAACTCCACAGAGACCAAGTAGAGATACTCTTAATCAATTCTATAGACCTGCTATACCTGAACTGCATATAGAGGCAAGTAAGGAAGGGGACTTTAGACCATTTGATATTGTAGTAAGTGAGAGAGAAAAGAATGCAGACTTCTCTGGCATTTATGGTTATCTAAGAGACCAAGGAGCATTCAGATATGTAAATGAGGGTAACTTAAAGGCAGGTGATGAACTTGGCTTTATGATTGACCCAGACTACAATGAGAATACAATTTTCATTGTAGATAAGAGAAACAACCAAGTAGTAGGTAGTTTGGATGAGTCTGATTATAGTGTTTCAAGGTATGAGGGTCTGAAGAGTCTTGAAGAGAAAATAAGAGGTGAGTATGCTAATAGGCAGAATAAGACTGGTAAGTTCATTGCCACACCTGTTACAAAGGTATCTAAAGTAATGGTAGGTAGAGTTCCTTATGGTAATACTGAAAGGAGTTTATCTGAAATACCTAATGTAACTTCAACTGATAGAAAACCTATCTTTGGTATTATAAAGAATGGTGTTCTTACCACTAATGGTAAGATTGATGATAGTCTTATTATCAAGCCAGTGGATATGAGCCAAAAGGAAGGTAGATTATATCTGCTCATACCTAATGGAGCTGGTAAGTATTCTCCTGCTGCTGTAAGGGTTAAGCACTTCAACAATGAAGAGTTTAATCTGAATGATAGCAACATAAGTTCTACTCCTGTTGGAGAAGATATAAAGAATGCCATTACTAAGTTATCAACTGCTACATCACAGGATGATGTATCTGCTGCCATGCAAGACTTAGCACAAGACTTGTATATGCAGGATATTATGGTTACTTGGTTTAGTAGTAGGGCAGGTGATGGTATTGTTATCAGTAAGAAGGTAAGAAAACCAGATGGCACTTATGAGAAGGTAATCATTAATGGAAAGGAGCAAATCAAGGAGGATAAGTATGATGTATATTTCTCTACAAGTAGTAAGAGTGCAGAGATTGGAGGTATAAACTTTGATGTAACTGCTCTTGAGGATTTAGGAGATACAAGTGCATTAGGTACTCCTAAGAATCCTGAGGATATATACAATGAGATATTAGGACACCTTATTAAGTTTAATCTTCCTTTGCAAGTCAGTACAAGGAGAATAAATGAAGGTGCATACAACAATAGGTTGATAAACTCTAATATTCTTACTTCAAATATTACTGAGGCTTCAGTAAGAAGTAATTGGTTTACAACTGATTACTTTGATAATGAAGGTAATTTGCATCAGGCTATAAGTCCAGCTTCTGTGGCTCCTCAACCTAAGAGGAAGATAGAGTCCCCTGTAGGAGGAGCTGAAGGTGCTATTGCAGGCACAAGAATAGTATCTGCATTCTCAAATAAGCCATACTATGTAGACTTAAAGACAAATACTATCAGAGATGACCAAGGTAGGACTGTAGAAGTTACTGATAGTAATAGAATATTGTTTGACTTAGCTTGGGCACAAGATAACTTTGGAGATGCTACAACATCATCAATGATGGTGGATAACAAAGTTCTTACTCCTGATGGTAAGGTACTTGATAGAAGCAAGCAGACATATCTCAGTGGTCAAGAAGCACAAGATGTTAAGGATACTATTGCAGGTAGAAAGAAAGAAAGAGAGGATAGAGTTGCCAAATCTAAGGAGGTTATCAGTGAAATATATGAGAACCAAAAGAGAATAGACAAGACAAGAACTGATGGAGAATTTTATTATGTACTTGAAGATGATGGTGAGTACCACCAGTATAGTAGAGTGCATAGTAGATTAGGTTCTAATTGGGTAGAGTCTCCTAAGCAAACAGAGGCTTTAACACAAGTAAGGACTAAGCTGTCACAGTTGGTTGATACTCCTGCTCAATTTGATAACTACTTGAAGTTCCTTGAAAACAAGTATAAGATTAATCTTGATGGTTATCAAGGAAAGACTGATGCCAAGAGTAGAGATACTATTGTGAATATAGTAAGAGATAAGATGTCTGGTACTAACTCACAAAGAGCACTTGATGCTGGCTCAGCAGTAGATAGTATTATCAGACAGTACTTTACTGTAAGAGATGTATCTAAGATAGTAAAGCCATCCAATATGTCAGAGAGTGCTTTCATAGATTTGATTACTACTCTTAATAGGGTTAAATCAAATATGGAGCAAATGGGAGAAAGATTCCTTGCTGACAATATTGTATTATTCCAAAAATATCCTGATGGTACAAGAGTTGCAGGTGAGGTTGATATTCTCTCTGTTGATAAGGATGGTAACTTTAGAATCTATGATGTAAAGACAAGTAGATACAGCTTCTATGACTTTACAGACAGATATGGTCACAAGGTTAATTACTTCACTACTCCATCTGCTACTCAGAGAATGAGTGCAAAGGATTACTATACTTTACAACTTTCTGCTTACAAGAACTTATTTGAATCTCAGTATGGTGTACCAGTTACTAAATTGGCTGTAATGCCATTTGTATTGAGTTATGATAAGGAGAATGTATCAGCAGTACAAAGTGAAAAGGGTATTCCTATTACATATAATCCTGCTGTTAATGTGCCTTTAGCAAGTGCAGTTAAAGTAGATAAATCTACAGGAACTCCTGCTACTCCAGCACAAGCTCAGACAGTATTGCCTATCTTTGAAACTTCATTAGAGACACAGAACCCTATTGAAGATTTAACACTTGAACACAGTATGAATAATGCTGATGAGGGAGTAGGTTACTTTGAGTTGGATGGCAAATTACATAAGGGATATGTTACACCACTGACTGTAATTGATGGGGTTGAAGTTCATGTAACTAAGGTTCCTAATATTACAAAGGGATTTGGTAAGGAAGCTGCTCATGTAGCTTCAAACAGCTTCTATGCAGTATTCCCTAATGGTAAGACATTCCTATTCTTGAAGAATAATCCTGTGCAGGGGGGTATGACCCAATCACAAGTTGAGGATGCAATTAGGAAAGGACTTGAAGCTAAGCCTCAGAAAGTTAAGGAATTAGCATCAGAAAAGACTATATTGTTTGACCCTGATGCAGTACCTACTGTAAGTGCTGCTCCTATCACTACTGTGGAAACTCCTGCAACTATTAATCAAGGTAATACCCAGACAGGTGCTGCCTATACTGCTCAAAAGGAACAGGCAATAAATGACCATGATGAAGAGTTTGAGGATGAATTTACTTTAAGAAGAGTAGATGACACAGAAGCTACAGTATGGAATCAGGAAAAGGAACTTAATTGGTTGGGCAAAGTATTGCCCCAGTTAAGTGAGAATGATAAAGTACAAATAGTAAAAGGTCTTATTAAAGTAGGTAGACAAGGTGCTTTAGCTTGGGGTCAGTTTGACAAAGGTGTAATCACATTATCTGACATAGCTGCTGAGGGTACTACATATCATGAAGCATTCCATGCTGTATTTAATCTCCTTCTTGACAATAATGAGAGGCAGGCATTATATAATGAAGCAAAGAAGTTATATGGTGAGAAAGATGACCTTTCATTAGAAGAAGATATGGCAGAAGGCTTCAGGGAGTATGTAATGACAAGACAAAGCAGAGGCTTAGGTAAGAGAATACTTGATTTCTTCAAGGAACTCTTTGCTAAGGTTACTAACTGGAATAACTTTAGACCTTCCCTGATAGATTACTATAGAAGAATTAATGAAGGTAAGTATGCAGATAGTACATTCAAAGTTCCTACTATCAGTGAATTGAGAGGTGCTACTTCAACTACTACATCATTCAATACTTTAAGTAATTCTATGCAAGAGAATTTATTGAAGAAAGGTTGGACAGCAGAGAAGTTTGATTCAATTTCTCAAGAGGAGAGAGACCAAGCCATCAAGTGCAGACATGGAAACTGCTTCCAAGATTCTGCAGGAAAATAAAATTGAAAAACTTCC